CCTTTATCGCCTTGTGAGCCTGTTGCACCTTTGTCGCCCTGTGCACCAGTTGCACCCTTTGCACCTTGTGAACCCACTGCACCTTGTGAACCCACTGCACCTTGTGAACCCACTGCACCTTGTGCGCCTGTATTTGCAGCGCCCTGTGAACCTACAGCACCTTGAGCACCCGTTGCACCTTGTGCGCCTTGAGGTCCGGTGGCGGTTTTATAAACAACTCCAGTAGTATTATCTACTGTGAGATAATAACCAGTGGAATTACTTGTTAAACTTTCAACACGTAGTGGTAATAGACCTGCTGTGCTACTTGAAATATGTAATTCGGTGGTAGGAGATGCAACTCCGATACCCACACGACTACTACTTACAACCAAGTCATTTCGGTTGTATTGTCCCATTATGATTCTATTATCTGCAAATACCTCCAATACGGGAAATCCAGCAATAGTATTAACCGACATCAAACTATCGCTCAAATCATCGGTAATGTTGAACAAAATACCATTAACACCGGTGGCATTAAAAACAGAACTGCCAGATACAGTAGATTTGACTTCCAATTCTGCAGTTGGTGTAGTTGTATTAATACCAATCGCTGTTGACGCACTTTCAAATACTATTGAGTTTGCAATGGTATTTGTACTTGTAAACTTAGATAAATATCCTGTAGTACCCCCCGGACTTACACCAGTTGCGCCTTGTGCACCAGTTGCACCCACCGCACCTTGTGCACCAGTTGCACCCACCGCACCTTGTGCGCCTGTTGCACCTTTGTCACCTTGTGCGCCTGTTGCACCTTTGTCGCCCTGTGCACCAGTTGCACCTTTTGCACCTTGTGAACCTACCGCACCTTGCGAACCTACCGCACCTTGCGAACCTACCGCACCTTGCGAACCTACCGCACCTTGCGAACCTACCGCACCTTGTGATCCTGTTGCACCTTTGTCGCCCTGTGCACCAGTTGCGCCTTTGTCGCCTTGTGCGCCTGTTGCACCTTTGTCGCCTTGTGATCCTGTTGCACCTTTATCGCCTTGTGAGCCTGTCGCACCTTTATCGCCTTGTGAGCCTGTTGCACCTTTGTCGCCCTGTGCACCAGTTGCACCTTTTGCACCTTGTGAACCCACGGCACCTTGTGCGCCCGTATTTGCAGCGCCCTGTGAACCTACAGCACCTTGTGCACCGGTTGCGCCTACAGCGCCTTGTGCGCCTTGAGGACCAGTTGAAGTTTTGTATACAACACCTGTAGTATTATCAACTGTGAGATAATAACCGGTTGAATTAGAAGTTAATCCATCCAATCTAACAGGATTGCTACTGCTACTAACGTGTAATTTATTAGAAGGAGCGGCGGTACCAACACCCACACGATTGCTAGTAACAACAAAATCATTTTGACCATATTGACCAGCAACCACACGATCATCGGCAAATACTTCAAATACAGGTAACCCGGCACTATTGTTAACCGACATCAACGAATCTGACAAATCATCAACTATAGTGAACAATGTACCGTTTGTACCATCGGTACGAAATAGTGTATCTCCAGCAACAGACGAACTTACGTGCAATTCTGCCTGTGGATTTGTTGTACCAATACCAATTGCTGTTGATGCACTTTCAAATATAATTGAGTTTGCAATGGTAGTAGTACCGGTGAATTTTGCCAAATATCCGGTTGTACCGCCTGGACTTACGCCGGTTGCACCTTGTGCACCAGTTGCGCCTACTGCGCCTTGAGCACCAGTTGCACCCACCGCACCTTGTGAACCAGTCGAACCTACAGCACCTTGAGCACCAGTTGAACCTTTTGCGCCCTGTGAACCTACTGCGCCTTGAGCACCAGTTGCGCCTTGTGACCCCACCGCACCTTGTGAGCCTGTTGCACCTTTATCGCCTTGTGCGCCTGTAATTGAAACACCACTGGTTCCAGCCGCACCTTGAGCACCAGTTGAACCTTTTGCACCTTGTGCACCGGTATTTGCAGCACCCTGTGAACCTACCGCGCCTTGAGCACCAGTTGCGCCTTGTGACCCCACCGCACCTTGTGCACCAGTTGCACCAACCGCACCTTGTGCACCAGTTGCACCAACCGCACCTTGTGAACCAACAGCACCTACTGCGCCTTGTGCGCCTGTAACTGAAACACCACTAGTTCCACTAGCGCCCTGTGAACCTACCGCGCCCTGTGCACCAGTTGAACCTTTTGCACCTTGTGCGCCTTGAGGTCCGGTGGCGGTTTTATAAACAACGCCGGTGGTGTTATCTACAGTCAAGTAGTAACCGGTTGAATTACTTGCTAAACTTTCAATTCTAATCGGTTGAATTGAAGCATCACTGCTTGATATATGAAGTTCTGCTGTAGGTGATGCTACATTGATACCAACTCGACTACTGCTAATAACAAGATCATTTTTATTAAAAGCACCAGCGACAATTCGATTATCACTAAATACTTCAAAAATTGGCAATCCGGAAATTGTGTTAACTGACATTAAACTTCCACTCAATTCGTCTGTAACACTAAACAAGTTACCCGATCCACCGGCAACATTAAATACGTTTGACCCCGTTGCAGAACTAGATACATCCAATCTGGCAATTGGAGTAGTAGTTCCAATACCAATTCTACTACCACTTTCAAATACCGGAGTAGTTGTATCACCAATTGTGGTAGCACTAGTAAATTTAACCAATCTGTTTTGTGTACCTCCTACTGCAACACTTGTGCCTGATGTACCAGCCGTTCCACTGGTTCCCGTAGTGCCTGAAGTTCCGGATGTTCCACTGGTTCCTGTAGTGCCTGAAGTTCCGGATGTTCCCGATGTACCCGCAGTTCCACTTGTTCCAGAACTACCGGATGATCCAGATGTACCAGCCGTTCCACTGGTTCCCGTAGTGCCTGACGTACCTGTGGTTCCAGCTGTACCACTGATTCCTGAAGTTCCAGCCGTACCACTTGTGCCAGCGGTTCCACTGGTTCCACTGGTTCCTGCGCTACCAGATGTTCCAGTTGTACCACTGGTTCCTGTAGTGCCTGACGTACCTGTTGTTCCACTTGTACCGGCAGTTCCACTTGTACCTGTTGTGCCTGAAGTTCCTGCTGTCCCGCTCGTTCCCGTTGTGCCTGAAGTTCCTGTTGTTCCACTTGTACCCGCAGTTCCACTTGTGCCTGTTGTTCCGCTTGTACCTGCGGTTCCACTCGTTCCGGCGGTTCCTGAAGTGCCTGACGAACCTGCGGTGCCGGATGTTCCCGCAGTTCCACTGGTACCTGCTGTTCCTGAAGTACCTGATGTTCCTGCGGTTCCACTAGTACCAGAAGTACCACCCAAAGCGATAGTTGTACGTGATTTAACGGTACCATCAGATGATACAACCAAAATATCGTTCTCGGTCGTACCGGATGGTACTGTTAACTTGAGTGGTTTTAAAATGTCTATGCTACCAGTTGATTCGCCATGAAGAACCATGATTGGCCCGTCAACGACAGAATCAAAACGGACAGCACCACTGGAAGATACCGCTAATGTGACATTTGCGTCAACAGAACCACTAAATTGAATAGTTGGTTCATTTGACGTACCTCTTTGCGGTATAATAATGATATCGGGCATAAATTATACAGATAATCTCTTAGATTATAAATATAAAACTTATCCCAAACTATTCATATTATGTGTTTTTATAAACCAAATCGTGATTTAGTAGCGTTATAGTTCTGTAGTATCTCGGTTGGTGATAAAACTCTATTATATACAGATGCGTGAGCAATATGACCAATCCATGTGCGTCCAGAATCAGATCGTCCAACCATATGAACCGTTCCACCCGGATTTCCTAAAATTGCACCTGTACTACCAGACCAAGTGGCTTGTGACTGTGCGTTGACGTAATAAATATGATCTGTTCCTGTAGATGTAAACCCTGTATATGTCCATATACCCACAGGAAATACGGGCAAAGTACTGTTGTTAATATTTCCCAGTCTCAATCGAGAATTTGAAGTATACATTTCAAAATGACTATTAACTCCACTAACTCCATAATGTCCCCATATACCAGATGCAATTCCAGCGCCTGGTGATGACGTAAGATATACCCACGCAAAAACCGACAGTGGGGAATCTGTCTGTTGTGGCAAAAATGTTATATCAGTAAAATCATCTGTACCATCAAATGTTATATATCCGCCATTTGATGTATTAAACGTTGGTCCGTTAGTTAACACACCCACTCGATCATTACCACTCACATCATTCCATGTAGTACCGCTGCCGATATAACTGTTTTTATCAGCAGCATCTAAACACAATACCAATCCCGATTCGGATGTATTTGGACCCAATGAACTTGCCATATTACATCATTGGATCTGGATTGGTCCATTCTGGTGTAGCTAGTATGACTAAAATCTCATCGTAGGTGTATGGACCTTCTTTGGTAGTCATGTTAGCAACAAACTCTGGTGTATTTGGTGATTCCCACTTAACAAAGGTTTTTGTTTTATCTACACTCTTTCTTAGAGTTTCCGCAGATGTTTCCATAACATAATTGAAATCCACCAACGGTATTTCACTTACATTGAAAATAAGAAACTGTCTACTAGAATATAAACTGCCAGAATCTTCAGTAATAATAGGTATTTGTTCGTTTGTCATACGTTAATAATTATAAATCAAATCGGGATTTAGTAGCGTTATAGTTCTGCAATACTTCTGTATAAGTTAATAATCTGTTATATACCAAACATGTTGCAATACTTCCTGCAAAGTACGCAGGAGATGCATATGATCCACCACAACTAAAAGCATCTCCTTGATATATATTTCTTGTTCCGGTATATCCAATCTTTAGTGTTGCCGTATTATTAAAAATAGCTTGATAATTTGCATTATTGTTTATATATACACCACTCGTAAGATTTTTGTATCCAATTAAATATGCACCATTACTCGGGCCGAATCTTGTATACACCAACGTAATTAAATTCCAAGAATTTAGTGTCAATAATGGACCGGATGGATAAGATTCAACGCCGCCGCCAGGACAATTACTCTGAAATGTACTAAATATTACTCCACCATTACATCTTATAAATACATTCACTCCACCGCCCCCACAACTAGAATCATTTTTACCAAATATAGAAATAGGAGAAGCGCCACTTGATGGAAATGATGTTGGTTTAATCCAAAAACATATAGAACAATTATCAAAATTTTGATTTATAGCGTTACTTCCAAAATCCACATAATCATTTGTACCATCAAATACTATACTTCCATTATTTGAACTGTTAAATGTCGGACTGTTTGTTAATGTACCCACATTACCGTTTCCACTTACATCGGTCCACGTTGTGCCACTGCCGATATAACTGTTTTTATCAGCGGCATCTACACAAAATACCAATCCGTTTGTTGTTGTTTTTGGTCCACGTGAAATTGCCATAGGTATAATTATAAACCAAACCGTGATTTGGTAGCGTTATAGTTCTGATATATCTCGGTTGCGGTTAATCCACGATTATAAATTTTAACATTTGAAATTCTACCATTGTGATATGCATGAAACCCAGCGTACCCTATTGTAACATTATCGACTGTGTTTGTAGTCCATGGGCCAGATTGAGTCGTTGTTCCAATTGAAACGGAATTTAAATACAATACATGTGAAGATCCTGTCGTAGTTGCAACAACATGGTACCAATTATTCAATGCTAAAATTGTACTTGTTGCATAAACTTGCGCAAGCGGAGTGTATCTTTGCCACAACAAATTTCTAGTAACAGAAGCGTTTGTACCATTGTACCACAAAGAATATACTCGATTACTTGTTCCACCATCTGAACTGCCTATTCCACATATTCTTACCCAATCACCGGGATCTGACGCAATATTAATCCAACATTCAATAGTGATATCACCTGTTAATTTTAATATGGAATTACTACCACAATCAATATAATCATTGGTACCGTCAAACGATATACTACCACCGTTTGCACTGTTAAACGTAGGTCCATTGGTTAAAGTGCCGTTATTACCGTTTCCACTTACGTCATTCCACGTAGTTCCACTACCAATATAACTGTTTTTATCAGCTGCATCTACGCAAAGTACCAATCCATTTGTTACTGTTTTGGGTCCGTAATTCATATTATTGTGATATTGGTCTATACCAATCAGGAGTTGTCATGAGTGGCAAAAACTCTATATGAGATAAATATGGACCTTTTGTAGTAAGTGCAGCAACACTTGAAGGAACTTCATCGGTTTCCCACTTGGCAAAAAATTGTGTACCATCCACAGAACAATCCCACGGCCATTCTGGAGCATCAACAATTTGAGACGAATCAATCGATCCAGATTCGCTTGATGAAAATATGACGTATTGTTTTTTAGTATAGTCTGGCATAACTTATATTACCTCTATTGTTATTGGTTCGATAAAATTAAAACAACAAATTTTACGTTGTGCAATCATATCGTCGATGTTGTATTCTTCTTGAAGATTTCCATTTGAGTCGAAGAAAATCCACATCTTTTCAGTTAATACTAATGTTGTATCATTATACCAATTAAAATAATAAGTGATATGATCCACTTCACGTGGACCTGTTGTTTTATCTAAAATTAGTTTGTTTATAGTCTGTTTCATTTTACGTATGCTGCTCCATAACTATAGAAATCAGTAGTTGAACTTGTCCAAAATGGAGAGTCCGAATGTCCTCCACTACCCCCGCCTCCCCAAAAGTTTCCATCCCAACAACTTCCATACCAAAATGGACAGTTATTGTAATATGTTGCACAATTGCCACCGTTAGTGTCTTGATCCAGATCGTATGTTGTAAGTGAAAATCCGTTAGCTATATGATATCCATACCATCCCGGTGTAACACCACCAACTTCATTGGATAAACTAGAAACACCTTGCATTGCATATGTAGATGACCAACCAGTCCAACTCCATGAAGAACGTCTACTATGATTTCCAGTATCGCCGAGTGTTCTATATTGCGATGCTGTGAAATATACAACTTTCTTAAAACTTGAATTTGCATTAATAATATTAGCCCACGCATCTAATCCTACCCAAAGATTAAAGTTATTTGGGGTGTAATGGTTACCATAATTTACACCGGGAGAAGTCGAAGATGTGGATCTAAAATTAATAACTTTCTTTGTGGCATCAGCATATGTCAGATTATTCAATCCGGAATTGCCTGCTCTATTATTCAAAACAAGAACCCATCCTCCACCACTATAACTCATATCAACCCAGAATCTACCTACGTCATTTCCAGCAGCAATCCAATACCAACCAGTTGCAGCACTTGGATTTGCAGCAAGAATATCAGTTGATCTTGCAGCCGGATTGTCAGGAGTTGTTCCTATCAATCTTGGAGTTCTTCCAAATCGTGGCGCGTAAATGTTGAATAGTTGAGTAACTTCATAGTCTTGTAAAATACGATTGTATTGTCTAAAAATTCCGATACTTCCATTAAACTTGTTACTTGCATCAGTCGTCCAAGTTGTTCCTAACGGATCACCACCGATATACCATTTTTGATTTGCAGAAGCTGCAATATTTGCACCTTCATTGACATTTGTCGTGGTGTTTTCAAGAACTCCATCCGTATAAACCTTCATCAATTTGGAAGTATTGTCATAACTGTATACCACTTGATGCCAGATGTTATCAGTGATTACCGTAGATCCCTGTGGATCATCAGATCCCCAACCATGCCATTGTGCTCTACTATTTTGTACTCCTAACCAAAAACGTTCATAGTACGTAATACTAGAAGCGTTTGTCATTACTGCCATCGGCATGTAAACGGCATTTGATCCATTCATTTTGACCCACATTTCAAATGTACGTGCATTTGATCCCCATTGACCATTACCATCTACGGTTATACTAGAATTGGTGTTGGGAAATTGAAGAGTAGTTGCTGCAGTAAACGGATTGGCTTGTACGTTTGATTGAATGAATGGGGTGTTATTTGCGGTTAATGTATGTTTACCATATCCCATATCAAATATGGCAGTGGTCGTTGAACGAGTTGTCGTTGATAGTGAACCAGAATCATTTGACACGAATGGAGTAGCATACGATTTTAATTCTGCCTGAGGCATGGTAACGTCCCACGTTCCTCTGTATGCACCGGTTTGATCGCCTCCCCAATTAATCAAATAAAAAGTTATGTTTGTGTTAGTGCAGTTAATTGTGTATGTAACTCTTTGCCAAACCCCAACAATACTTTGATTAACATAACTAGCAACGTCATATCCTATACCGGTATTTGAAAGATATACAGCACCGCCTGTCATACCAGATGTACATGACCAAAAACGTATCCATGCTGAAAATGTATATGTTCCCGTGGATGGTAGTGTGATGCTTCTAACCACACCATTCCAAGAAATCAAATTGTGCATTCGATATCCAATAGTACCGAACTCCGTCAGAAATGGCGTTGGAGTGCCGTTACTATAATTGGCCCAACCATCCATCACATATGCACCCGGAACTACATTAGTAGTTGGTTCTCCCTTGACGCTGTTGATATCATCAGCGTCAATTGAAATTACAGCGTCCTGTATGATAGGTGATGCTATTGGTCCAGTACTTACACCCATATTATCCTCCAAATCTTCCTCTTATTGCGTTATAATTGTTTGCAACTTCAGCTGCACTCAACACTCTATTATAAATATGACAACAGTTCACATTAGTGATATCAGCAGCAGTGTGTCCTTCAAAAAACCACATGTTTGCATTTCCACTTGTTTTTGGATTACTCACCGTACTAGATCCTACCTGTACTCCGTTAACGTACATAATTGCACTTGCTCCATTTTTTGTAACGCCTACATAATACCACGTATTTGTTGCAAAATCTCCACCACCAATATTTCCAAAATCACAACCACTGTTGCCAGGATCATATCTCCAGTGAATATATCTTTGACTTGGATATCTCCATACACCGGGACTTCTATCTGTTCCCGATGGATTAAATGTAAAAATTTTATCCCAAGCTCCAGTAAAACTATTTGGATAAGTACCTGTACTATTAAATCTTACCGAAAAGAAAATTGAATGTACATCATTATTCAATATACTAGAACTATCTGTTATCAAATAAGATGTTGCATCAAAATGTGGATTTACAGCACTCATTGCTAAAGCGTTATTAATCGTAATAGTTCGATTACCTGTTACATCTATCAATCCAGCCGTTGACGATCTTACACCGCTGTTATCATAAACATACGGTGACATGTTAGTATAATCTGATATATTTAAATCCTCCTTGAACGGTCCTGCCCAATAAAATGTTATGGGAGAATTAAGAACCGCATCAGCCGGATTTATTGCCCAATATTTACCATCACTTGCAGTTGATGTACTATACCATACCACTTTTGCACGAAACCAACCATCTCCCATATTTTCTGGTGGACATCCGCTACATTGCCACCCACCAATGTTTGAATAATGTAAGTAAATCGGAGTACTAAACATCGGCGAAGTGGGTTTATAAAAGATAGAATGGCCAGTATATCTATTAGCAAGACCGCCACCACCACCGGTAACAACACCAATGCCTGGATTGTTTCCATTTTTTAAATAAGTGACTCCTGTTGCAGTAACGGGAGTAATTACTTGTTTATAAACCTGATATCCTTTGTAATATTCATTAGTTAGACTAAGATTCGTAGTTACATCTCCACCAACGTTGTTATAATTACTCATTCCACTATTCCATAAGGAATTTGTAGTGGGTCTTCCTTTGTAACACGTATCCTTGTCCCACAAATCAAATGCAAAAACAAGTCCATCACGAATTATTGTTGGATTTCTAATAAACGCCATATACAAATAAGTATTACAAAACACCCCACTCAGGTGATTTTAACATTTCATCAAATTCTGATTGAATATACTCTGGATACTGAACATCATAAATATCTGGCCTTCCGTATATACCGGCTGGAACAATTTGTACTATTGGGTCCAATGTTTTTGCATCAACGTTTGTAGTTTCTTGATCGGTATCAAATATATTGATATCGTAACTTACGTAAGTTTTTGTATGATCTTGATTATATCTCAACTTATTTGGCTTTTCAAGTACCTGAGAAAAGTTGATATTTGGAACAACTGACTCAGGAATGATTAACCAACGTCTATTTGGATACAACGACTTTGGTTTATCAAAAGACGGAGGAGGAGATGGAGGTGTCTCAGTATTATCCATATTATACATTAAATCGTCTTCTAGTGTTATTGAAAATGTTTTGAACGTCAGCAGTACTCAATGCTGTTTCATATACACGAGCACATGCTAATCTTCCGGGCCAATTTGAAGATCCCAATGACCACGGCGGTCCGCCAATACTTAAAACGGTTCCTAATGGACTGACCATAGAAAGTGTTGATGAATACAATGTTCCGTTGAAATAAAAATTAACAGTGGTTCCATTCCATACAAACGCAACGTGTTGCCATGTGTTTGCGGATGCACCAACAATTCCGTTATAGTCAATGTTATAAGTAACACATGACCACGTGTTTGAATTTATACGAATTGCTCTAGTTGCACCATTTGTTGCAGTTCCACCAACACCCATAACATAATAATCGCCTGACGTTACAGTGGGATATGCCCATGCCATGATTGTACCGGTACTTTGTTGATGTCTTGTAAATACAGAATTGACAAGATAATCACCGGACCCATCCAATACAAACACACCACCATTACCACCATCAGTTGTAAAATATGCGTTTCCGTTGAAAGTACAGTGATACAAATTTGGTGAACTATCTGATGCGTATGTTGTGAATGTACTGTTTCCAGTGGATGTAAATTTGTGAAGAGTAAATCCGGGTCTTGATGTGGTATCAACTGTACCACCAGTAGCACGTTGTGGTCCTTTGTATGCTACAACCACAATTCCAGATCCACCTTCACCGCCTTTGTTCGTAGCATTGTAGTGAGATCCACCACCACCTCCGCCGCCTGTATTCGTTCCACCATTTCCACCAGCAGTTTGTGCCCATGAACAACAACTTCCACCACCTCCTGCAGCACCGTTATTTAATCCTACACCACCTGAAGTTGTTCCAATTGCTCCACCACCACCACCTCCGATACCACCGTTTCCACCGGGATTCGTTGAATATGCAGCACCTCCCCCGCCGCCTCCCCAAAAATAACTGGTTCCTAGAATTGAACACTCTACACCATTGCCACCAGCAGGAGCACCTCCAGCCGTTCCTTCTCCACCACGACCACCAGCTCCTCCTCCACCGCCAGAATAATACTGACCAGTTCCACCACCGCCTCTATTTCCGTAACCACCATATGTGGATGCAGGTTGAGTTGCAGCAGCACCACGTCCGCCTGCACCAGCAGCACCACCGTTACCGGTACCATCGCTGTATCCAGATGCTCCTCCTCCACTACCACCAGATCCGCCATATCCATAGTCTGGTGTATAGCCCCAATAAGAACTTGCTCCATATCCCCCACCGAGTGCGGTTCTTCCCGCAAATGATGAATCTCCACCATTGGTTCCACGAATTGTAAATTGATGACCACCCGGCTGTGGTCCAGCGCCATCTGTTCTATAACCACCACTTCCTGCGGGAGCACCATATCCACCGATACCCACAGTTACGGTATAAGACGTGCCTGGGTTGAGTTGCATGGCCGGGAAGTACAATACACCACCACCACCTCCACCACCTCCCATATCCATGCCTCCGCCGCCTCCACCACCAACAATCAAAACTTCAAACGAACCATTGTCTGATCCGTCAATTGAAGCAACACATCCATCTGTAGCTATTCTTGGTCCGAAATGCATATTAAACTTGGTCTGGTAGAATTATTCTCCATTCATCTGTATCCAATACATTTAGAATTTCTTCATGAGTATACTCTGGATATTCTGGTTTATAAATATCCGGACGACCATAAGTACCTGCATATATTGTTGTGGTTTGAACTTCATGCGTTTCTGGATTTGTATACGTAAAAGTTTCGTCGTGTTCAATGATGTTCACTTCATACTTAACAAACGTTTTGGTTTTATCGATGCTATATCGTAATGAATTTGCATCATAATCTAAAACCTGTGAAAAATTAACATCAGGCACCACACTTGCTGGTATGATTAACCATCTTCTATTTGGAAACGGTGTTACAAATGACATAGTATAAATAAATAGTTGTTATAGTCCGAATCTGTCCTTTAACGCTAGATAGTTATTGTATACTTCGGCTTCGGTTAAAACTCTACTGTATAATCTTACAATAGGTATGTCCCCCGCATATGAACGTGTTAAAGTATCAGGATTGCCACCATCGAAATCTGCACCTATAGTAACCGCCGTAGAAACTGATCTGAGTGTGGTATTAGCACTATTTTCTGTTAACTGAATTTGACCATTACGATACATTTTCACGGTTCCATTATTATAAGTTATCGTATAATTGATGTAAGATGATGTAGATAAATTATGAGCAATAGTATGTGTACTATAGTTAGTTCCCGCAGAGTTTCCCACCAAAAAATACAAATTGCCTTGTGCAAACCAGTTCAAAAATAATAGAAAACAAAAGTTACTTTGTGAACTTGATCCCCATTTTGACACTAATGTTTTTGTTTGGGAAGTGCTAGTTGGTTTAGTCCACACATCAATTGTTAACAAAGAACTACTTGGTAATGCTGTAATCCCTGTACTTAAATAATCATTGGTTCCGTCAAAAAACGTTCTAGCTGACGAATCAAATGACAGATTAGTAACGTCTGGAGTATACCTATTTGTTAAATCTTTAACGGAGTTAGTATTACTTCGTGATGTCAAAACGAATTGTGTTGCGTGATCTTTTTGTTCACATTGCAGTTCTGCAATTTCAATATCACACGGACCACCACTGTCTAACCAAAAATAAAAATATATTACGCCGCCGGTAGCTGTTGATGTAAATGTTTTTGTCCATTTTTGCCATTCGTTTGTTAAAGATGGACTTTGATACGGACCTTGACTTGATGCGGTACCTGAAAAATACAAATCAAAGTGAATTAAAGCCCCTGGCTTCTTTGATCTTACATAACAACTAAAAGTGTATTGAGTATTTGCTGTATATGATGGAAATACACCATATGCCATTCCATCAATAACACCATCGGGTCTATGATAGTGTAACACCATACAGTCATGAACCACACCTTTATAATTAAAACCATTAGGAACAATTTCTTTAACTAGTCCAGAATTTGGAAGATGTGCCGAACCCCACCACATTGTCGGAAAACTTGTACTATTTACAGAAATTCTTGTGTCAGATGCAATACTATCATGTACTTTATAATAGCCAGTTGACGTATTCCAATATCCCTGTGATCCATCCTGACTTGAATTGTATGCGTGTAAAGTAAACGTGGTGTTGGACAATTTTTTTATAAAGTAGAACGTTCCTGCAGTAACACCGCCACCTGTTGTTTGTGGTGTCACAACATCATATGTACGCAAAGGATGATTTCCAGATGTAGTAACAATATTACTTGCAACACTACTGATAGTGCCTATTGAAAAATATGTATTGTTGTTATATTGATTGGTATTATAAGTTCCCCAATCATTTCCATACGATGGGTATGAATTTGCAACGTTTGAATTGTACGTCCCAATCAAATTTGTTGTCGGTTCTCCCAAAAACGAATTCTTTGTATCTGCAACATCATATGCAAAAAACAAACCAGTCGTATTAATTCTTGGATTTTGATTAAATGCCATATAATTTAAATACTAAAACGTCCACGTAATGCGTTGAAATTCGTTATCACTTCACTGTAATTCAATTCTCGATTATACACTCTAACAATAGGAACTTCACCATTCATCCAATATACATTACCACCGCTGTGACTACTTGAACCAACAGTAGCACTAACATATGGATAATTTCCCATGTTTAAACCAGTCGCAGAATTACTCAAACTTCCATTTGCATAAACCAATATTTGTCCAGCGTTAGATGCAGTTTTTTTATAAACCATTACTACGTGATTGTATAAACCTTTGGTGTTCAATGTTCCACTGGATGTACTAGTAGCAAATGCATATGAAGGATAATCCGGTGGACCAGTACGTACATAACAATCCACCGCATTATTTGTATAATTATACCACAAGTTAAACCGATAATTTTCAAACAATGGACCGCCACTTCCCGTAGATCCGGTTGTTGCTTTAAACACAACTTCCACGGTTACCTCAGTAACACTTGGATAAAAATACGGTTCTAATGCGGTTGGAAGAGATAGAGTATCATTTGTTCCATCAAAACTAAATGTACCATTTGATGAAAATGATACACCAGAAACATTCATTGTTTGTGTAGCATCTCTTATGTTAATCAGAGAATTTGTATTACTACGTGTTCCTAGAACTAAAGGTGTAACATATCCTTTCTGTTCAAGTTGATATCCAAAATATGCTAACTTTTCACCAACATTATCTCCGGTGTAACTACTCATGTACACACCGTTTTCGTTTGATTGTGTAGTGAAAGTTACAGTCAATCTAATCCATGTACTTCGTGGCCAATTCAAATAATTTGTATCACCATTATATGCAAAATTTCCAAGTGAATTATTATTTACATTGGTTCTCAGATATGGAGCTGCTTGCATAGATGTACCACTGAACCAATAATAAATGGACATCGAATATTGTGTACTTGGCGAAATTCCGATAATAGATGATCCCAAATGTTGATTACCAACAGTAGTTACCACCGAACTAAAAATTCTTAAATTGCTGGTATCAACATTTGGTATAATTGGCTTTGCGATTGATGTGTCGTTATCATTAAAGACATTTGCACCCGAATTTACCCACCAATTACCGTTCGAATTCAAAAAATTATTGGTAGCATATGCTATATTGGTGGTTGGTTCGCCACGATATGAATTTTTAAGATCATACATGTCGTAAGCAAACACCAATCCAGACACACTTGTTTTTAGACCATGATTTGTAGCCATACTTTATAAATAGAATCTAATTAAATTCCGTATCTGGTTCTATATTGAAGATAATGATCATATACTTCATTTGGAGACAATCTACGAAGATAAATAAACGCTTGATCAATTGATCCATCAAAATAATAACCCCCGCCTTCTGCCTCGCCGCCGATAATCATTTCTTCCGCATCGTTACATTTAGTGAATGCGCCACTTGCACGTTGAGTTCCATCTAGATAAATAATTCCAGTACCAAAATGGTACGTGTAAACTAGTTGATGCCAATTTCCATCAAATGCATTACTTCCTACCACAAATGCACCATTATAATTGCCATCTTGAACTCCTATATTTGTATCACCAGAATTTTTTCCAATGAAAAACTCAGTTGCAGCTTCTTTTCCACCAAATATAGCAGAATATGTACGACCAGCTGTTCCCGTGTATTTGTAATAAGCAATCAATGTAAATGAATTTCCGTATGTAGCACGTGTATATCCAGCAGTCAAATAGTTACTACTACCATTAAATGTCAAATTTCCAGTTGCGTTAAATCCTGCATTTCCAAGTGTTATTGTAGACGATGGGTTGGCTAAGTTGACCAATCCACCTGTAGATGAACGTGTTAATGTTGTAAATGCGGTTGGAAAACTCTTTTGTTCTAACTGAAACGAACTAACATAAATAAAACTGGACCCGTTTGTTCCAACCAAATTTGGTCTAAACTGAACAGTTAAATATTTACAATTATCCGCCCCACCATATGCACGTATAGTTGAGGAAGTAGTAAATCTTATAAAAATTCTTTGCCATTTATCACGGATATTAAGATTTGCTTCTGAGCTTACACTGTTAATATCACCACTATAATATCCATACGTTGGATGTGCAGTGGAATAATTGCCTGTGTGCCAATCTACACCTGTACTATTTTGAGTTGCCCAACCAGCGGTTGCTCCACTTAAAACCACACCAGATGGTATATATACATAGATACTAGCAACATATGTGGTATCATATGTTCCAAAACTAGCTATAGTGACACTTCCATTTTGTCCAATTCCAAATCTACTATATCCATCTGGATTTGAATCATAAATCTTCCACACTGTCATACCCGGCACGGGAGGTTGTACTACATCGGTTGATACTTGTACAATACCACTATGAGCGCAAGTATTAATTGGAATATAATTGTTGGCCGGACCCATACTTGTCAAATTATTAGCAAGATTGGTAGTGGGTTCTCCTAAAAACGAATTCTTAACATCTTGTGCATCATATGCCAAGATTAGAGAATCAGTATTAACTCTTGGTCCCATTCTGTTCATCGTCCGTATCTCCCTTTTGTTGCGTTATAGTTTTGCAATACTTCAGCACCACTTAATGCTCTGTTATAAAACTGAACTAATCCCATATTCCCATTGAAGTAATTTTCATTACCTGTATGATTTGATTTTCCAATAAAGTTATTTTGTCCGGTGGTAGAATAAGTTATTGCACCGCTTGTATTATCAAGAACACCATCTGCATATGTTCTCAAGTTTGTACCATCAAAAGTTGCACCAATATAATGCCAGTTACCATCATTTAATGTTACACCAGCTGCACCTGCACCGGGATAAAAATCGTTGTTATATCCCATCACACCAACACCACTTGAATACTTCACCAAGTTAAACGCTTGTGAATTTGCAGGAGTACCAGTTCCAACAAAACCAATAAGACCACCGGCTGTTGTTCTCATCCAAACAAATATTGATCGTGCACCATTGCCTGATACAGCAACATTTGTGGTGGTTAAATCAATAAAATCATTGGTTCCATCAAATAATATTGTTTGATTACTATAGGTTGGTCCATTGGTTAATGAACCAGTATAATTGTTTCCACTAACATCATACCATACTGTTCCTGCGCCTGCATAACTATAAGGATTTCCGGCATCAAAATTACCAGTCAATCCACCTTGAACAATCGTTTGAAAAAAACGAGTGTTCAACATGTCATAATTCTGTTTTATTTCTTTTGCGGTAAGAATTCTGTTATATAAATGAATGGGACCAATACTTCCACTCCAATTTGTTCCGGCTACACATGGATCTTTTCCAATGGTTAACGGTGTATCATTCAAACCATTGCCAGTACTGGTACTTGCGGTACCAACCAAACTTCCGTTCAAATAAAATGTAACAGTTGTAGTTGTAGCAGAACTAGGTGCGCCAGCATTTGATGTCCAACATGCGTTATACCATGTATTTGCTTGTATTGTTGCAGCAACGCCGGTATATGAATATGCATAAACAGTACTATCAACTTGATGTAATGAAAACTCTGGTGAACAGTTGTCACTAAATATCATTTTATTTGCACCACCGGTACTTATACTTGACGCTTTAAACCACAAACTAACAGTTACAGTTGATCCATCGGGATTAAAATATGGCACTGCACTTCCTTCATTTAAATAAAAATAATCATTAACACCATCAAGTGCTAACGCCCCACCGTTGTAATAATCAAAACGTGGCATGTTAGCTACAGTGCCTTCACCAAGTTTTGAATCATTGTTAAATACCAGATCTTGAATACTTCTATCAACGTTTGATATTCCCCACTTCAATCCCAAATAAGTGTGAACTTGTTTTCTTTCCTTAACAGTAAGAAGTCTATTAAAAACAATAATTTCAGCCGCTTCACAATTACTTTGTTCCCATCCTTGAGAATTAATCACCAATCCAGATGGACCCGCTGCTGCGTCACCAGCTGGTGAATTTCGTATTGATGATCCATTACTAAACGCATCTGCGGTATCATTTGTAGATCCGCCCCAATCGCCCATGTATATTCTCCACGTTGTATCCGCAGCATTAACTGCGTAAGCTATCCAACCTTCGGCGTAATATTGATTTACATAACCACCCCAATGACCCAATAACCAATTATTATAATATGCAGTCAAAACTCTTCCATTTGCACCACCTGTCAATCTACTAACTACAAAAACCGTATTTGGAGAAGTTGATAAATTGATAGAAAGATTTCCTATTTGTTGTGCATTTGTTATGGTTATTGTTTTTCTTGAATTTAAAAAAGAATTTCTAGTAGGACCAGCAGAAACAGGAACCATATGGTAACCAGATCCACTTTTGTCTCTCCATTGACTAACCGTCGTACCAGAACTATAAGTAAAAGTAGAATCATCTGCCGCATCCATCCACATAACTAATCCGCCTTTCACAGGCAGAGTATATGAAGGCAAAGATTTATTATTGCCTGGATCCAGACATAATACTAAACCGTCAGTTGATATTTTTGGACTATATTGTAGTGCCATATTGTTATCCTAATCCGAACTTAACACGCATCATGTTGTAATTTGCAGAAACTTCTGAAGCGGTCAAAGCTCTATTATAGTAATAAATAGAAGCAATGTCACCTGTCCAAGGATCTGAGTTAACTTTATTTGCCCCGATTTTCAATGGAGGACTTCCACTTGCAGGATACAAATTTCCAGCGGGTACACTTGCGGTTGTATATTCAGAACCGTTAATATATAATCTTGCAGTAGTGCTATCCACAGTTAATGCAAAATGTCTCCATACATTGTCTGATATATTAAATCCAAACAAATTAGTGGCACTTGTTGATGTTCCATATAACATTACACGTAATGCATTGGTAGGACTCAATCCACTACGTATTCTACTAATATTCCAACCATTACCATTTGTACCATATACATCAGAATTTCTAGATATGATCGTATCATGTGTGTCGTCACCTGTAGACGTTCTAAATACACCCATCACTGTAAATGTATTTGTATCTAATGTAGTTGAATATGGAACTTCAATATAATCATCAACTCCATCGAAATTAAAACTTCTATTGTGAAAATACAACACTCCATTATTCAATGTTCCATTCATTGATGGACTGACAATATTTTTCCACGTTGCAACAGAAGATGTTGAACTAAAAGTTGAACCACCACTATCCGTCGAAATAAATTCCGCTTTTGGATTTTTGAAATAAATTGTTCCACTATCAGCTAATTTACCCGGCGAACAATAACCCGGATATAAAAACATTGCTTGTGTTCCAGTACCAGAAGTTGGTCCGGCGGTTAAAGTCAAACGTTGCCAAGTATCTTGATAGTTATTTGAAAGACGTGTACCTCCACTCAAAGCACTGCCTCCATAATTTTCATAAACAAGTACCATGTCATTCGGGTAACTTGTGGCAACATTAGTAGCTCCTGTTATTAAATAATCAACGTTAAGGGTGACATATACACCTGACGGTATAGGAACACTATTTCCATGATAGTGACAGCCAGATACACCCAATGCGTAACTATAAACGACATCAGAAGGTTTAACCGCATATCCACCAATTACGGTTCCGGCAGCAACACGTTGAAATGTTCCAGTACCATTAAGACTGAAAGTTACATTCTCAGTAACAAGTCCGGTTCCATATGAAATAAATCTATTAGGTGAATAACTTCTGTTGTTCTTTACATCCAAACAAAGAAGCAATCCATTATCTACAATTAATGGCCCTGCGTTAATTGAACTCATATACCATATGCCTTTCTACCGGCGTTGAAATTACGTAATATTTCAGCAGAAGTTAATGCTCTATTGTATGCTTTTGCACTTGATAATGCAATGTTACTAGAATAGTTTGGATTTGCAGATCCAAAGTGATAATAATAACTTGGTCCACTAACATATTGTTTTAGTTGTCCGGTTAAATTTCCACTGGAATATAATGAACCGTTGACATATAAATATCTCAATCCTGTTTCTACATTAACAACATACGCAGCATGATACCAAGTATTCAATGAGCCAGGATAACTTAACCAACCCGTATTATTGTTATCGTTATACCAACTCAATACACCAAATGTTGCAGGAGTTGACTTGAAATGTGCAAATCCTTCGTGGTATCCCTGTCTACCAAAAAAGTATCCATCAGAAGATCCCGGCGGTGTTCCTAATAATCTAAACCACACTTCGTATGTATGAGTAACATTACTCAACGTATCTAAAACGGAATTTGCAACAGGTACAGTTAATGCACCTGCATAATCTCCGTTGAAATAAAATCCACTACTATCAAATGTTATTGCGGAACTATTCAAATCAACTTTATATCCGTTTCCACTTGAATCTAAAAGTCCTCCACCACTAGATATCGTGTTAGAAGTTACTGAGTTTGATGTCCATGCAGATGCAACTACACCTGTTTGTATTTGAGGTTCTTTTAAATCATATGTGTGATTATACGTTGTATAATCATCACCATCCTGAATGAACCATGTTACTTTGGCCGTTCCTACCGGACTTGTTACGGTATATTTTGCCAATTGCCATTCATTTATGTCATAAACATTAATTTGAGAGGTTGTTGGAAAAAAAGCAGATCCAACTAAAACATTAGATGAATTATAAAATTGAATTTGAAATCTTAAAGTTGGGGTACCAGATACTTTTCTATATTTTACAGAAAATGTATAAGTTGTAGATGCCGAGAATCCGCTAAATAACAAAAAATAAAAACGAGTATTGCTATTTACATCAACAATTCGTATAGCAGTTTCATTATCGATTAACGAATATGTTCCAATTGTTCCTTGTCCACTGCCATCCACTGACCAATTTGTAGGCAAAGTAGAATATGTAGATGTCAATAAATTAGTAGTAGTTGTATTTCTTACAGTAATACCTTCTGCAACATCATTATAAGGAGTTGCATACGATTTCTGTTCTACTTGAGGTGCTGCTATATAATATGTTTCACCCGCAATTGATTGGTCACTGATAAATTGAAACCCTCTTGAAGTATCGGTAATATTTGTAAATGTAAACGAATATCTTACCCACGAAGTTGTCAATGTAACATATCCGGTATAATGTACATCATTCAATCCTCCTCTCAAAAGAGTGCCTGCTACGGCAGATCTAGCATAAAAACTCATTGTATATGTTTGTCCTGCCACAAGAATTGTTGGACCATAATATAAAAGTCCCATTGCTACTCTTCCACCACCATCACATCCATTGTTTCCATTTCTGACAACTTTTAGTGCATTATATCTTCCAAACGGATCAACTACATCGGTTGTATTAGCAGTGACATTGGTTCTTGTACCACAATATCCGTCCCAGACAGACGAATCAAAAGTAGTTGTTCTTGTTAATAAATTTATAGAAGATTCACCCGGAAAACTTTTCGTGGATTCCCGGTTATAATAAAGTTGTAGATCTTTGGTTACAATGCCTGGATTGCCTTGTCGAATAGCCATATTAGACCTTTACTTCGGTTGAAAGTTTATCAATATCTTTTCTTTCAGCGGTAAAGTCCCAATAAAACTCAAATGTTTTGTCACCATCAAACATTGCTTTATCATACCCCACCGTGAAATAATTGTTGTTGATGTTTACTTCATCCACAAACAATACACGTCCATGTTTAATGTTGGTCAATTGAATGTTGACATCATCAGTATGAACCAATTTTGAAATGTACTCTGGCAAATCAACTCGTCCGTTTCCACGAACGGCCGTTCCACGTCCAGTTAAACGAACACCGTGATATGGACTTTCCAAACTTCCATACACCAACTTGTATCCATCTTTGGTTGGGTGATTAATTTTGAAACTCTTGGTATTAGCAGCAAATGTACCATTTACTTCCAATGTATAAGATGGTGATATTGTGTTAACACCAACCAACCCACTTGGCGTGATTGCAACTCTTGTGGAACCACTGGTCTCCAAATGCAAACTGTGAGTGTCATTGGTACCAATTGTTGCGGTGACACCAAAACTATTTCCGTTCTGTATAAAAGCATTACCACTTGGTGAAACAAAACTAGCAGTAGTTGCAGTAGCAGCGTTACCACTAATACTGCCTGTCAAATTTGCAGTGATGGACGAACTATTTACCCAAGTATCTGTTATGTGATTATACACCAACGGTTGTTGTGCACTTGGTGTAGTAATAACCACATCATTTAGATCAGTTAAGTTGGTGACAATTGTTCCACCACCTCCACCACCAGATCCCGCTATACTTCTAAACAATCCCGAAGGAATTATTTGATGGTTATTAGCGGTAAAATCAGTATTTCCTTTAACAATAATCGAACCCAAAAATACAGCATTTTGTTTTGTATTGTCTGTTTCTAAAAACTTTTCAATGTTATAGTTATCCAACGCTTCTCTAATAGTAGAATACAACGCATTACCGTAATATACAACAATACCTTTAGTTGCACTGTTAGGATACCAAAAAACACGTTGTACCGTATAGCCACCGCCAACTGCAATCAAACTACCAGAACCATCTGGATTGTATAATGTTGGGTCAATACCATCATATCCCAATCCTCCGTTTGTATCTTGTACAAATGATGAACCGGATTGATAATATCTAAATATTTTTGATACTGATGTACCCGGATCATTTACGTGACTAGGATGATTTGGATCAACTTCATATGCACGTCCTTCCGCAAAGGCTTCACCACTTGTAACAGTTAATCCATAAGATCCACTTGTGACAATATTAAGTCCTGAAAGTTTTAATGGACCAAATGCTTTAACAAAATCATATGTGCGTTGTTTGTATCCATACGCAACATTAGGATAAGTAATCTTTGCATTAATTGTTGATAGATTTTGGTGAATGATTGTACCCAACAAAATTGTATCATTAAACTGATCATATGTAAACGGATTGGGCTGTTGAACGATTGCACCGTTTCTATCAATACCAATATACGTTTGAATATGTGTAGTACGATATGTCAACGATTGATTGGTAAACGCATTCCATTTTACATCTGTTATTGTAGGATGTGGTTCACGTGTAGTTAATGCATTTAAATCTACTACAACACCTTCACCTGCACTGATATTAAATGTAGTGGATGAACCAGTTGTTAACAATCCACCATACAACAATCCAGTATACAAATTACCTTCCAACCATTTGAGACGAGTGACATTACGATAATCACCATCATTTTGTTCAAAGTAAAGATCGTTGGTACTACCGCTCACATAAATACGTGAAGCGGTCATATTAGTTAATGCACTTACATTTGTTGGTTCTAATTGAATGTAATCATAATTGATACCACTCGCACTAATATTGTTAAAATAACCGTTTCCATTTGCATCAATACGTGTAGAACCACTTTGTATCAACGCGCCATAAATTTGAACATTCTTGGAACCGCTATAGATATTAAACAAATACCCACCACCGGTTGCATAATCATAAATCGCAAAATCACGAGCAGTACTTGAATTTATACCAATCAACGCCGTTGTACCATTATTAGCAGACGCATCAGTAAAATACAATCGACTACCAATTGCAGCATCACCAGAACTGTCTCTTCGAATTAAACTTCCTGAATCATCATTCTCAGAATACGCCAATGTTCTTAGCGTAGAACTTCCATCAAAACTAAGTACCGTATTTGGTACATCCGCAATTCTCACTTCCTGAAAATGAGTATTGCTGGAATCTCTCTGAGTCAGTATCAGATCATATTGATCATATGGACTTGGCATACCTAATAAATATCAACTTAATATAATTACATCCGATATAAATAAAAACACCCAAGATTTACATCTTGGGCGCCTTTATTGTACCATTATGACTCAATCAATATATAGATAGTGGCGTCCTCTTCCACTTACCGTTAGTATAAACATAAGCAAAATCGTTATCGTATCTGATTGATCCAACAATACCAGCATCATTGGTTGTTGAAGGAGCAGTTCCACCAATTTGTAGGTTTGTGATACTTGCACTGTAAGCAGTCAAAATGTTATTGATGCTAAAATTATTACTGATGTTACCGTTACTACCACTGAGTGTAATCAAGGTAGAAGTTCCATCAACGTAAACATTACCAGTTACATCAATATTACTTGCACTTACGTTATTAAGTGTAGAAAGGTTATTAACTGTAATATTATTAAAGGTTGATCCGCCAATTATCAAGTTACTGAAACTACCTGTTTGAGCAGTAATATTACTTGCAGATACTTGACCCAAAGTTGTTAAACCAGTAACGTTTAATGTACCGGCAACAGTTGTATTACCGTTCGAAGCATTAACAGTAAATTGTCCACTGTTATAGTTCAAACTATATCCGTTTTCAACCAATAGTGAGTTTTCAAGAGTATCACCCGTTTGAGCACGTGGCAAATAACCGTGGGTTAAGTTATTTTCAGATCCAAATGAACCAGTAGGACCGCCCATCAATTTGTTAGTAACCAATGGATTTGCGGCATCACTGATAAACCAATAATCACCCTGACTATCCCACAACAAAGATGCAGTAGCGTTCAAACTTCCACTGTCAACTACGTCCAATCCACCGTAACGTTGGCCCGGAGTCAAAACATTCAAACGAATACGATTGTCACCAATATCAACAACGCTTGAACTGATATAGGTCATCGCACCTTGAACAGTCAAGTTGCCAGGAACCACAATTCCACTACCACTAAACTGAACATTATTAATATAGACAGAAGAGTTTCCAGTGGTAGAAACAGTCAAATTGCCACCGCTAGTCGATGTCAAATTTGGATTTGCACCAGCCAATGTCAAATCACCACTCAAATTAGTTGCAGATGCACTAAGTTGTTGTAGTGTGGACAAACCACTTGCGGTCAATGTAGTAAAACTACCAGCTGCCGCAATATTTTGACCGATTGGTGCTGCGTCAATTGACCCTGATGCAACTATGTTACCAGTAGAATCAGTTTGAATAATCAACCGTGAACCCGACAACAATTTTTCTTCAAATGTTGTATTTGCAGCATCACGTTGACTTAAAATTAATGTGTATGGATTGAGTGGCATATACGTTTATACTCTTTGTCTATTTATAAATAGACCTCTATTTTATAAAAGCGTTACAAAATTCAAAATTCAAAATCGGCAATTGGTTGTCTTAACCATTTTCCGTTTGCATAAATATAATGGAACTCATTGTCATATGACATCCATCCTTCTTCACCGTAATCATCCGATGTTTTTGGTGGAGTTTTCCACGCAACATTAGCGCTAGGTGATACTCCATATTTAGCAAAAATAATTCCTTGATCAATTTTTGTAATATCTGACATAATCAAAATGTGGAGAAATTGGCCAACGGTTGACGTAACCATTTACCATTAATATAAATGTAATGAAAATTATCGTCATATGCCATCCAACCCTCCTCACCATAATCAGTAGCATTTTGTGGAGGATTGTGCCATACCGTTTCGGGTGTGGAACTTGCCAATGCATTATAAGATGTAACAATAGATTCAACTTGTGATGCACTACTTCCATCCGTCAACGATGTACTAATAGTAGGTGTTGCCAGATCGGTACCATCTTCGACCAACGGATTGACAAAGTGATAAGGTATAGGCTTCTTATAAGATTCCTTACGAATATCCTTCTCAATTTCTGCCATTTGAGTGCCATTAACAACTTCGTTGGTAACAATAATTTTACGTTGAGTAAGTGTCTTGGTTGTGGTTGGCATCTTATTCTCAAATGATTCTGCCAACAAATATGCTTGTACAGTCATATTAAATGTTGTACGAACCATACGATCTTTACCCGAATTTACTTCGGTGGTATTGCTATAATCGTTAATATACACCCTAAACTTAAATCGTTTCGGATCACCCCAATACTCTTCTGCCGCCCAATTGATCTTCTCAATCAACGCATTCATCTGTTCCACATATTCCGTCCATAACATAAACTCATATGTTAATGTTACATGGTCAGGCAACGTGACATTTAATATTTGTGCAACAGGAGCGCTGGATTTAGTCAGCAATGAAAACTTGTCATATTTGTTCTTTTCATCAAATTTCTTGACAACTTGAACATTTAAATGACGGTTGAATGTGGTAAGATTTTCGTTTTTTGCAACGGTATTACGTTTATACATAATTGCAGGCAATTGTAACTTACCTTGATTATCACGTAAAACACCATCACTTTGTATAGCCTTCCATCTTTCGGGACTTCCATAAATGATGGGAACTTTTACATTTTCACCCGCGTCTTCCACAGTCAAATTAATCACTTGATCCAGATATTCGAAAATAGCAGTATCAATGTCCAACAACGATATGGTAAAGTTCTTGAACTTGTCTTGATCTCTACGTATTTGCGTAGCCCTGTTGACACTAGACTTTACATCAGACACGTTGCTAGCTTCATTTCTGAAGTTAGGTGCTGGATTATTTGGATTTCCTTTCCATGCCATAGATTATACCTGTCTCTCAAAAATGTTTAGTTTGCTCAATCTGCTATAATGAGTATTGCAAATAAAGCTATGACTCTTTGTATCTTGTCCACCCAAAAATTGTTCTTGAACCACATTATCAATTTCATGATAACGATCATTAAACAATATGACATCTCCAATTTGAGGAAAGAAATTCACTTGTTGACACATCTTTTCTCTAAACTTAAATACCACATCTTGATCACGATCTGGTCCAAATCCTTCATCCTCACCAGTAATATCAGCACGTTCAATCAACGATGAAATGTCAATACCGGGATAAAATGTTTTACCCTCACTAGGTGCGGATTCACCATACAAATTGACTCTGGTCTCAGATGCCGCAATCTTAAACACAGTAACAATCGTCTCAATAATATCACCCATCAATTCCGCATTAACAGAATTAATAAAGTTAATATCACGAGCGCTAAAATATCTTCCTCTTAGTGATGCCATAGTTTATCCTATATAAATCATCATCGGAACTTTCTTCAAAATCTCAGTACTCTTATCAGCTTTCATCGCCTGTTCTTCAATTAACTTGGATGGCAATGACGCTTCCAACATCTCACGAAGTTGTGTCATAAGAGCTTCTTTTTCACTACTTGCCTCACTACGCAACTCGCCACCATCCAATGTTACTTCACCGCCTGGAATTGGTATGGTACTATACTTTTGACGAATACCTCCCAACATTTCTTTACACAATGCCAAAAAGTATTTACGTATCCATTGTCTACCAGGCGCATTAATCTTACTATATACAATGTCTTGATATGGTACATTACTAAAGTCAGAAATTTGATCTGGCAAACTACCAGATGATGTATTTGACGAACCCGTATAATATGAATTTGCAGCTCTGTCATTTTCCAACGCATACTCAAAGTATACCTTATAGTTGTTGGTAGGAATTGGAAACAACTTCAATTTGTTGTTAACAATTTCAAAACTATAACTGCTCTTACGAACCATATCGTTGAATTCGATTGCTTGACCACGAAGCAAATCTTCAAAAATTGGTGTCATCAAAAATTGAACAGCAGGACTATATCCAGCAAAACCCATTTCGTTCAAAACGTTACTATATGACATACCAGTCATACTGAATGGGTCATAGATACGAGCAAATGCTGGTGGTCCGTGGTGGAAAATTCTCTTTACTTCAATACGATTACCGCTACCAGATGCTTGTTCATATAGTGACTGTAGATCATATGTTTGTTGTCCGGTAACAACATCAATACTACCTTTTTTCCAATCTACATTGCCACCAACTCCAACTTCACTACCATATGCTTTTGACATCTTAATAACATACGGAAGTGGATCACCTGTCATTGAACGACCATTTACAACCGTAGATGTAGATTGTCCCATCAATGCCAACAAATTGTTACGAATGTTGAATTGATTAATCTGTGAACCGTATTCTGATACTGATTCTTCAAACGCAGCATAAAAGTTCAAATCGATCATTTCGATGTCTTCAATTGGATATCCTAAACGGATCGCTGCCCAAACCGCACTGCTACTACAATCAGCAACAAATCGTGCGTCTGTATCATAAAATCCAAACGGTGTTCTGCCAGGAACAGCGCTACCACTGCCTGGCCATCTTACCCTATCTTGATCTAAATTTGCACTCATTAAGTTATAAATATTAGAACAATTTAGTTATCTTCACTATTAGTTTACCATTTCCTTTAATTACTCGGTGGTAAGTTTCTTTTGGTATAAAAATAGCGTTTTCAAGGTGTATTGGAAGTTGATTGTCTAACTGAAACTCCCAACCTTCATTTTCTATAACCTCAACTATACGATCTTCACGGTCCAAATGCCACTCTAATTCATGATTATCTACGTCCGGTGAAAACTCACGAATATACTGATTGTTACCCAATTCTGTTTCTTTATACGGTGTCAACATAATTACTATACTCACTCGGATCACTACTTAACCTACTTATGACAATATCATTACGACTGAATTTTACATCTGGTATTTTCTTCCAAGTATATCCCCCACCTGTTTCATAAACATCATACGGTATATCTATTTCATATATACCTTCTTTAAACTGTCCAACAACATATACGTGTTGTTCATAATTACTACAAACACTCTGTACATTCTCAATCTTGTGACGATACAATACATTGATCAAATCATCAGCAATTAAATGACATATACCCCCGCTTCCTAACTCATCGTTTTGACCGTTATGATCTTGTTTCCACGCATCATACTGTTTTTGAGCAACCTTCACCATTTCATCCTTTACCACATCGGTAATCTCAGAAACGCTGTTCAATGTTGACACATCAAACTCGGCTTCATCTAACTTTCCAAAATCATTAAATCTATCGTCATTTATCTTATTTTTAACATCTTGTATCAAATCATTTAAAGTACGATAGTCAGTAAACAGTACTGAAGAAACATTATTTGCCGGAATTAATGTTGATAATTTGTTCCCTGATCTGTCCTGTAAAATTAAAGTACATCTAAAACGCATCAACTTATTTGGAGTATTTAAATCTTTAGGTTCTAAACTTTTAGAGGGCATGTTTATTAGATAATCATCATCTGCCATCGTAAATTTATTAGTCAATTCGCTTTCGGGTACCTTGTCAAATTCATTAACAATATTGACAAAATAAAGTTTATCATTGGTTTCTATATGAAATCTCGCACGTAACGAACTGTTATGTATCAATACACGTTTGGGCATATTGAACTTTTTTTGATCTTTTATAAAATCAGCAACATCAAATAAGTCTACTTCATATTCCGGAAATGAACGAACCAATTGATTCAAACAAATACTACCAAACTTTTCAGCAGTCATGTAACCCTGACCATCAACTATCTCATTTAATAAATCTTTGAGTTTAATCATAGGTTAATATAGTATTTACCATTGGGACCACTATATTTGAATCCGTTAATCGGTATAACAATATTTAACCCATCTTTGGTATACGGAAACTTACCTTTTTGAACATACGCTAATGTCATATGTGGATGATAATCAGGATAACTATCGTCATTTGGCAATCTATCACAACGTTGACGTAATTCCATCAATTGTTGATTGTTCTTATCAACATCAAATTTAACCACGTCATATTTGTCATTGTTAAATTGACTCAACGCTTTTAACACAATGTTAAATGGTTTGACGCCTTTCAAAATGTTTGCCACATCACGTTTCTGTAAATCTGGTAAAAATCCATACTTCAAAGTAACATGCGGTTCTTCATCATAACCATATGTTGGATCTTCTGGATCTGTATACAATATCTCCGGGGGTATTGCTGTTTTACCTATACGAACAATGTGTGGTCCATACGTTGGTTCCACCAATGCCATCAAACATCCTTTTTCTACATGACGATTACTCATAAAATTACCAGTATCTACCTTTGCCTTTGGTTCCCAAACTCTTGATACGATGACTACGGCAACTCCAATATCCAGCTGTAGTTCTATCTTTCTTTTGACTACATTTGTGACGTGCTCTAAAACTCTTTCTACGAGCTTTACTACTTGCACGTATTCTCATTTTTGGATCACCAAATGATACCTTTTTAATATTACCATTCTTACCTCTTACATACACCGCAAACTTCTTTGCACCACCGGGAGTTCTAAATGGACGATTCAAATGAACTGTACGACCACGGTGTTTAACTTCCAATATCTGATCTTCATCTTCTTCAATAGGAGCGTCCAAGTATACTTCACGACCTTCATACAAACCAGTAGCACCAAGATCACTTTCGATTAGTTCTACGTCTTCATCGTTAAGTTCAATAAAATCAAGATCGTATAAACTACGAACTTCACTGATCAATTCAAAATACTTTTCACTATATGTACGAAATACATTTTCGGTCAATGACAATCCCTTTTCCAAGTGAAACCGTAACTCTGCTGAGATCATAGCATCTGGACGAGTCAATTTCATTGGTTCTGGATCATAGTTTTCACCAGACATTATTCCTTTTAGTTTGATCATAAGTATAAGTATTAACTATTAAATAAAAAACCCCACTCTTTCGAGTGGGGTTTCGTTTAGACTTTATCGTCTACTCAAGATTATACTTGATCGAGATCACCGACAAGAATCTTGCCGTAGAACTCTGGACGCACAATCTTCTTGGCGTAGCGAGTCATCACACCACGACGTGGGGTGAAGTTCACTGGATCATAGACCAATGGGGTTTGTACGAGTGGGATGTATGGAGCATACACTGCACCGGTTTCGAGGAAGTTGTTTCCACGGAAACCAACCAAGATGGTGTTTTCAACCATGTATGGGTTCTTGTAGACTTGGAAACGACTTGCGAAGTTACCAACCTTGCTTACACCCATTGCGAACTTGGCGCTGTCACCATCAGTGTTGACAACGAAGCCTGGAATTGACTCCAAGATTGTTGCAACGTCTGGTGAACAGACGAGGAAGTTAGCACCACCACGGAGGGTCAATTGGTGAATCTTGTTGCTGACCTTTTGGATCTTGTTACCAAGAGTTTGGAACCAAGTTGACTTGGTGTAGTATCCACCGGTACCAGCGGTTGTGGTATCAGTGATGACTCCACTGTCGCTGATTTCACGGTTGATCTTAGCGCTCCAACGTGAGGTGGTTACGCTTGGAACGTTGGTGATCAACATGTCAAGGATTTCGAGGTCGATTTCCATTGATACGTACTCACTCAAGAGAGCAGTCAATTCTGCCTCTGCGTCGATGCTGTGGTAAGCATTCAAGTCTTGAGCAAGTTCAGGTGTCCAAACGGCCTTCAACTTACGGGTCTTGGCAACGATTGGCTCACTCTTCAACTCAAGGTTAACTTCAGGGATACCGATTGAGCTCAAGCTGTCGGTTGTGGTCTTGTCTTCGAAATCACCACGATTGCTGTCCTTAGGTTGTACACTGTAGTTAACGGTCAAGCTAGCAGAAGCTGGGTTTGAACCGGAAACAACGAAGGTTACTTCTGAACCATTGATTGAGGTCAATGATGGGAAGTAGGTGTTGATGCTACCTGCGGTGATGGTGAATGAACGAACACCGTTGGCGTCGAACACGTTACCAGCAGCACTTGAAGCACTGTACAAGTTGGTGGTGGTCAAAGTGAAAACTTCGCCAGCAGCAACAGATGCACTGAAGGTTGCGTCATAGTTAACGCCACTCAAACTTGACACAGCAGCGCGGGTAGCGGTGATGTGATTGATTGATTGATCGTTAATTGAGTAACCGAAACGACCTGCACCGTAGAGACCACCAGTTGCACTATCGGTTGAACCGAGCTTGGTGCCGGTACCGCCGAAGAGTGAACTATAGTTGTTTGATGCATCCTTAGTGAAAGCACCGTTGTTGGTACCATACTTGAAGTCTAAATAGAAGATAAGACCGCTTGGGAGGTTCATTGGTTGAACGCTCACAAACTCCTTAGCAGCGATTTCAGCAAACACACGGCGAACGAGTGGGAGAGCAACGCCTGCCCATTGTTCACTGTTTGATGAAGTACCGGTTGCGGTAGCTTCGTCAAGAAGTTGCTTTGCTTGGTTTTCAAGAAGGATTGACATGTTTGCCTTCTCGACGCCATTTAGGCCTTCGAGCAAACCAGTTTGATCCCACTTTGATTGTAGTCCACGGGTCTTGGCCATAAGCTCTGCCTGTGGATTCATATTTGTTGTTAGAAGTGACTTTACATCAGCACTCATAATATTATTCCTGTTTGTTTAATTTGTTGTTATCAGACTTTATTACTTCTTAATGCCAGCGAGCGTCTTGAATCTCTCTGCCATTTGGTTACCACCAGCAACAATTGGTTGTGATGGTTTTGTACTTGCAACTGCCTTACTTGCCAAACCTTCGGTGATAGTAGTTGCAGTTGTATTTTTCTTCTTAACAACTGATCCACCCAAATTAAACGATTCGGCCATAATAGCATAGGTTAATTTAACCTCACGTACACTCGTAGTGAGATCAAAGTTTTCGACAACCTTCATCTTTTGTTCATTGTTCAAACTAAATTGCTTGAACAACTTGTTGGTATAAAGCAACTTGGCATTCAACAAGTTAACTTCATTGATTTGGCTGCGCAAAATTTCAACGGTCTTCATTGCTTCATCACGTTGTGCGGTGACTTCTGCAATTTGTTCCTCATAAACGGACTCATCCTTTTCAGAGTCGTCGTCATTCTTTTCCTTTTCTTCTGCCTCACCATCTTCCTTCTTGGCTTCACTTAGACCCTCTTCGGATTCAAGTTCAGCGAGAAGTTCGTCAAGAGAAATCTCTTCGATTTCTTCTGCGGCAGGAGCAGCTGCGGCATCAGGAGCAGGTGCTGGAGCAGGAGCAGCTGCGGCATTAGGATCCGCAGGAGCGGCTGGTGCAGCGGCCATTGGGGTATCAGACACAGGAGCAGCTGGAGCAGGTGTGTCAGACACAGGAGCAGGAGCAGGTGCTGGAACAGCAGTTGGATCTGCTGGTGCAGCAGGAGCAGCCATCATGTTTGGATCGGCTGGAGCTGGTTCACCTTCTTCTTCCATTGCATCCTTTTCGAGTTCGGCAATAATTTCTTCCAATTCAGCATCACTGATTTGGTCTTCTTGTGCCATACCATCTTCTGATGGTTGTGTCATAGTGTCGTTTGAAGAAATAGCATTACCAGATGACATACCTTCATCTGCGGCTTCTTCCTTTAGTCTTTCTGCGAACAATGCTTGCACACGTTCACCGAAGGCTTCTTCAAGTGCTACCTTTGCATTTGCAAGAGCGGTAGCACGAACTGCCTTAGCGTCCGCAAGCGCTTCTTTTAATAGATCTGACATATTATATTTTCCTTGTGGTTCTGAAGTTATTGAGGAGGAACTTCAATCGAATTTTTTATTATTGTGGCAGCAAAGACTTTGCCGCATTTGAATATAAATATATACGTTTTTTTTAAAACATATAAAAATCTTCATGTTTGTATGGTATTAACGTCTATTTATATAGCATCGTAATTTATGTCTAAAGATTCAAAAACACAGCTTAAAACACTCATTAAGAAGTTGATATATGAGGTGTTAGATGAAGCTGAACGTGAAACTATCGTTGATAAAAAGGAGATTCAGTTGAATCCTCCTAATACATTTGAATCATATTTGAAACAAAACGTGGGTGTTTCATTTACAAATGAAGAAAGAGTAGCATCTACAGTTCCAAACATACGTACTCCCTTTTCACGTACCCAATTTGAAATTCGTTATAAAAGTACCGAAGATATTTTAAACGGTGGTAAAATGGAAAAGATTAACAAAACCACCGTAGTTAAAAAGATTCGTTCTGGAAACTTGTTGGCATATAAGAGTTTTACTTTGATTGAACCAACACAAAAACCTGAATCCCCCGATCCAAAAAAGCCAGAACCAATCAAAGTGACAATTATTACATCTGACAGTTTCACTAATATCAAAGGTGATACACAACTGTTACCAGATTTCCTTCAGAAAATAAATGACGCTGGCAATATAGGACTATAATATGGACAAAATCAGTGGAATAGTACAAACACACAATCCAAATAAAGAAGGTAAACATCCGCATTTGATCAATCGATCAAAAGCAAGTCACATGTTGAACCCACAGAAAGTGGAAGATACAGATACCAATTTGGTTCCTCTTAAAGATTGGAAACCCGGTGATATTGAAATGTTTGCAAGTATGGGGTTCTCAGGAGTAAACTCCGGAGACGAAGGATATCACATGGAAGAAGACAGTCTTCCTACAGAACTTGCAGATGAAAAGAAGTTTACACGACGTATATCCAGAACCAAAGATCATAAATGGGTACTCGAAAAGAAAAGTTTTTCAGAACCAAATGGTTCTTACAAATTAGAAAAAGTATATGGTAAACTAATGGGTACCGATAAAAATCCCGGTCTATTAGATTATTTTGATACATTAACAAACGAATTGACAGAAAATCTATATTTATACAAAAGTATGAAATTAAAATCTATCATAGAAAACCTTCCAGCATCAAAGATGTCACCACCTCAATCTGACATCACCGCAGTAAGTAAACACGCTGTTGCTGAAACTACACACCCAGAACCAGTCGCACAAGCACCAGTGGTTCAACGTGGTCTATCCAAAGAACAAAAGAAGATGCTTCAAGAGTTGGTGTTTGAATATAACAAATACAATGAAGTGTTGGAAGCACGTAAAACTTTGATGGAAGTCGCCAATAAGATGGGAAACATCGGTGAACTATCAGAAGCATACTTGGTAGAAAAACTTCATGAAGGTAACAAAGAAGAAAACGCATGGTTCGAAGAAAAGACCATTCGTAAACATACTAACGAAATCAAAAAGATGACCACCGAATTCAAGAAGATGGCAGCTGACTGTGAATCAAAAATGAGAGAAATGCAAGGTCTATATCAAGAATGTGGCATGATGTTGGAACGTTATTTCCACATGGAATAATTAATGTATAAATAAAAAAAGAAACCCACTCGAAAGAGTGGGTTTTTTGTTGTTCAGGTTAAGTATCAGAAGTAATTCTTGTAATCAGATTTGAAGTTTTCTTCGAACTTAGATTTGTCGAATGACAACGGCTCGCCAGGTTTGACAATATCAGAACCGGTCTTTGGTGTTGCCTTAGCTCTTGTACCAGCTGCGGCCGACTTTGTTCTTTCAATTCCAGCCTTCCTATCCTTTTCAGCAGCGGCCTTGTCATCATCCGCTTTCTTGAGCTTAGCTTGTTCCTCGTCACTGTCTTTTTTGGCCTTATCTACCTTTGCCTTTTCTTCATCATCCTTTTGAATCTGAGCCGTGTCGTCTTGACCATTCTTTGCGAGAGCAGTTAATTGATCAAAGATTTCTTTACCTCTTTTCTCATTTGGATTGACTGTAACAAATGTTCCGTCTTTTTGTCTATGACTCCACGCACCTTTTTCAAACTTGAAAATATTTGGAACGTTTCCAAGTTTTACTTTTAACATCAAACCATCCTTGATATTAACAGTTGGGGTCAAATCAATGTCTTTAAACAAGGCTTCCACTTGTGCATCAACCTTCATACCAGAAACAAGTTTTCCATTAATAATATCAAAGATATCAAGAATATCCTTGATCACAGGCTTAACTTGTTCTTTTGTTGGACTTGCCACATTCAATGCTTTTAATGAAACTGATAATTGATTAAGTTTAGTCAAAAACGCTTTAATCAACTTCAAATCCTTTTCATTAACATTTGGATCCGCAGCAACATTTTTCTCACCACGACCTTCAATGCCAGGTTGTGCATAAGTTGCATCCTCAGTAACAGGTGTTGCTGGAGTTTTTGGTAAACGAGGATTCATCACCTGACGTAATCCATAAGTAATGTTTACCAACAATGGTATTAACGCCCCCAACTCCTTAGCAAATGTATTAATATCTGCCGAAGTCATTGCTTCTTTAACCAATTCTTTTCTCAACTGTTCAACATTACCACCCAATTGTTTTTGAATAGATGCTTTGTTAAGATTACTCAATGCAACTGATTTAATTTTTTGAAGTAATGCTTTTGCATACTTAGCATCAGCAGGATTTGACATCTTCAACGTTGACATCGTTTTAATACGATTAGCCAAACCGCCTGCAACCAATGGATTTTGTTTTACAGAAGTTAATTGTTTAGTCAAAACCGGAGTCAAATTAATTGGAGTACCACCGGCAAGTTTTGGCTCAGGTGTACCGGGCTTCGCTGGTTCTGGTTCTCCTGGCTTTGTTGGCTCAGGTTCACCGGGCTTCGCTGGTTCAGGTGTGCCTGGCTTCGTTGGCTCGGGTGTACTTGGAGTTGTTGGATCAGGTGTGCCTGGCTTTGGTTTTGGTGTTTTGCCACCGCCTCCACCGCCACCGCCTGGTGCGGTTCCACCGCCACCGCCTCCACCGCCTGGTGCGGTTCCACCGCCACCGCCTCCACCGCCTGGTGCGGTTCCACCGCCACCACCTCCACCGCCACCACCTCCACCGCCTGGTGCGGTTCCACCGCCACCACCACCGCCTGGTGTAGCTGGGGTTGGAGGTGTTGAAGCTTCTTTATCATCTACAACAACATCTTTAGGAAATTCCAATTTATATTTTGGAAACTCTGCCATCAAACTTTCAATGATATCAACAGCAGTTTTTGCTTGTGGAATTTTCTTTAAATTGTCCACCAACTCTGAGGTTGATGCACCTTTTACTTTAAATGTCTTTGCAACATCTTTTAGATATGTTGAAATTTCTTTTCCAATGTTAAACTTAAGATTCTCAACTGCTTTAAGTTGATTTGGATTCAATGTAGGTGCAGATGGAGTAACAGGAGTCGTTGGTGCTGTTGCAGGAGCAGATGTTGCCGGATCCGCTTCAGATAAAATATCTTGTACGATATTAGACAACATCAAAGATTCATTTTTAATTGAAGGAATTGCTCCTACAGTGGCTCCCACCGGAGCACCACCAGCTAAAGTTGCAACACCGGTTTTAACGCCAGCTCCAACGGATGCTGATGCGCTTTCACCCTTTAACAAACCTAGACCTGTACGTAAAACAAAACTGACAGCCGTGGCAAGAATAAACACTTGTGAAGAAGCTAATACACCAAGACCCAATGTTCCTGCACTGATAGCTGCTGCAAAAGTTAACAAACCAATAATGATACCAGATTTAATTGGATTTTCACGTCCATATTTTCCTAATGCATCGATGGTACTAAGAATGGTAGAAGTTTCTTTACCAGATGAATCTATCTTTGATAGTTTATCACGAAGCAACTTTTTCTTTACTTCAAACAAACGATCAAAATCTTGTACTGGTTGAAGGTTTTGAAGTTTTGCCCATTGTGCATCAAATACTTCATTTAATTTACGTGCCAACTTTTCAACACCACCGACACCAGCAAAAGCAGTTCCGGTCAACATTGCTGGAGTTAAAAGTGTACCAGCAAATGCTAAATCACCTGCACCACTTGCAATTTGTTTACCCTTCTGCCAAATTCCACCGGCCCATCCACTCATCTTGACTGGAACAGAACCAACTTTATCAGGTATAGATTTATCAAATGTCTTGAGTTGACCTAAATAATCCCCCAAACTTCTTGTGAAGTTTTGGTTTCTGGCTTTAAGATATGCTTCGTTTCCTGCATCAGTTGTGGAACCTTTAACACCAAATTTATTTTGTACCCAATTGCCAAGTGTACCACCCAACTTACCACCGGTGGCTAACTTGTTGATACCAGCTCTAGCTTTTGCTCCCAAACCGGCAGCTTTTGCTGCAAATTGATCACCAAACTTTTCTTGAATAAGTTGTTCGGTAATCTCAAGATTTTCCAACTGAAGAATCAATTCTTTTTGAGCAGACAGTCCGTCAATATAGTGTTGAAAAAACTCTTTGGTTCTATCGCCAAAAAGTGATTCGTATTGATCAAAAAAAGCAACTTCCTCGGAAAGAAGTTGCTTGAAATATAAATTTTCAATTATCAGTTGAGTGTTGTTCATATTTTATTTAACTTCAGAGATTATATCGTGAATCAACGATTCAATTTTTGCGTATTTGTTTACAGTAGTATTTTGTACAGACTCATTCAATGCACCAGTTGGAAATAAAAATGCTCCTCTGGTCGATGGATTACTTACAAAATCAAATGCAATAAGTTCAAAATCGTCTTGAACTTCATCTGCATTTTCTCTTACATTTTTACGTACACTTCCTAAACCACGACTACTAATACCCAACTTAATACCGGCCTTAAAAAGTGCTTTTAAAATATTACCACTTGGTGTAGGAAGTATTTCTACTTTACCAACCAAATCATCACCATTCCACATCATTTCAACAACGTTATGACTGACGTTTTGAAGATTGACAACGCTACTGTCCGGATGGTCAAGTTCACCCAATGCACGGCGTTCTTTTACGAAGTTGTCTTCATACTTCTTGACTTCACGTTCCAAAATATCTTTTGGATATACACGACCGTTTTGATTCTTTGCGTTTGCACGTTGAAGAACACCTTGCACGATCATAGATTTTGATGGATCGTCAGTTGCTTCATTCAACTGTCCACCAATTGGTTCAAAGAAAATCCAACCTGTTTGTACTGTTTTATCCATAATTAAGCTTGTTTTTTCTGTTGTGGTTGTGCAACGTATTGTGTTTGTGGCATTGGCTTAGCGGTTTGAATTGCAACTTGTCCACCTTTTGTTGTTGCTTTTGTTCCCGGTTCAGCAGTTTTTGGTTCTTTAGGCTTTTCTATCTTTAATGGTTCACCTTGACCCAAAATTGTAATCTTGAATCCGGGCTTCAAAAAGTATTCCTTATCATCCTCGTCACGTAGAATTACTACATAACGATCATAAAAATAGTCAAGACTGGTACTTGTTACTGAGATTTCATAATCACGAACAGGTTGACCGTATCCTTTGGATGCTTGTATTGATACCTTCTTACCCAAAACTCTATTGTTCAAATTTTGTAAGAATGCTGCTTTTGATTCAGCCGTTGTTCTTGCAATCTTTGCTTCAAAATCACTAAAATCTGAACTAACATTATAGTCTACAGAAGTAGCAGGCAATGGTTGACCGCCCGCAGTCGATGTACCAAAATGTTGAGGATCGTTTTCGTCCTCGGTAAGTAATTTGACAAGTGAAATCATATTATTGTATTTTTCTTAGTTTTTCACCAATAGACTTGAGTCTAGCTTTGATTTCAGCCATTCTATCAGATGTACGTTTCCACAAAGTTTCATTTGGAACTTCCATCTCAGTCTTAAGTTTATGGTTAACACTCATTAAAAAGTCTACTTCTCTAAGCATCTTTGTGATTTCTTGAGTAATCAAAGAAACCTTATAAGAATTCTTCTTAGGATTTTCTTTCAAACGAATATAACGAGATACCGCCTCGTTTAACTTACTTTCCTTTTCAGTAAGATCTTTAATGCCCTTGGTTATTGTTCTAATAAACTTGGTCTTTTGATCTGGTGTTGCTTTTGAAATTTTCTTTTCAAAGTCAGCGTCATCTTTACCGGGATGTTTATCAGCCCAATCAGGAACACCGTCACCATCTGCATCTGGCTTTTTCTTCTTAACTTCCTTCTTTTTCTTTGGTGCCTTCTTTTCGTCAAGTTCTTCTTCTTTTTCTGCAAGCTTTGAACCGGGATTTTGTTTCAATGTAGCCTTAGTTGCACTATTACTACCACGTTGTCCAGGCGCTGCAAAAGCACGTGGAGTTTTAATGCCATCAATTCCACCAGTTCCACCAGTTCCACTAGTTGTTGATGTTTCATCAAGATCTTGTAGTTCTTGTTTAATCAATTTCTTGATAAGTTCTTTCAACTTGGCTTCATCTTCTCCGGTAATCAAATTTGGAGTCTCTGGTTTCTTTTCTTTACTCATATTATTTCAAGTTATTAAGTTCTTTGACCAATTCATATGACAATAATAATGCCATAATATGATTGTCTTTGACAACAGTAGAAGGTTTTACTTTATCCAAAACATTAGTGATTTCTGTAAGTTTAATATAAACAACTTGATTATCTTTAATCTTGGATGTAGAATCTGATATAATTTTCTTAATCTTTTCAATTTCTTCACAAACGTATTTGGAAAGAGAATTGGTATTTGATACGTTAAGAATGTATTCACGAATAAGGTTCTTTTGATTGTCATCAAAATCCTTATACTTGGTATTCATACCTTCCAACAACAATTTGTATGCGAGAAGACGAATATCCTCGCTTTGTTGTTTATAGTATTCCAACAATCCTTCATCATTATCAGACTTTTTAGTTACTGTTTTGCACAAAGACTCAATGATGGATTCTCTGGATTGAACTACTTCTTTAACGTCAAACTTGGATGATGTCTTATTTTCGAAGACTTTATAAATGGATGCAAAAATACGATAATTCTTGATATTGGCTTTTAAGAAACTATCAATTGGATAGATTTCTTTTATCTCACGGATCAAATCGTACTTTTGTTGTGCTAGTCGTTTGTCATCTAATTGTGCCCGTGATTCCAATACCACACTGATTATTCTTTCAGCGTGAGAGGCATCTCTAGCTTTTTCGTTTAGTAGGAAATTGTATAGTTGATACTCTTTACCTAATTCGGTATTCTCAGAAAAATACTTAAAAAGAATTTGTTTGGCAGCTGATTCATCCTTACCCCCAATAATATCTGCTGTTATTTGACGGGTAAGCAGCTCAAACAAAATTCCCGTATTTTTGAACTTTGAATGCTTCGCTTTGTGCATATTAGTAGTTATAATTTATAAATATATCAATTTTTGATGAAACTCCCATAATTGTATTATTCTAGTATGTTAGATTCATCCATCATGGATTTTTGTTTATTTTCGGAAATCAATGTTTGTTTTTCTTGTTTTGCAGTCTTGAGATATGAGTCTAAAGTAGTCAATTCCTTATTGATACTTTCAAGACTAAACGGTGAAGATCCTGTGAACTTATGATTTGGGGATCTATCTGCTTTAAAATCCCTATTCATTTCAAGATGACCGAGTGGATCTTCTCCGAATGGATAATTACTGGCCTTTTTCAATCCTTTTTGAGACGGACGTTCATAGTCTGGCTTTGACTTTTCCTTCAATGTAGGAATTTCTGCACCACCAGCTTCTCCTCCACCAGCAGGAGCGGATTCACCGCCAGCTTCTCCACCGGTTTCACCGCCTCCACCACCGCCACCGCCACCGCCTTCTTCTGGACTAACTTTTTGGAATGACTTGGCAGGATCATTACCTTCTTCTTCAATCTGTTTAAATCTGTATGTCTGTTTTGCGTCATCAACAATATCGTTTTTGATATTGTTCATGTCATCATCTGACATATGGAAAATTTCGTTGTATACCCACTTTTTACTAAACAACTTATTATCCAACATGTCTTTAGCGACAGATACCTTATTTGACCAAATGTCGATCTTTTCCTTTTCAAATACCGTTGATGGATTGGTAAGTTCCAAACTAAAATCAACCAAACTTGAATCTCTGTATCCTTGTGCATACAAGTGTACAATACCAATCTTGGTCAATTCACTGATAAGAATTTGTTGAATACGTTGAATTGTACGAGAAAAACGAACATCTTCTTGTGCCAATGTAGCTTTACCACTCAAATCTTCATCATAACTCAAGAACGCCTTAGGTATCTTGAGAGCAGCCATCATTTTCTTACGCAGATATTCAATATCGTCCGTGCCAGTGAATTCCATGCCACTAAGAGATTCAATGCTGGTACCACTATCACCACCACGAACAGGAAGATAAAAATCTTCAACCATGTTTTGAAGATTGAAACGAAGATTGTAATCACCACTTTTTTCATCGATATATGGTACCTTTTTGGTTTTAGCAATCAACTTTTCCATATATGAGTCAATCTCGTTTGGAGGAATATTACCAACGTCAATCTTGAAAATACGTTTTTCAGGAGCACGCATAATACGATGAATCAACATTGCGTCTTCCATCAAACTCAATTGTTTCCAAACGCGACGAGCACCTTCCAACATACTCTTACCATATGGCAAGAAGTTACTATCACTCAATAAACGAAAATGTGCTACTTGATAGTTTTCAAGATCTTCGACCTTACCACCGTCAGGTAGGTTGACTTGAAATTTGATATAGTTCTTATTATACAAATCACTGTTTTCAACACGGGTTACATTATAAGCACTAATTGGCTCAATCATATAAACTCCGTACTCGGGACTGATATAAAGTCTAAGATAAAAATCGCCGTACTTACACATGTTACGAACATAACTCCAAAGGTTAAATTCGATATTCATGATATCATAATACAAGTTACGAAGTATCTGTTTGATATTATCATTTGGTGTATTGATCACCAAAACATCTCCCATTTCGTTACGTGTCAATGATTCATCCGCGTAAATATCCAATGCAGAACTAAGAATTGGATCCATGTCCATCGTATCATAATCTCTGAATAATTCGATACGAGCGGCTTGATAACTAAGGGTGAAATCTCTACTATACTGATTGTACGCAGAAGTACGAATACGATTAAAACGGTCACGTAGTGTGTTTCTATCCGTAGCGTATGCTACTTCATCGGTATCTACTACCTTTAACTTTTTACCACCAACGTTACGTACAATAACGTCTGTAGAGAAAAGTCTCTTAAGACGAGCAAATAGTGATCTGCTCTTTAAATCTGTCGGTTGATCTGCCATACAATTGTATTATATTTCGTAAATAAATAGTGAAAGATCGTTATAATAACCAAGTTAAACTCTCTTTTTGATCTTTTAGTCCGGTAGGCATTTCCCACGACTGTTGTGCATTTGCGTTTTTTGTAGTATACACAGGAGAGCTTTGTTGTTCAGATCTATTGATACTACCCAACATATTACGAGTCATATCTATTGATTGTTGACGTAATTTCAAAGCGGTATCACGTACCCACAATCCAATTGCAAATGACATTACCAAATCATCATTGTAATTCTTCATTGCCTCGGCTTTACCATTATTCCAAATAAACGTATACAATTCATCAATTGTACGTGTTGACTGAATATTTATGGTCTTTTCACGCATATAACTTTCTAATCGTGAAATAATCAACTGTCTTGTTACAGATGTTGTAGTAAACCCCGGAGTCATCTTCTTTTCGACAGAATGGATTCGATTGGTCATTTGATGTTCCACGTCTACATATTTTAAATCAGCACTACTATAAAACAAATTAGGATATTTTCTATCCAAGATTTGTTGAATTGTGCCCCAACCAATATTTAAATTTTCTACAATCAACAAGGCGTTGTTATATTCTGTAGCAACATTGACCAACATATTGCCATAATCTTTGGTTCCAATTTGTCCTTTGTATTCCGCAACCTGCGTAAAACTTTCAATATCAATTACGTGAAATGCACTATAGTCGCCTCCATCACCACGAGCAACGTCCGCACATACCAAATATGAACGTGTATAGTCTGGATATTCCCACAACCACAACAATTTATCCATACCTCTAGTTTCGACAGGAGCACGTACTTTTGTCTGTTTATAGAAATCAAGAATCGGCACATCAACTACAGTATTACCTGATGTAGCAAAGTCACAATCACATTCTTGTGCGGCCATCTTTGGACCAAGCAATTTTGTTTGTTCATCTCTCCAAGTTTGATCACGTTCAGGATGAAGATGCCATGGCAAACGTATCGTGTGAAACTTATTCTTTTTACCTTCAGCTTCTACCCAAGTTTTATGAAAAAAGTTACCAACACCGTTTGGTGTTGATAACACGATTGCTTTACCACCAGTTGATAGTGTCGATTGTGCCGATGTCCAAATTTCATCGATGTTATCAATAAATGCGGCCTCGTCAATAATCAACATTGATAGTGCGGCCGAACGACCAGCGGTACCAGAAGATGATACGGCTTTAATTTGTGAACCATTCTTAAGACGCAATGATAGACGATTATCTTCGACACATGGAACTTTCAACCAACTTGGAAGATTGTCATTGGCAAAACGTACACGGGTAACAATTTCTTTAGATGTTTCTTGTGTAATACTGATACACAAAATATTTTTGTCACTATTAAATACCATCAACCACAAACTATACGCACTACACAATGTGGTAATACCAAGCTGACGACTTTTTAAAATAATGTTATAGTCGTTATCAATAATCTCCTGTAGAGAATCATCTTGAAAAGGATATAATTCAAATGGTATTGTACCTCGTTTAGGATGTTGAATCTTGACGTACTTCTTCATAAAGTACATCGGGTTTTCAAGACACTTTTTATATTCTGCCTTGATGATATCTCTTAACGATTTTTGATCATTCGACATGACTTAACTTCTCCAATTTCTTTTCAATCTTGAGAATCTGTTTATCAATCTTTTTCAAATCGGCTTTCAGATCTTTCAAAATATTTTCTCTACGTTCAATCGTCCATTCATCCAAAGTTCCATCACCGTTTGGAAACGATATCTTTTGATGAGAAGATACAAAATCAAAACTTTCCTGCACCTTGGTACGAAACTCTTTGGCTTGACTCAATTGATTACGCAATAGTTTGTTTTGTTCATAATCATCATACTTTCCTTCTACACGTAACTTGGTTTCAAACTTTGCAAGACATTCTTGACAACGACCGGTCTTATTATAAAGAATTTCATCATAACGATTGCCCCACCGAATATCCATATTACAATCTTTACAATGACGTTTGGTAGATTCAATCGTAGACGAACTGACATTGTTAATAGCACGTTTGGTGCCATTTTTCTTTATCCACTTTTTACCATTTACGTCCTCCCAAATTTCACCCTCTTTACGAGATGCAAAATCGGAATCTGCAGTATAACCAACTTGAATAAAAGGACGTTCACCATTGAGATAGTCCCTAACGATTGCCAAATTACTTTTTCCTGACGCTTTTTTCATAACTTATATTTGTTTAATTATTCATTCGATGAATGTATCATCAAAAACTTTAATAGCTTTCGAGTATGATTTTTTGGTTTCATCACTGACGTTATCTGTATATTGCCAGTTCCAAAATAACTCTTGTGGAGTATTAAATCCGTAAAATTCCAGTACAGCTTTTTGTGTTTGTGTAACATCTTTTCCATTCCAGTTTTGACCAATAGCAATAACACCAGCATCAATATTCTTAACAATATTGGATTCACCAAGGGTTGAATGACGGTTTTCAATCCACGTCAAACGTTCTATTAGTTTCTGATAAATACTGTTGGTCTGTCCCCAACGTATAGATGTAAAAAATAAAACTACATCACTCTCAAATAATGGTTTGCTAATCTTCCAAAGTTCATCTGATTTGTTATTGATACTTGCCCAACAACGATGATATCCAGTTGGATCTTTTTCTTTATCTTTTAACACCGCACCTTTTTCTCCACAATGATTGCCCCACTTGGATGACACATTTCCTTCACATACAAAAATATTGAGTTTGCTTGCATCAATAAATTCACACTTATCACTACCCAATCTTTCACAAACTAACTTAGCCAATTTAGTTGACTTTGCTTCATCGTCCTTATGACCTTCCCAACGATTTGATGTGCCAATCAACAACACTTTCTTTTTGGTTTGAAGATACTTGATTGTGTTATCTAGCCGCAATTCATTTTTTTCCATGTCTTTTTGACTGGAATTCGCAGCAGCTTCAACCAAAAAATCGGAGAGTTTTACCATATCGTCCTATAAATATAATACAACAAGTCGTTTTTGTATTATTAATTGTAATACGGCACCCTCTTGCCATTGATCGATAACCAGCCATCCGGTGCTTTTAATGGACAAACCACATCAACGGTACCGGGAGTTGACGCCAATGTTGTACTAGTAACAGTCGCACTAACAGTTGCAGGTGCAGTAGTTGTAGGAACAGTAGCGGAGTCAGTAGCTTCCAAATCAGTAAACTTGCCTTTTTTATGATTTGTCCCATCTTGACCAATATCAACATTGTTAATATTACCCACCGCCGTTGGTTTAATTTCCAATACGGTACTTGGGTTAATATAAACTTTTCCACCAATACCACCATCTGCCTGCGGACTAATACTTACAGTTCCTTTTTTAATATGAAACGTTGCATCGTTTGCAGTATGTGCGCCACTACCACTAACATCAAACTCGAAACGAGCTGCGTTTAACATGTACAAACCTTGTTTTGGATTAGTTTGTTCGGTGGTAATAATCAAGTTGAATACTTTTAACCCATTAGTAGTATCGGATGAAATAACACCGGGAATAAGTTTATTCAAAGATGATCCAGACGGATCAAACGACGTGATCGTTCTTAAATCAGAATATACTAAATTAGAGTTAACATCAAACAATTCTGATTTTATTTCAAACTGTTCACCCGCAACAGTTACAGGAAATGGTATACGAGACGTAAATATTTCAGGAGAAAAAGATGGTTCCGAATATGTCGATAACTGTAAGTCAGATAATGTGGATACACAATTTTTAGTGTATATTACCATCGTTCCATTAAACTGTTTACCAAATCGACTATAAAATGTATGAGGGTCTGGATGATACAACGACGATGACCGTTCATCCAAATAAATTTCTCCGACCTTAACTCCACGAACATTATCAAAATTTGGATCACCATTAACTTCGTTGATCAAAGAAGATGTTATGTAAAAACTAACACTTGCAGGTTGAGTTGTATCTGATTTGATAATTTTGGATCTGACTGAAAACTTATATGTAACATCTGGATAAAACCGCATGAAGTTACTGTCATATGCCATTCCAGATTCATTCAACACCGAAGTTTGATCATATGGGGTGTATTCATGTGTAACACTTCCACCATTGGTATCATTTTTTACAATAATGTATTGTTCATTATTAGTGCTATTTGTAATAACCATTGCGTCCATCAAATATGATGAATCTCTAGTAAAACTGATTGTATTGGAACTACTAAACCAATAGTGATGTAAATGTGTTGGGTTTGGAAATGATCCTAGACTTTTATAATAACTGTTTGGTGTGGCTGAATCTACTAAAGCCTGTGAATCAACAAAAGGTTCGTCTGCAATAATCTCAAAATCACCGGCTGCACTTAAACTTCTACGATACAATTTGTGACGATAAATGTTACCAGAAAAAGTCTTTAGGTTAGTATATGTTACAAATGCAACCGATTGATTGTATGATGAACTTGTAATAAATCTACCATCATACTTAACGTTTGTAATATTAGCAGACAAAGTACCATCTACAATATTTGAAATTATTTTCTTGTTTTTATTATCGACGTAATAAATTGGGTTCTTCAACTTGACCGTGTTTTCACTCAATACATCGGTAATAACGTTTGATGATGTTAAACTGGTTACAATATCACCATCCAATTTAGTTGCATAGATATCTACCAATGCGTTTTTCATTGAAGATGAAACAACCAATGAACCATCTAAAAAAGTAAGACGATAATCAATTGGAGTTGACCCGATATCAAACAATCCATAATCATCATTTTTCTTGGGGGTTACCGCATAAGTTGTAATTGGAGTATTATTAATAACTGTCAAATACCCCGAAGAATTGTCTGATGTAATTGGAACGAAAGTCGATGTTACTGACAATATGGGAGATTTATAAAATATGACCTTCGATGTATTTTGTACAGATGGATTGATTTGAATATTACCAATCCAACGTATCAGTTTGTTTGTCTTTTCACGACCAACAATAATAACTTTACCAACACCATAAGGAGTATCGTTATAAACGTATACCGATATTCTAACCGCGCCACCTTCCTTATAGGCGATGTTGTTGGTCTTAGCCACCTCAACATACAATGACCGACCCTGACTGTCTAAAACCTCAATTTGAATAGGACTATTAACTGCAAGTTTATCGGACCCATTTAACAAAAAAGTATTCTTACCAGCAGTAAACTTGGGTGAGTATTCCGATAATATAAAATACTCGGACAAAAACGAACTATCTTCAATATCGACTCGTAAATCAGATAAGTTCAGCTTTTGTCCGGTATTTCTTGCATTTGATATTAAAGCCATATGTATTGTAATTAACAATACATATAGAAATCACTGGAAATTAATCCGTGAAAACCCAGCATCTTTGACGATCTCAAGACGGGTATCAACCATGTCTTTGAGTACATCCAAGTGACTAACAACCCAAACAAAGTCAAAATTACTCTTCAAGAATGAGAACAAATTAGCCATGGCAGACAAATGATCACTATCAGCACATCCAAACCCCTCATCAATAGCAATAAAGTTAGGACGTGGTAGATTGGATACATTGATCAACGCAACTCTAATAGCCAACGAACTCACAAACTTCTCTAACCCACTTGCCAATTCCAAAGGCCACTTCTTGTCATCGTAAACAATGTATGCCATAATGTTCTTGCCATCAGTCTGAAACGAAACGGTAAACTCAACAATCTGATTAAGTATGTTGTTAACCTCAGATTCAATACCAGGCAACGCCTTAGAGATAATTTGATACTGAAGTCCATCTCTGGAAACGGCATCCACATAATAAGTGTAAGCATTATGAATCTTTTCAGTCTCCTTCATTTCAGCAATCTTGGCTTCAATCTGAGACTTCTGATAGGTCCAATTGTTGATCTTACTCTTGGTGTCGGTAATATTAGAGTTAACATTACGAATGTTAAAGTCGATGTTCTTAATGTTTGCCTTAATGTCATCAATCGCCTTTTGAACCTTAAGATTCGATTCAATAGCGTCCTTTGCATCATAATATTCTTTAATCTTAACTTCAATCGATTCCAACAAGTTCTTTTCCTTTACAATCGTATTCTCACGTTGTAATTGAAGATTTTCAAGATTAGAAATATTCTTGGTTAACGTTGTTAGACTGTTAAGAAGATTTCTATACTCCTGAAATTGATTAGCAACAGTTTCAACGACACCCAACTTGTTTTTCACAGTAGTCAGTTTTTCAATCAGACCTTTAGCTTCAATCTTATCATTTTCAAGATCTTCTTTAGTCTTGATTGCATCTTGAACAAACACGTTGTTAACACAGAATGTACAATTTGGATCATACTTGTGGTTTTCAAGTTTCTTCAACTTATCCAACTTATTTGTAACAATCAACTTCTTACGTTCCAACTGTCCTTCAATGTTAGACGCTTCCAATTTCAAAGTATTATACTCCGAATACTTGGACTCAATATCATCAGACTTGAACTTTTCAACCTTGTCATTGATTGGCTTGATGTCATTCTTCAACTTCTCAATGTTGGGAACCTCGGTATCATACTTCAACTGTTCACTGACGATTTTTCTGTCGGTATTAATACGTTGTGTTTCCAATCCACTTATATCAGTAGTTGTGACATTCACCTTGATCAACTGCTTAGTTGTCTCAGCAATCTTCTCATTTTCAACTTCACGACTATCCGTTAATGTTTTTAGTTCTTCGTCCTTTAAACGAATAACAGATTCAGCATTATTGATATTGGTAGTCAATGTCTCCAACTCTGCGTTGTAATCGGTCTTGGCAAAGTTCTTCATCAAGATTGCCCATTCACGCATCTTGTCATTTGCCAGTCCGTGCAACTTATCAAATATAGTAAGTCCCATAAACTGTGCCAATAGATCCTTACGTTCAGTCTGACCAAGATCAATGAAAGAACCAGTCTTACTGTTCTGAATACTCAATACAGTTAAAATAAAGTCATCATAAGTTCCAACATAATCACGAATCAAATCGTTAGTATTACGACGTGCTTCACCGTTGAGTTCAATTACTTGACCCTTTTCTTCTTTCCAAAAACGTACATCAACCTTGACGCTTCCTTTTTTATCAGCGTGACCAATACGTTCAATAAAGTAATCAACCTTATCAATTTCAAAGTTAAACTTACACTTGAACGACATCTTTTGTGTATTCATTACGTGAACGGCTTTAAAAGCACGATCACACTTGTCAAATATACAAAAGGATAATGCCGAAAGAATACTGGATTTGCCACTTGCGTTTGCAGCAAATAGTCCCACAACGTCTTTCATTTTGCTAAAATCAATTACATTACCTTCGCCGTAACTGAACATATTATCAAACTCAAACCGTTTTGGCTTCCATCGAATATTCTTAGCGGTTAAATCCTTGACAATTTGATCATTCAACTCCTTGTTGATCTTTTCAACCTCACGAATCAAAGAGTCAGGAATATTAGTATGTTTATCTTGAAGATATTCCGCAATCAATTTGTTCTGATACGAAATATTTGAAAGACCGTGAATATTCAAATTTGGAACCGTTGAATTGTTCACACTTGAGGCCAACTGGTCCACACGTAGATAATTGATATCAACAATCTCAGTATGTTCACGAATCTGTGAGATGACCGTCTTGAGTTCAGTTGCAACCGACTCAAATGCTTTGATTCGAAGCGTGGTTTTCTTTGGAATATCCGTCAAATCGGTAATCAAAGTTCCTTTGTTAACCTCGACAGTAAAATATCCATGGTCGTTCTTTACCTCAACGTGTTTGAATTTGAGAGTCTTCAAATCCCAATAAACAAACCCATGACCTTTCAATTCTTCACCATGGTTCTGTTGAATCAATGAACCAGAATACACAACCACGGGTTTACGAATCTTTTCATCAATAACGTGATAGTTCTGAAGAATCTGATGACGATGAATATCACCCAACAAAATAATTTGATGTCCATCAAACAGTTCGTTTTTGGTGTTACTCGTAACTTTATACCCAATGTCAGTTACAGCACTATCAACTGGTCCATGATATAGTCCAATATGATAAGAAGTGTTATTAACATAAATCTTGGGAATCTTTTCAAACTTAATATAATTCTCAGGTGAATGTTCATCAAATACCGAGAAGTTATTGAACAAGATATCACCCAACTGATACACACCAGTATCCTTTAGATAAAAAAGATTTGGGTGTTTAAGAGCGTTAACAATAGGACTCAAACTATCCAACCTGTTTTTGTTGGTTAGAGTTGCGTCATGGTTTCCAGCAGTAAGTATGGTTGGACGACGATCTGCCAAGTTTTTTAGAAACTGAGACGCAATTTCTACGCACTCAGGACTAAGATCACTCTTGTTGTGAAACACGTCACCCACCACACAAATAGCAGTGGTCTCGGGTGTCTTTTCAATTGCCTTATATAGGTTCTTGAACACCTCTGTATATTCCGCATGACGTTTAGTTAACAAAATATGAATGTCTGCCACGTGCAGAATATTCGTAAAGTTTGAAACGTCACAATTTAGTTTTGTAATCATATATTTTATAAATTTATCTTCAAACGAAACAAAGATTCGAAATCTAAAACGGGAGAGTTATTTATAACTTCCCAAGTCTTTTCAAATCCGATTTCCGATGGATCTTTACCATCAAGTTTTACCAACTTTGTTTCAATACTGTTCTTCAACAAAAACTCACTTATTCTAATGGAGTCTGATAAAGCATCATTGTCCAAAACAATATTAACACTTTGTACTTTATTACTGATCAACGCAGATTTCAACTTATTTGAAAGTGTTTTTCCAAACAAAGGAATAGCGTTATTACGAATCGAAATTGCATCAAATGCACCTTCGACTAATGTAATCGGTTGGTTGTAATCTACAAACATCTCAAATCCGATAATGTCTTTTGAGCCAAAACTGTTTACATATTTCATTTTAGCATCTTCAAAAATGCTACGAGTTGAGTAAAAGTTTAATTGACCAGATGCATCATATGATGGAATTAAAACTCTTCCATGAAATTGACCACCCTCACAGTACCCAATATTATATCTCAATACATCATATTTGGTAATGTTTCTCGACTTTAAGTACTGAAGTGCATGTCTACCAATCAAAGTAAGTTCGTCATCATAAAATGATCGATATTCTTTTGGAAGAACCAAGGGTACAACAGAAATACTCTTCTTCTCAGAAAAGATTTCCAAAATAGCGTTAATATCGTTCTGAGGAAGTTTTCGGTACGTCTCGGTATTTTTATAGATTTGACCAAGATATTCACCAGACAGTCCAAGTTTCTTGAACAACGTTTTCAGAGATGTCCCAGATAACCCACACACCCAACAATGATATTTGCCGGTAACTGTATTTATTTCCAACTTTCGTTTGTAGTGTTTACAGACGGGACAATAATAAACCGCGTCAGTACCCTTACGAATCTTCGCAGATTGTTTGAGCGCTTTATTTAGAATTGTTACGACTTCCGTCTGATACAACAACATGGGTATACTGTATCAGATACCAAGTCCAAATCAACTTATTTTAAGGTTTAAATAAAGCGCATACCACGGCATCGTACATGTCACCGTTACGTTCGTCCCAACTTCCCTTTTTCTTTTTCTTGTCATATTTGTCAACTTCTAAGAAATTGACGATGTTGGCTTTAACGAACTCCTTGGATTTCATGCCTTTGATTCTGGCTTTACCAAAAAGTTGTTTACGCATGGTGTTAACATTACATAGGTTAATTTTAACACCCATTTCTTCGGAAAGAATATACTCAAAAACCGCATTGAATCTTGCCAATTTGATGATGGTTTGTTGAGTTGTACGACCACCCATAAATCCACTCAACGCGGCTTCCATATTAACAGATGTGATAACATCGTAATATTTGGTTGATTCCAGAAACTTTAAAACAAAAAAAGACTTCTCTTTGGAAGTCTCTAAATGTGATATATCTAAAAAGCCAGCGTCAATTATTTTACCGTTTTCTGAAACTGCCCATCCAACGGTAGACGTACTAGCGTCTAATCCTAATGTCATAACTTATTTTTTGTTTGATTATGGCTTGTACTTTGTAGTATCTTTTACTCTGTAAAATCCCTCGCCTGGATTTTTTGCATCACCCAAAACTTTGTCTTTGAAGTTCTCTTTTTTGTTGGTAGCCATACCAATTGTAAATCCCGGTTCAATGGTCAAATCTATAGAAAGTTTTGAATATCCAAAATCTCCCTGAAGACCGAGAATAGCAGTGTTTGTACCAGCTTTCTTGGCATCAAATGCTCCACCAGTTTTGTCAGAAGCGTATCTTTGTTCAAGACTCTTTGTTAAAGAGGTTCTTTTGATTTGTTCGGCCATAAATTTAGTCTATTGTTTATTATAAATATGATTATACGTCCCATTTAACCAAAAAATTTAGTGGATATTCACCAGTGTTTTTGATTGGAGACGACAATTTGGCTACTGCGACAAGATCAGACCCACTATATAGACCAATTGTTGTAATGTAGGGTGCCAAGTAAGATCCTGTAATATCCAATGAGGAACTTTCTTGATATGACAAGAAATCAGACTTAATACTAGGTATTCCATTTGTGTTAACATATTTTGATGTCTTTGATGTTATATATGAAACTACATCCGAAAGAGTTGTTCTTGTTGAAAATGGATTAATTAAATTATTGTATGCATCAAGACTCAATGATCCTATAAAGAACTTCCATAGAATCTTAGCGTCTTCGATACTCACTTTTCCATCACCGTCAAAATCAAACTGTGATTCAAGACTAAACAATCGTGGTCTTAAAGAAGCATATTGTTGTTTCAAAGTATACTGTCCGTATTCATAATACGTTTTATAATATTCAAACAAACTACGTTCTGCACTATTTTCAATAACGTATTCATCCCAGAAAGTATCATCCTGTTCAAAATTAGGATTGCCCGGAGTGTTGATATCGACAATATACAACAAAATCAAATTGATGTCTCTAAAGTCAACATCACCGTTACCCAACAAATCAAATGTAGGTTTAATAACATCTAATGCGGTAGGATTGGTACTAATATTAAACTCACCAGAATCAACAACACAAATAACCGACTTTTCATTGATTGTGTATTTACTACTATAGTTGATATCATACTTGTATTCGTTTGTATCAGTAGTTTTCAATACATTCGTAAATTGTGAACCGGTGTTTGAAAATACGATTTCACCGTTCTTGTAAAAGATGTTACCAGCATGGTAATTTGTTCTTAATGAACTTAATGTAGAAATATAAGCATGTCCACGCATGTTTTGTAGCGTTGACTGTGCAACCGATGGACTTACAACAAACGAATTGCTTGATGTAAAATCAGACATAATAAACGGAGAACCAACAACAATTGCAGTATCACTGATTGCTACATCATATCCATATGACATGTAAGGATATCCAATCGCCTTCTTTTTATAATCATATGTTACCGGTACAACATTCGAACCGGTTCTTTCAAACAATATAAATTGTCCGTTAATGACTTGAGTGTCATCGTAAGATTGACTAATTGAACTAGATACGGTTGATTTTACAGCTAATGGATTACTTGACGATACACATCCAACAATAATCTTGTTATTAAACGTATCAACCGATAATCCCAATTTATTTTGTTTGAGAGTATTTTTATCACCAATATACTTCTCAACCAAATCCCAATAAACTTGTCCACTGTCAGCATAAATACCATTAGCTTCGGCAGTATTTAATGCACACTCGGTTTTCTTATAAATGTATACGGCACCTCTGTCATATTGTGTTGTGGATCCACTAAACTCATAATAACTTGCATCATACGGCGCACCAATTACAATTGTATCACCGTTAATTTGCATGTCAGTACCAAAACCATCCGCCGACTTCTTAACATACTGATACGAGTTTACATCGTCAAACGGTACCTTTTGTGACCCCGTAATTGATGAAAATGTATGTGTCAATGACCATCCACCAGATTGACTTTCAAATAAATAAACCTTAGGATTTTGTATTGTTGGATCTTCTGATATCAAAATTGAATTGGTTCCAGATTTATCAATTTTAACTAACGATCCAAAAGAATTACCAGCGGTGACCGCATCAATGTAAGTCGTTGGAGATCCGGGTATCGATATACTATTTGATCCTGTAGTATAACTGTAAACATATACTCGGTCATATGCATTTGCACTCACCGTGATATATTTAGAATTAATCGCAACTGAATGACCAAAACTATTGTAAGACGTATTAATAGGTGATGGTATCTTTGATACACTTAACAATGACGCTGCCAAAGTGCTGGCATTAGATGAAGATTGATTTAACAAATATACATCGGCCAAACTAGTATGAGAATATGGCGAACCACCATATGACCCAGTAAAATTTTCATTACCAATTATAAAAATGTTATTACAAACATCAAACGCCAATCCATATGTATCTTTTGTAATTACACCAAATCCGCCGGTTCCACTGCTACCTCCAGTTCCACCTGTACCAGATGTACCATATGCTTTCATGGACTGTGCAGTTCCATAGTAAGTATACACACCCTGTGTCGAATTAAATCGGTATAAATCGATACTACCTGTTCCTGCCTGTGACGCATATTGTGGATTTGGATTTCCAATTGCAGCAAACTTACCGTGTGCTTCAACTTTATATCCAAACATTGTTACTGGTCCAATAGTTCCATTCATAATATCAATTTGTTGTCACATTCCAACCTTTAGCAATTAGGTTAGTTTTTGCAGTAATACCCGCACCTGTAGGTGTAGCATTTGTTCCACCATCTAGTTTGATTATATAATTATTTGTTACCAATTGTGTATTGGATACTCCATTTGCATCCAATTTAATAAGTATGTCATTAATTGCGGCAGCAGTTAAACCACAACCGTCGGCATACATCATTGTAGTATTTGACAATGTAGCAGGAAGATTCAAAGTTGTTACACTCGGTGAACTACGAATATAAATCCACTCAAGTTTTGTACACGTACTCAAATTCACCGAAGGTAAAGATGTATTACCAGCGCTGACTTTTTTCAAATTGAGGAATGGTGTACAATCAAAAGGAACAGTAACATTACAGTTATACATATCGACCCATTCCAAATCGGTCAATCCACTAAACCCTGTTGGTAACGCCAATCCTGTGTTTGCGTAAAGTAACAACGTTTTCAACTTGATATTGTTTGTCAAATTCAATGTAGTCAATGAATTTCCGTTTGCAGCCAATATAGTTAGTCCTGTATTATTTGTTACATCCAATGTGGACAAATTATCATCTTGACAATACAATTCTCTCAAAACTGTATTGTTGGTTACGTCGAGCGTAGATAGGTTGGAATTTCCACTTATTTGTAAAATAACCAGAGCAGTTAATGCACTAATATCAAAAGTTGCACCAACCAAATTACAGTTCCAAACTTGTAATACATTCATAGCAGTACAAGTATTCAATCCGGTAATTACAGTTAGATTAGAATTCAAGTACGTATACAATGTTGTCAATCCAGTATTACCAGTAACATTTAATGATGCAATATTGTTATCAGCGACGGTCAACAATAACAACGGTGTACGTGAACTCAAATTTAATGTTCCGGACAAATTATTGTTTCTGAAACTTATAATTTCCAAATTTGGAAGATCAGATATTGTGATTGAACTCAACGATGGATTATCCTCCAAAAGTAAATTCTTTAAGTTAGTAACTCCAATACCACTAATAGATGTCAATGATTGATTTGAAATCAGTAAACTTTCCAACGCCGTATAGTAATTGGTGTTTGATATCGTGGTGATTGGATTCGTAGTAGAATTAATTTGTATTGCTTTGATATTTGACACATCTATCAAAGTCTTGAAATCCGCAAGAGTTACATTTGGATTTGAAAATAAAATTGTACCACCATCTGTACCCCAATTCATTAATTGTGTTGAAGGAGAATAATCCAATCTATCCGCTGGATCAGATGCAATAATAGTCTTGGTTTCAGTATCAGATCCCGCAGTGTTTGTAGCAGTCAATGTAACATCATATGTTCCCTTGACCGTAAATGAGTATGGATTAGGCGACGGATTTGTTGTTGTTTGCGCACCGGTGCCATCATCCAAATCCCACGAATATGTTAACGTACCAATTCCCGTGCTAGTGTTGGTAAACGTTACACCCAATGGGATGTCACCTGAAGATTTATCGATTGTGAAATTAGCAACAGGAATCGTTACGGCTGCAATTGTTACATATCCGGTCTTTGTATGTGTTGCACTACCACCGGCATTTGTAGCAGTTAAAGAAACAGTATATGTTCCAGGCGAACTATATGTTTTGGTTGGATTTTGTGATGTGCTTGTGGTACTATCACCAAAATCCCATGCCCATGAAGTGACTGGATATGATGGATTACTTACTGTAGTACCATCAATAAACGACAACGAAGTTATTGTAGCATATCCAGTATTTGGTGTGGCAATAAAGTTTGGAGATGGTAACGGTATGGCAACAACTTCAATACAGTTAACTTTTGTTGTTGTACGTATTCCACCGCCACCGGTACCTGTGAGTGATACGGTATATATACCAGATGTACTGTATGTTTTGGTTGGATTTGCAGACGTACTTGTTGTTCCATCACCAAAGTCCCACAGATACGAATCGACATTTGTTGTAATGCTTGTGAAGGTTACAGTCAATGGAGTGTATCCATCAGGAGGAGTAAACGAAAAGTCAACTGTAGGTACTGGAATAACAGCATTAGCAACCACATAATTTGTACGAGTTCTTGTTGTTGTGCCACCAAACCCAGTTACAGTTAAAGAAATCGTATATGTTCCCGGTTCTGTATAAACATGAGTAAATGTTGTAGATGATGTAGATGTATTACCGTCACCCAAATTCCACAAATACTCTGTGGCATTACCTTGTACGGCAGGAGTGAATACAACTGACAGTGGAGAAAATCCAGACAATGGTGAACCAGTAAAATTCACAGTTGGTGGGGAATATACATTTGAAGTCAAATCAACATAATTGATGAAATGAGTACCATCCACATACAAGTTGCCATATGTGTCATCAAAGAAAGTATAAACTTTATCCTTAGAATAATCCGTAATAACAACAGAATCTCTCAAAATAGAGTCACCAAAATAAACTCTTGGTAAAGTTATTCTGATGCAAGTGTTCTGTAATATTTTGAATACCTTATCGGTATCAGTTGTTTCCAATCCAAAGTTCTGAGCAATGTTTGGATTGTAATAAGAATTTTTAACTAATTGATAAACAAGTCTCTTATAAGATCCGTTGGAGTTTTGTTCAGCTGCAGTAAAACCATACAACGCCGCCGAAGCGGAGTCATAAAAGTTATAACTACTACTTACAAAATAACCTTCTTCCACCGTTTGTATCGAACCACTGGAATTTAATGACCATGACTTGTTCGAAGTAAACGGTGTGCTAAAAATTTCATTCGTCTGAATGTTCTTGATCATCTTCCATTATAAGTATAATCCAACAATGGATTTGATCACAATCCGATTGGATTTTAAACTAAACGATTAAAAATCAAGTCTGACTTTAATCAAAAGTTCATTGGAAAATGTCTTTTGAGCAGGTCTACTTAATTTAGCAATCGCTACCAATTCGTTATTGTTGTTATACAATCCAACGGAAGTTGGATAAACCTTAGGATCAGTTAAAAACTCTGTCTGTATAATATCACCACGTTGACGAATTTCACCGGTCACTTGATCGTCTTGTGCACGTTGATATGAGAACGTAGGATTGTTTGTATAATTGAAATCACGGTTCTTCACACGTACAAAGTAATGACGTGATGGAACGTATTCACTACGTCTTACACGCATGTTGTCGCCTGAAGATTTAATTGCGTTATATACGGCTTCTTTATACAATGCATTTGAAGTAGCAGGTACTACATTTCCAACAGGAGCAGTTGTTCTTGTTGCAGAATTAGGAATTGTAATTAAAGCATTTGAACTAGCAAGACCACCGCCCCCAGTGTTGGTCAAAACATCATTCAAAAAGTCACAATTCAAAATCACAATACCAGACTTTGGAAATACAAGGCCAATTCCCGTAGTTGGATGATATTGTGCATCCGATTTAGATCCAGTATAGTTGTTACTGGATGAAAGGAATCCGTTTGATGTTGCCATTGTACCGGTATAAGGACAATATGATGCTTCACCAGTAGTCTCACTATATTGACCCAAAATCAAATTATAATATGCAGCAGATCCACTTTGTGTGGTGATACTGGAATCATCAATTAAACGAACAAATTGATTACTTACATCATTTTTCAAAGTTATTTGAAATTGACCCGGATCAATACCATCTCTGATCTTCTGAGAATTGTAAGATAGTACAATAAAGTCACTGCTCAAACTCACACTTGTTACACTAGATGCGGGAGTACTTTGTGATTTAACAGAAAAGTCTTCACCGTTATTGATAGCATTTACGTATTGTGTATAAATAGCCTTTGTTGGTGAAACTTTGATGTTGGTATATTCGTCGTAACTGGTTCCATACCCGTTCTTATTTCCATATGCAACACTTAGAATAAGATCGTTGGAACTAGATGTGGCTGCCAAACTTGGATATACGTCCAAATAATAGTAACCGTTATATACATCATATCTGTTAGAACCAGAAATGGTAGCTTGCAAACTGCCTGATGCAACCGCACTTTGAGTTTGATAGACAGATCCGTTACTGAAAATACCCGTGGATACTTTTGTAGATCTTCCTACTACAATATCAGACTGTTCAAATTGTTTATAGATCATATGTTAGGAAATTCTTACAGTGACAGGAATAACAACGGTACCGCCGCTTTCATTACCAACCACAGTAATTGTTGCGGAGGTTGTTACTGTCAATGATGTATTTGGCACAAACTTAAAACGGTTACCGACAACTACCTGTGAACTTGTACTAATCAAATCATTAGCAAAAGATGGAACTGTACTAGTAGTTGTATTTGCAGCATTGGTTTGATCAACAATCAAAGTACCAATCTTCTTATTGGACAAAATGGCAGTGTATCCAAGTGTAAGATTATATGCTGGGTTGGTTGTTGGAGAAATAATATTGTCAGACTTGTTATCCTTTTGAACGTCGATGGATTGAATATTCAAACTGATTACTGGTATAGATGTCACGCCTTGAGCAAGAGTGACCAACTTATACTTCATTGATTGAGTTTCGTCAGACAAAGGTTGAAACACTGGCGTATTTCTGATAGCAATATCATAATATGCACTACCCTGTGGATGGTTTGGATTATATAGACTGTAATCAACTTCATCATCTGCCAATGCAAATGATGTAATATTTAGATTGCCAGTCTGAGCCAAAAGCTCTCTACCCCTCTTTGTAAGGACCGCATCTACAGTGATTGATTTGTTATCGACGTATGCCATATGTGTTTGTCTATAAGTATTGTTTTAACTGTCTTTTTGTTTATTATTTTTTATTGAACTGTCAAAACTCCGTTGTTTCCAGTAGATACAGATGTATTGGTTACAACTGTACTGGTTACTGGAAGACTTTTATCTGGATTACCACATTCATCTACTGTGTAATTAACAGTTTGTTTTGATTTTACAAAATATCCATATTTGACACTATCATCGGAAATTACCTTAAATAAATCCCAACGGATAGGATTGTGTCTAGTTCCAAGGAAATTCTGAGTGGATCCTCTAAATGGAGTTGCTAACTCATATGGATACAAATCATATGCTTTCTTTGGAGTTACAATCAATTTGTTGAGAACTTTAGTATAATATTGAATTGACCCATTGTAATCATACTCAGCCACAGATGAACTATATGGCAACATCCAAGTAAAATGAGGTACCGATTCCGATACTTCAGTTCCCCTAGAACTGCTTAAAATATCAAAGTACATAATACCAAACGATGTACCCGTATAAAGATCACTACTAACCCATAATTCTTCATCAGAGGTAACGTCGTTAATATAAGAATATCCCGCTTGGAAATTCTGGAAATTGTTGTTTATCAACAATGATTGAGAAATAGGAACTGTAGAAATCGGTTTCTTATCAATGTACTGTTGATACAAACTAGAATTCTCAGTTTGATACTGATCATTTCTCCAAACGGTTATGTTTGCAGCCGAACAAGACTGTATTAAATTGGAGTACTGAACCGAATCTTCTATAATTTCAGAACGGATCGGTTTTGTAGGAAACTTAATACGTTCCAGAATAGTTGGCTCAATCAAAATACCGTTCAACAAAATATTACGAGCAGCAATAACGTTTCGAATGGATTCAAATATACTTGAATCAAAATACAATTTGTAAATACTTGTAAATTCTTGATACAAAATTCTACCACTTGCTGTAGGTGAACCGTCTGCGTAATACGAAGCACGCATGTCTTCAAGAATATCATAACTTGATGAAAATTCTTGACGTGGATCTCCCAATTCACTCAATACATTTTTATCACCAAAATATCTTAAAATCTCTTCGTTTTTACTTGAAACGGGTGACATGAAAATACCAACCAAAGGAGAATCAGTATCACTGTCAAATGGAGTACTCTTATCAAAAGGCGTTAACGCTGATACGGGTTGATGATCTTTGATCGAAATCTTGTTGTTCCACAACAAGTTAGGACCATAGTTAGACAACCTGTAAGATTGATTAACATTGTATTGAATGAAGTTATATGGGAACGCTGATGACGTTACTCCCAAACAAACGTTTGCGTATGGATACAACGAACTGGTTGAATAACTTCCAGAATACATTGATCGAATAACCAATGTATCGTCATATAAATCAGGGTTATTCTCAATCGAACTATATGTTGTTTCTGCGCCAATTGATTTGGTTGGAAGATTATACAAATAGCAAATCAAAGTTCCTGACTTTGATTGATATTGATAGGTTTCAACCGAAGTACTTAACTGTCTTGGATAATTGTATGCCAATCGTAAATACAAATTATTTCGGATATCATCGTAATCCGACTCATAGTATGAATCAAAATTATTTGCGTGTTCCTTGAAATTATCATCGGTAATAGGAACTGTCCACAAATTAATTTTATCAATAGATCCACTAAACTGCGTTGATCCAAATCTTAAAAACTTTGAAGACCCCTCACTAAATGCAACGTTTTGATCGTATTCAAATATATCAGATTTAGAAGAAATCAATCGAGCATCTCCATTTTCATTGATTTCAACAAACAAATCATACTTTGTAGGTATATGATTGATATTTGATGACCCAGTATACAATGAAGAAATGTCATTTCTACGAATCATCACACTATAAACATTACCATCAAAAATTGGCAACAAATCAGAAGACAGTTCAGCATCTCCAATTTCAAATACGATTCGACCATTATTACTTAGAGATTCCTTGTACGCATAAACTCTATAATCATAATCAGATGATGAATCTGGGAACTTTCTCAACAAATCAATTTGATTCTGTTGTGCGTAAGTTTTGCTGTAATTATTACTGAACGCAAACTTAAACTCGACAGTTTGTATCGAACTTGTATATGGTGTTAAAACATATGACTGAGGTGACAAGTTTAACAAATATTCGTGTCTATCAAAAGTGTACAATGATTGTGAAATATCAGAGTAAGCACCAAACTCACGAACACTGATAATATCTTGAGGAACACCATAACAAGCCAACAACAACTTCACACCTTCAATGGTGCCTTTTGCCTTCAATATTGCAGGAAGACTATTCAAGATACGATTATTGATGATATTTGTTTTATCCGCAATAGATGCGTAATTTGTTCCAGCAATATAATTGTTGTTCAAACTCACATCGTTTACCGAAGATTGCATTTTCCAACCAAATGATGATAACATTCCGTCCAAAATTTTGTTTGGAATTACAGCATCGTTTCCAGTCACATTGTATGACAACATTGGAAACTTGTCGATGTAGATATAAATGTTATCAAAGTGATGACCGATCATTGACAAAAAGATCAAGAAATCATCGTTATTTGAATCCGACAACAAATATGTTGGTAGGTTATTTATTAAACTGTCACGGTTGTTTCTATCGTATTCATCCGCCTCATCTTCATATGACTGAGGGAATCTATCTACATTGTTGTATAAACTATTTGTAAACAAGTAGTACTCATATCCATCAAACGACAATTTGATATCGTTAATTTCTTTTGTTAACAATTCAATTTTATCGGTGATATATTGATCAGAATATGTAGACGCATTTAGTGAATCCAATGAAGATTGTTTTATCTTGATCGACTTGAGTTTGTTCTTGTAAATGACAATTCTTGTTTTTGCAGAAGAATAAATTACAAAGTTTTCAAAGTTAGTATAATCCACATCAATTGTAGAAAATCTTTGTTTTAAGATAAGATCAATATCTTCTGCATTTGATGCGTCAGATTGAGAATAGTTAACAGACAAAGATGTACGTTTATCATTAACCTTCAAATTAGTATTTGCTGGTTTGATTGTGAACGTATTGTACTTTGGAGTTGTAGTTAAAACAATGTTCTGTACGATTGGAGCGAGTGACGTATTGGTAATCCAAAACGTACTGTTAACTCCGATTGTATTTGGCAACTGGTCTTGTAGTTTTAACACCAACGTGCCATCCGAGAAGACCTTAAATGACAAAATCTTGATCATCAAGTTTTGTCCAAAATTAATTGAATTTTTCAACGGACCAACATACTTTTTATCGTACTCTGTTTTAATGTCAATAAAGTACTGTTGAATCTGTTGATTGAAAATCGTATACAAGTAAGAGTAACAAATCAATGTGTCATTGTTATCAACATCATGAATATTCTTGAGTCTAATCTTAATTGTCTCAGATACAATCGTATCCAATATTTTTGAATATTGTTCCGATGTATAACACTCTGCATAATTTTCATACAAGAATGTTTTGATATAATCGGCAATACCAATAAATCGAATATCCTTAGACAAGTTATTGACAGAATTGGCCGGAATGACGAAACCATTATATATTTCGTTCATCAACTTATACAATCCATCACCGCCGATGACTGCATATGCTTTATCGAATGTGTTTAAAATATCATCTGGAGTGCTGTTAACAAAATTAAGCAAATAAGTTTGTTTGAGATAATATTCAAAATATGGAATAACATCTCTGGCTTCAATTTTTCCGGTTACATAACAATCATATTCGCTCTGAAAATCAATTCGGTCTTGGTTATTAAAATTTTCCTTTTCAAGGATCAATGATGTTTTGATTTCCTTACGTGACGGTGAAATCTGTTTTATAACAAAACACTGTTTGTCATGTGTACCAACAATGTTTGACAAAAAGTTGTATACAACTCTATAACTGCCATTTTGTATACCGTATCTTGCCAAATCCAAACGTGGATCCAACAAAATCTTTGCATTCTCATACAACGTAAATGTTGGAATAAACTCGTCGTATGTAACAGAAATTGTATTATTTTGAATGTCTTGATACTCTAAAGTACGAGACTGAAACGTTTCATCTTGATAAATTGGTTGCCAAAGATTGAGATTTTCTTGTGAATCGAACACTGACAATTCAATATAATCATCAATCTGTGATCCGTAAAACCTTTCTGGTGACGGTGGAACCTTCTTCATTAAAGAAGAAATCTCATCAGGAAAATAAGATGAACTATTTACCTGATCAACATAATCTGTTGTGGTTGGAAAAGGATATGCCATATGACTATCAATATATATTACCGAAGACGGGTAATCTGTATATTTGGTCCACCACCAAAAAACTGATTTCTTCCACCACCACTTGCGGATGACAATGAAGATGCGGTTACACCATATGCAGTCTGATTACTTTCATTAAGTGCTTTTCTAACCGTAATAGGTTGTGAACACTTTAACTGTAATACTTCCAGATTATATGTACCTTCACCACCTTTACCGTCAAATATGTCAATTATCGCAGTATAGTTATTTGAAGAATTTGGTTGTTGACTGATTTGTACAGATCCACGTCCGGTCCACTTGATACTCAAATTGGTATTGTATGGACCAACACCGTTATTTGAAAACTCACTTACAGTACGTGGTAATGTACCATGATACTGTTCATTAGAATACGTTACGGAAGTTCCACGTAACGTAATACGTAAGGTATGATCAACATTACCAGCAAACTTAAATATGGTCGTTGGATTAACGCAGTCTTCATTAGGTGTAACCGCCTGAACATTCATAATTGTGGGTTGAATACTTACCGGACATCTCATTGTAAATTCCCACCCGGTTCCATTAATAGGAGCCAATACAGTAACAGTTGCTACTGATGGTGTTGATTTTGTTTTCTGGAAAGTAATTGTGGAAGCACCTTTACCCAAAATTTTAGCATCAGGTAATCCATCTTGTTGTAAAGCGTTTTTCAAATCATTTGAATAAAGAGTATCATCACCACGATATCCTGTATCAGCTACTATATTGTTATCCCATTCAACAATAAATCTATCCGGCACACCACGTGCATCACTGTTAAATGTAACTTCACCTATATCAGTTCCAAGATCAACGTATATAACGTATCTTCCTTTACTAAATTTTTTATTCGTTACAAATCCACCACATTTAACATATTGTTCTTCAACTAGTTTCAGTATATTAACACTAGAAACGGGAGTTGTAGATACAACCTTTGCCGTTTGTATTATTGACAATTGTTGGGCCGGTAGTACAGAAGGTGGTGGAGGTGGTGGTACAGGCGCAGGTGGTAAATATGTAACAAATTCCAACGGTGGTGAAAATTGAATATCCGCCTGACGTACACATTGTTGTGGAGAAGGTATTAATCCTTTTTGAGCACCAACCAATGTAGTTGATTGCGTAGAACTATTATTAGTAACTGTTGTGGAATTATTTGCGGTACCAGATCCCAATCCCGTTGATGATGCGTCCGATTGTACTGCTTCTGATGATTTCAATGGCAAATAAGGAAATACAGTATTGAAATCGGAAGGCAATTTTCCTTCACCCGCTTTAATACGTAATCCAATGATGATATCTTTACTTGCAGAAATCAAAGCGTCTTTACCAGACGAGTTGGCCATGTTTGACAACTCGGATGTTAAAGTGTCAATCTGAGATTGTAATTTTGTTTTCTCAGATTTTAATGTTGACACAACCGCATCTTCTTTAACTGGAATATCTTTGAACTCTTCAATATCAACTGTATATATGTTTGATACTGAAGTATTTTCGTATACTTCTCTTGTTAATGTGACAGACAAATACTTCTCAGTTGAATCAACAATAACCAAATTACCAAACTCGTCAAACTGATTAGCATATGATCCATCACGTTTAAATGTACTTTGTGTTTCTGTAATCATCTTATTACTTTAAAATAAGTATTGTTGTCAAACACTTCTACAGCACCATTTACTTCGGTCTTGATTAAAATCTTGAAATATCTTTCTTGTGGCAAAGATGACATGTCCAGCATAAAATAATTACCGTATGCGTCACAACTCAACTTTGTACCTTCATCAAAATCAATAATAACTTCCTCGGTTTCAGTGTCCTTGATTGAATACTGAGAGTCAGTTGGTAAATATTTTGGTGTTAAAAATGCAGTTTGTTGTGTTGCTTTAGTAAAATTCTTTAGAGGAAAACGTTCTCTTGCAAACACGTTAATTCTAGCAACGCTGTCACTCTTGTATTGTTTCTTGACATTCTTTAATATCACTGACAATTGTACATCATTTGTGATTGGACTTAGACTTCCTGTCGTATATACACTATCATCATATACCACGTCCAAATAAGGTGTATAAATCGTATTAGTTTCTTTACTGTAGAAGCCTAGGTTTCCATTTGAAATATTTTGGGTGTTAAGTTCTTCAGACGTTAACAAAATGAATCCTTCATTTGGAATACATCCACACATCCAAGACTTAACAATTGGAGTTACATCCATTTTAATGTCAGATGCTTCATATCCAAAACTCTGTGATGTAATCAAAGAACTTCCAGTTGTCAACGTAGAACAAAAACTTGATGTGGGAACCGTTGTCGTATTTGGAACCGAATAATACCACGTACCACCACCATTACCAAATGCAATTGATTTATTAGACTCATTAGTCAAATAATCATACAAATCAACGCTTGGGTTTGAAGGATACCAACGTGTACCGTCTGTATAATCTCTATAATTCCAACTTGCACCGGTTGTAGATCCGTTGTCAGCAAATCTTCCATCACCCATTTCCCAACTTTGACTAATTGGATATGAATAAATTGTGTATTCTAATGGAAGTTCCTGTTGTTTCAGAACCTTCATATTGAGTACAAATTTAGGATCGGTAATATCCCCGGATGAAATAGAGCTTGATACATCAGATACATCAAACTTTAACATTGCTCGACTAAACTTTGAATAACTTGTAAATGCAAACTTGGGGTTATAATAAGAATAACTACCAGATATATCACCGTCTAAATTTCCAGACACACCATACAAACTACCAGAAAAAACGGTTACAATACCGGTCAAACTTCCTGATACTGTTCCACTCACAGAAGATCCAGATAAACTTCCAGACAAATTAGTTACGCTTCCACTTACGGATGTTAAAGATACTGTCTGAGTAGTATACGAGGCACCGTTCAAAGTGGCACTTGATACATATCCAGACACGCTCCCAGTTACATTTCCGGTAAATTGTGATGTGGTGAAATTAGCACACGACGATGTTACATTGACAGATCCAACCATATTTCCATAAACCACCGTAGAACTATCAGAATCATCTGACAAAATTACGTTGGTAGTACTGCCAGAAAAGTATCCAATCAACGACCCATAAAAGTTTATGGTATTGTTAAGAAGGTTGTCGTTGGAATCCAAACTGCCAGATTGATAATTGGTTACAGATCGGCTACGAGCGGCAACACAACTAATATTAACCAACTCATCAATACCAAAATTCTTATTTTCAGAATTTGATAAATTGGTTATGTATGTGTCTTTAGATGGATAGATAAAAATATGCATATTATACGGCTGTTGCTTTAATGTCTACGTCTGGAAACTTCAACTCAAACACACACGGATCAAGTGATGGATATACAATTTTATTGACCGTTGCCGCATCAATGTTGTATTCAACATCCGAATAATTACCGTTTCTGGATGTTAAGTTGTTAATCCTCAGTTGTGCAACCGACTGTACACCTTCGATTCTAGCAATCTCCAATTCTAACTGACTCAAATTGATGGGTTGATTGAATCCCCACAAATCAATATTAAAAAAGTCTTTTACTGCCTGAACGCAATTCGATAAAACTTCTTTCTTATTGAAATTGTTGTATGTTACAATCTTAAATTCAACTCCAACATTGATGATATATCCATCAATCAAATTAATACCGTCAGTCATCATACGATAACGACTCAAGTATTGACGGAGATTATACAACAAAGCTGAATTTGGTTTCGTTAAGTTTTTATTTACGTCATAACTTAACAAGTAAACATTAACTGAAAATGGATTTTTTAGGTTGCCACTAATTTGTCTATTACTTAACACTTCATTTTGTTGTGTCAACTCACCATCCACAATGGAATTTGCATTGAGATTGTTATCAGAAATTACAGTGGCTTTTGCTACAGATCCAAACTTGGATGGCATAGCGTAACAACGTGCGATATAATCGTCTGCGGTCACTACACGATTTTGTGCAGCAAAAAATGCAGTGGCATTTTGTTTAATTTCGTCATTTGATTCTGGTCCATCACCACCGACAGCAGGTATATTGTTTTCGGCTGCCAAAGAGTTTCTGACCACTTGAAACAAATTCTGTTCTGCGGTAGACATCACGGAAATGTCGTTTTCATACTCAACACTGACAATTTTGTTGATATCTCCAGTTTGACTATTAGATTCTACACCACCACCAACCAAATATTTGACAGTGAATTGCGTTCCTTGTCTAGGATATACACCAAATGAGTCTGAATTGACAATGTTTGATGGATCAATGTTGGCATTTAAATTACCAAGATTTGATAAACTAACTCCTAAAATTTCTGCGGAAGGTATAATTATTTCGTCATTAACACCATCATTACCGGGACCAAATTCAAGATAAGTCAAATTGTTTTGATCAATATTGGTGACAAACTTACGTTGAGTCCGTAACAACTTAACAATATTTGGAACAGAGGATTGATATTGAATAAAACGATCATCATTCAAAGATGTATTCTCATACGATGTTAACACAATATCTTGTGCGAGATATTCAACTTCATACCAAGAAACATTATCCTGATCACGTACATCTAAAATTTCCAAGACATTCGATTCATCCAAAAACAATTTGTAGTAAGGAACATTCTCATTGACAACAAATGTCTTTGTTACAATTTGTCCAGAAATGCCATTTGCAGTTTTCTTAATCAAAAAGAACTGTGGAATTCCAAAATCATCTCTGGAACTAACTGTGATTTCTCTTGGTGAATTGGACGTATCAACTGAAAAGTCAATGACATCTGTTGTTACAAATCCTAATCCATTACTGTTAATAAGTTGCATTCCAGCCTTAATTCTAAGGGTATATTTTTCATCTGGAATGTAATCACCGTCGTTAGTTTTTATTGCCGGTACCAACTGATATACATCAAGGTTTGTCAAAGACGGACGAGAAACCTTGGGTTTATAGCCAAGAAACTTAGATAATGCCAATACATTCTTACGTTCCTCAGTGTATGGAAACAGACTTTCTTTGAACTGTTGATCCAAATAAAAAGACAAAACATCACCAACATACGCTGCCATATCGATGAAGATTGTTCCCGGTGAAGAATCAGAAAAGTCCTGATAATTCTTTGGAAAATACGTCTTGGTATAGTCGATAAGATTTTTCTTGAACTGTGAAAAATCCCTGTTCAAATAAGATATGTCCTTATTTGTCAACGGTTTAAACGTTTTCTGTGTTGTTGATGCCATAATTAGTTATTTTCCAAAAACATTTCAATTTGTGTCTGATCATTATTCACAGAAATAGTCAAATTGATGTATAGTCTATAAATATCGACATCTTCTCTTTTTAAAACCTTAACATCAATATTGTCTATTGTTGCCATCGGAATCCAAAAATTAATGTCGCTAGTCAATGATTGTTTAACCCGTTGAGATAAAGTCGTATCGTTTGGATCAAATACAAAACTATTCAATGAGTGACCAAATGTAGGTTGCATACGACGCTCTCCCTTCTTGGTACTCAATAAATTACGAATGTTGTTCTTTACCTGTTCTAACGTATATATGGTTTGATTAAAAAATCCCCCACTTCCGTTTTGAATGGGTAACGTCAACCCAATTGGATACAACGTAGTCATATTACATCATTGATACTGAAGCAGATGTTGTTGTACCACCAGACTTCTTTTTATCAATCGCCTTCATCAATGCAGAATAATTTTTTGTCAAAGCTTGTGCCACCGGAGCAGGTGCATGATCCAAATTGTCCATCACAGATGGTGGTGACGATAATGACGATGCAACCATGTCACCTTCTCTTGGAATACCACCCACAGTTTCATTCAATGCTTTGTTTAAAAGTTCATTTTGTGTGTACTTTTTGAACTCTCTTTTGACTGGCTGTTCCTTAACAATCGGTTTCTTCGATGCACTAACCGTTGTTTCTGTGACTTTCTGACTCTTTTGAGTGAAAATCTCAGCCATGACTTCTGGTAACGCGGCACGGACTTCTTCCTGTACCATCTCTCTTATTAGTTGTCTCAATGATTCTTTTGTCATAGTAATATTAAATATCAAATTTGATAGTGTAAAATGACTTATATTTGAATTTGACTTATATCGGAAACTTGTCTTCCACGTCTGTCAAAATTGTTAAATCCACCCGGAACACCCTCGCCTGTTTCAGTATTGATACTAACAGGTTCGGCACCATCAGTTATTTTACCACCATTTTGACCCGGCGCATATCCACCACCAGTCAAAAATACACGTCTACTCAATAATGTTGAAAGTCTTTTTTGGAGTTCTTCCAAATCAAATAACTGAACCGGTACTTGTGTAAAAGGTAAAACTGCCCCTCCAGCATCAGGATGTGAGTGATAGTACCAATGAACGTGAGTTTTTAACCACTCACACAAGTCAAATAACCAATCAACAGCGGTTTGTCCAAGTAACGCTGGTTCATTAGTTTCGTTATATTGACCCAAATAAATAGCAGGACTGTTAATTACTGTTTTTGTATTTGTACTAATCACTACCTGTTCATGTGCATCTACGGTATATTCGCTGTCGGTAACAATAGCATATCTCTTCTTAGAAAAATGAAACGTTTCGGCAAATCTACTACTTAAGATTATACGATCCGTGTTAAGGACATATTGGTCCTTGTTCAATATTGGATAAGAAAACGTAGTGGCATTATTAGGAGCAAACGCAGTTACTTCTTCTCCCGTTTGATCTCCTGACACTCCAAACATCTTTTTGTAACATGTGGTTACATATTTTGAAATCGTACAACCGGACGTAATATGAATCGATGTACCGTCATTGTTAATATCCTCCAACAAATAACCACCAGTATTTCTTTCTGGGTGAGTTAAATCATCTTCATCAATTGGAGTAATTTTAGGTAATTTTGGATGTAATTGAATTTCTTCTGTCTTTTTTAACGGACGTTGACGGTTCCTAAAAATAATCATAGGATTACCACCACCGACTTCATATTTGTTGTTAAAAAAATTATTCTTTTTCTTATTACCTATGTTATAATCAAAATATCCATTTTTAAAATTGTGTGCGGGATTGTTATCATATGCTTTATCATTTTCACGATTATCGTCATATGCACCAAATCTTATTGATTGTCCAAACCTACTCTCTATTACGGTATCGCCTTCAAATCGTCTCAATGATCTGATATTTGGATTATGAAGAAAGTATCTTCCCAATGCTCCTTCAAATCCATATCCACCCTGAGCACGTAACTTACTTACTGGTCCTTTATAATCAATAAACGGATCCGTATCGCTTTTGTATTCCTCACGGTTACCCATATTGGCACCATAAGTCAATTCAAACGCTATATCAGCGTTGTTGTTTACAAAGTTCTTATAGTTTATTTTGCGGGTGTAATACAGATTGTTATTGTACTTAACCACACCCACAATTTCATTAACCAACGGATATTCAGAGATATTATTCTCCAAAGGCATTGCCCATGACAATCCTTCCTTAGGCAAGGTTGTTTGAGAATTCAATAGACGTACTTTTACACGTCCTATCCATGTATAATCATAATCATCAATAGAAGGTTTTTGACCGATGTAATTTTCAGGCCATTGATCCGGATCCAAATAGTGTCCATTTTCTATAATCTCAGGATGAGATTCGTCCAAAATAATATCCAACACCACCGCTGGTTCATATTGAGGAGTGGATGCAACATCTGTTAACAAAAATTTAAGATCACGTTTTGTTGCCAAAAGATTTACATCTTTTGACTGATCCATTGCGATTGGAGAGTTTGTACTCATATCAAGATTTGTTTATATTTATTTGACCGCCTGATTTTTCAATCACTTTAATTTCTTGCATAATCTGACGTTTTTCTTCTTCGGTCAAAAACCCTGTCATTTCTCCGTCTGCACCAACTGTTTGTCGGCTCATGATACGTTGAATAACCGCAGCTAACTTAACTAATTGTTCGTCATTTTTTACTTGAACATCCAAATATTCCTTTATCAAAGGAACAATCATCAAAGCATCATTTGCAGTTTTAATCATCGAACGCAAATCACTGATCAATATGTCAAGTTGATCCCGATTGTTCTCAGAATTCTTAACTATATCCTTACACAAATCAGAAAATTTCTTGTTTTTGTATATTTCAATATCATTGTCCATATTCAGTACTTACTGTTATAAATAGAAAAACCACCCCTTTTGGAGTGGTTTTCCTTATTTTATTTTAGCAGACTACTAGAGGTTGCCATTATTTACATACGACTTGGTGATATTGTTCTGATAGTTTTTCATTCGATTAATCACCTTAGTAATCTGTTGCGTCTTACATGAAGAAATCTCACGAATGTACAAGTACAATGCCTTTTTGTTAAAGGCATCAATACGATCACTGTTGCGGAAAAGTTCAATCACCGCATTAGCAATATTGATATCACGTTGTTTGGTAAAAATCTTACCCACATTCTTTTCCCAATAGTTCACCATTAGTTGAAGAAACTCACGGTTTTCTTCTTCTCTATAGTGACAATCTTCGTGTTGCAACTTGTAAGTATTTTCACCGTTATCATCGCCTATTTCAACATGTTGGTTGAATCGTTTGTAATTACTATTATTCTGAAAAATCAGATAGTTCTTAGCAATAATACTGAAATAACTAAACGCCTTACCTTTACCGCTCTCAAACTTATGAATATTGGCAACCAAATGAGCAACAGTTTCCTTTTGTACTTCCAAAGGACTTGTCTCAAAATAACAGAACTTAAACGTGTTAAACACGTTTTCAACTAACTTTTCAAACGCATACTTGATCTTAGTATTGTAGATTTCATCACGTTGTGATTGATCATCACTGGTATTATATTCGATAATTGCGTCCTCAGTCTCGGATGTAAAATACATCTTTTCCTTGGGTTTACGAACCCTCTTTGTTTTCTTAGTTTTTGTGGTTTCGATAATCGGTGTTTCCGCAATAGTAACAACTGGGGTCTTAATTTTTGCGGAACGAATCTTCTTTGTCTTCTTTTTTACAACCTTGGTTACAGAACGAACTGGTGTTCGTTTGGTTTTCTTCTTTATGATCTTAGTATTCTTCTTGACTGTCTTTTTATTAGTTTGTTTCTTTGTCTTGAACATTGGAGTTAGTCCTTTGATTGAGTTTTTCTAGTATCAAATATAAATCAGAAAAGACTCCGCCTACATCGTCGTCCTTTTCAAAAATCTGTTTATCATCAACCAACTTTATTTGACGATACACCTCATTTATATCATCCTTGAATTCTACTATCCAACTCTCATATATGTCAATTTTATTTTGACAATTATATGTCACATAACCAAGTATCACAGTTGTTGCAACAAATAGTCCCAACAACAAACTTAAAATAATAATCATAACTTTTATTCTTCTTCCTCGTTCTCGTCTTCTTCTTCCGTACAATAGTTTGTTAAATAGATCAACGCTTCATCAACTAAATCCCAATCTTTTGTAGTTTTGGCTTCTTTTAGAATTTGAACGATTTCGCAGGTTTCTTCTTGACTCATATACTGTTAACAAAATTATTTTTAAGTCTGTACGTTTATACAGACAAAATTAAATAGTATTAATGAATGTAAACGTCAAAAAAAATTGATTTATCTCTGTACGAAATATCTCTTAAAGAAGTCATCGCCCTGATTATCCATCTTTTTGAGTTCTTCTTTAGTTATATTTTGCAATTCAGTTTCGTCGATTTTACCGTCGTTATTTGTATCGTATTTTTCAACGATTTGAGTTGCCTCTTGTGTGTTTACTGGTTCGATTGGTGTAATAGACTGTTCAACAACAGGTGTGGTTACAATCTTTTTGGGTGGCTCTTCAATTGGTTTTGGTGTCTGTTTCTTATCGTCCGGAATATAAATAGCGTATTCTTTACTAACTGCCATGTTGTATGCCAATATCAACGCAACCGCTAGTGGATCGAATACAAAAATCAATACTAGAATAAACCATTTGACGACTGTATTTAAGTTCATATTCAGCTCGTCCGCAACAAATTTGAAAGTCTGAATGTCTTTATTAGATGCAGTGTTCAACTTAAGATCTGCAATCTTTTTGTCAATAGTATCTATCGTGGCAGAATACCCGGATGACTTATCATTCTCCGTTTTAATGTTTTTGTCCGTTTGATCAATCAATTCCATAGTCTGATCTTGTACCTGACGAAACTGGATTGGATTACGTGCCAATAACGCATTTGTATTGATCTCACTTAATCTGGACTCCTGTGTTTTTCTTAATGCTGATAATGAATCAATACGTAATTTAACTTCATTGATTTTTGATTGTTCTTGTTTCTTTTGATCTTCCAACAATTTGATACTGTCCATCATCATAGTGTATTTGATAGAAGACTGTTGATATGCACTGGTAAGATATCCAAATATACCCAACGACGTAATCAACATAAGAATGAATACCGCACCACATAAATAAGATTTTAACATCCATTGGGACTTTTTCCAAAATCTATATAAGAATGATGTTGCAACCAATTTACCCAATTCAAGCGAAGAAGCCATCACCATAGCGGCAATAGACGCACCGGAAAACAATAATCCGATACCCCAAATGGAGAAAAAAGCGGCACATCCAGCAATGAATAATGCTGAAAAGCCAAGTAACAGATTAAAGTTCAGTATGTTTCTGTTCATAGTATATAAATATCAAACAAAGTAAAAAACCCCCACCTATTAGGGTGGGGGTCACATAACTTATTTGTTTATTCACTTCACAGTGATCTTTTTGACATCTGGCTTAACCGGCTTAACCTTAGGTAACGTAATGGTTAACATACCATTTTGAAACTCGGCTTCAACCTTGTCTTTAGAAATATTATCACCCAAAGTAAAACTTCGACGAAAACTTGAACGTTTCAACTCACGACGTATGTACGTTCCAGTTTCACCAGAAACCTTATCTGGTACGGTTAACTTGTTTCCTACAACAGTCAAGACGTTAGCTTCAAGTTCGACATTTACATCCGATTTATCCAGACCGGGAATTTCAGCTTCAATTACCACACGATCTGAAAAATCAATAACATTTACCTTTGGATACGATCCCTTTTCAAAAAAGTCCACACCAAAATCTTGCGTGAAGTTAGGGACGTTAGCAGCGAAGAATTCATCGAAGATTCTATCAAATGGAGTTAAAAACTCATCACGATGAACTGCACGAAGTGCATTTTTATTGATCTTACTTAGATTACTCATATTATATTTCCTTTCGTTAATAGTCCTTTTGGACCTATTATCTCTTAATCTTTTGGACTTAAGAGGGTAAAACGCTTTGTCTTACCAAACAATATATAGTGAAAACCTAGATAAAATATTCAGTTTTGTTGGAAAAATCAAACTCTGGAATCCATATATTCATAGGACCATGTACCCCAAACGTATTTCTTTGTAGGTTCATATCCACTGTACATTCTCTTGAGAATTTACACGCAACTTCGTATGGTGCAAATACACACCCATGTTTTTCATACAATAACGCATTGTGAACACATATAACAAGATCCTCAGCACAGTAACCATTGTTGTGATGTTTATAGTAATCACCATGCGTTGTGGCAACAAAAGGAACATATTCTTTTGTAGGAACTTCCAAAAGTCTCTTTGATCTAAAAGAAAATCCTCCATTTCCAACACGTCGTGTGACTCCACTCGGATCTAAAAAATGACCTTCAATTAAAGGCCATGGTGCACCAATATAATCATAATTGTAAAAATTATCATCCCAAGCATCGGCATTAACAATAAATCCATCTGTCTGAACTATTAAACAATATTTGGTATCAATGTATCGATGCAAGTCATAAATCATAAAATGACTATATGCCTCCGTGGATGTTAAATGTGGACAGTGTTCTACTTTAATCCCGTCTTCATCAGAAACAGTATATTCATGTGTAATGAATTTTGCATCTGCAAATTCCATTTGATTCATACAATATCGCATAGACATCAACGATTGTTGAAGTCGTACTGAAGACACACACACCAAAGTTACATCGTTCAACTTTTTCATAAATTATTTTGCATTTGATGTATAGTTCTATCAAATTCATCCAAAATATACAATTTACAATAATATGACTCTTGCGTTATTACACTAAAATTAACAGAGACACTTGGAGAAGATGGTTGTTTCAATAACGTCTCAATTAAATTTTTTTCTAAAATTTGAGACACCATTAGTTTATGTTTTGAATTATATATTTCAACTCTCAAAGAGTGTGTATTATCACGATATAATACAGATGTATCAATAACAACGTTCTTGGTTATAGTTTTTAAATCGGAATAACTATTGGTTTTTCCACACACATAATTTTGATTATATGGTGTTGGTGCATTTTTTCCAGATAATGTATGTACAGAAACAGTCCGATCTAGAAAATTAATACCGGAATACCTTTCGTAATCTCTAATCGATCTAACTGATCCCATTTGATATGTCTTAGGAATAGATACATTCACGTCATCTTCCATCTGAAATAACACTCTGTTTCTCTTATGCGATTGATTGTCACGTTCCCACCAAGATTTTTCTACAACCGAGTGTTTTGTTAAATCGTGATCATCCCAATGTTTTATTCTAGCAGACCGTGTATATTCGTGCCACAAAACAACCTTATGTGGATGATACAAATCATAACCATGAGTGAACGCACGAACAGCAATGCTTATTTCTTCGCCATAAAAATAATACTCAGGATCATGTGGAACTTCATCACAAAAAGATCCATCAGTAAATGCAAAATGAGCAGAATAGAATCTTGCAGGAATAGGCCGAGTTAGTTTATCATGATCTGTAATCGGATTTGGTACGAATATTACAGTGCCTTCATCTGTAAACGTATGAAAGTCCATTTTCCAAGGAACTTGTTCAAAAGATTCTTTGAGTTCAAATGGATCAAATGCAGGCGCATATGTGGTGATAATAGGCTTCTTACTTCCCATATCAACACACTGCGCATACATTTCTTTTAATAAGGTATCCCATCCCTGTACAAACCTGTGATGAGAGTCTAATTGTAATGTGTATCTTTCTCCGTTATAGTAACGTTGAATCAAATTTCTTGCCCAACATGCCCCTTTACTTTTATAGTAAGGAACATCGATGATATTGATGTTTGGATAGTTCTGTAAAAAACTTAAATTTTCAACATCATCATGTTGCCAACAAATACAGAGATTTAAATTTTCTGGATTATTGGCAGTTTCAAACATATCCACAATGGTTGGTACCAATTCTGGATCTCTATAAGAGGCTATTTGTACAAAAATTGATTCATCGTTCATAACTTAATTTTCGAGCTTCCACATATCATATTCACATCTACATGATATATAGTCAGCAACGTGAAGTAGACGCGGCAAATTTGTCTTCAGTTCATGTTCTGGATTATATGACTTCAAATATGAAGAGTTAGCTTCATGGTACAAACCATCAGACAACTTGATTGCCAATGTCTCCTTCCAAGTACAAGGAATTTGATATTGTTGTAGAATGAACAACGCACGATCAACCACGTCCATATATTGTAGATTGGGGTTGAACTTAAAAATCTCACCACGATTCTTTCGATGCCAATCGCTCTCTTGAATCTGATAATACTCGCCCTGTTCCTTGTCACCCAACTTTCCAAGATCATGATGGATGGCAGAAAACGCCAACTCTTCATCAGTGAAGTCGATAGTACCACCACGGGCTTCATACAACTTCTTGACACCAAAGGAAGTAGTCAAAACATTCATGATGTGGTCAAGGTAACCACCAACATAAGCGTTGTGGAAATGTTCCTTTGCGCTCGCAGGTGCCATGATGGCACGATAACCGTACTCATTCTCACTATACAGGTATTGCAACTTTTGAAGTCGTTCACCGGAGAAGAATTTTTCGAGTTGTTTTAGAAATTTTTCGTAATTAGCAAAAAGCTCTTTTTCAGTATAAGATTTTGTCATGAAATACATCCTATACTGAAAAAGAGAATAAGTCAATTTTTTATTTACGTGTTATAAAATTGCAACACTGCTCGTAAATTCAGCAGACCCGTATGGCGTAGTTAATAAAACTGATGTAATTACATCGTTCACGTTGATTTTAGAAAATCCCCCAGACGTTGTAGTATAAACAAAAACGTTAACGGTCTTATTATCATCATATGTTAATGTAGTTTGGTCATTTACAAATTGTGTACCATCGACATATACCCAATTAGAACTTGAATCTGGATGATCACGTAAATTAGTAACCGTTGGTGTTACCGTTGCTGGTGCAAAAACATACTCAATACTACTTGTGAATTCGCCATCCGATGTTACAACTGTAAAAGTTCCATTTGTATTTACATCGGTTGGAATAGAAAATCCAATTTGATTATTGTTATATACATAAACCGGATCACATTTTGATGTATTAAAATATATTTGTGTATCACCTGTAATAAAGTGAGTTCCAAACATGTATATCCATTGACCAGATGGTCCAGATGTTGGAGCAAATGATGTAATTGTAGGGGTGACAGGGGATGGTGGAACTGGTGTATTAACCGTTAATGTGGCAATATCACTTGTAGTAGTACCGTCAACATTAGTTACAGTTGCATTATAATTGCCAGCGTCATTCAATGTAGTCGTTTGAATAATATAAGTATTACCCGTGGCGCCTACGATTTCGACATTATCTTTGAACCACTGATAACTAAGTGGACCTTCATCTGAAACGTTAACATTAAATACAGCACCATCGCCCAGTAAAATTGTTTGACTGGATGGTTGTTCGATAATTATAGGAGTTGGCATATTTTAATATAAATACTAGTTTTATGTAGATCTTTTCAATTTTTTTATGATGAATCGAACTAAAGCACTTCTTACAATATCATCTTCATCAAACTTAAATGTATAAATTCCATTTTCACAACTTTCTTGGTCGTCAAATGAATTCATCATTTTTAAAAACCCACTTTTTCCATTTATATCACTTTGATCCGGATCGCCCAATATAAATACTTTGCTAAATTCACCAACACGTGTAACAAGGGTCACCAGTTCTTTGTATGTCATGTTTTGAGATTCGTCTGCGATAATACATCTAGCATTCCAATTTAATCCTCTCAAAAATCCAATGGGGATACTATCAATTCGTTGTTCTTTTTGAAGAGAATCAATACTGGCTTTATTCGTCAACTCAGACAACTTTTCAAGAAGTGGTTGAATGTATGGCGCCATCTTTTCATCAGCTTCACCTGGCAAAAAGCCAAGTTTACTATCAGAACTTTCAACGGCACTTCTCAAATATAAAAGATCACTAACTCGTTTTTGATTGAGTAATAGTAACGAAGATAATATCGCCATATATGTTTTTGAAGTGCCGGCCGGACCACTTACAAACATCAATTTGGTGTTTTTGTCTAATGCGATATCTAAAAATTGTTTCTGTTTGGTTGTTAACTCTCGTTGATATATTTCAATCTCATTCTTAATTTTATGTTTTTGAGGGACTATTGGACTCTTATCTTCACCGGGTTGTTTTTTATTCTTTTTCATTCAGTTTTTTAGGTTTAACTGCATTATCCAATAACATTTCGACATGTTTTACTCGTCCACACAATTCATATTTTTCTTCTTGAAGATAAAAATTGTAAACATTTTGAATATTATCTCGAAATGCTTCTCGGGAAATAGTAATTACAAAATCGGAATTTTTAAAATTAAATACTTCTACCATCGGTAGATTTTTTTGAATCGCAAACTCAATAGATGATATAACACGTTCAGTTAAGTCCGTTTTATTAGACTGAACATACAACTCCAATTCTTTGAAATCAGAGGGCAACACAAATGGTTTATATTTTGTTTTACCTGCCATATAACACTAATAAATATCCTTACGCGTCAGATAAAACCAATAAAAAACGCCATCGTAAGATGGCGTTTGTAAATCGTAGTAGTTTTACTTGTTGTTTAGTTCTTCTTAACCTTAGTCTTAGTTTTGACACTAAGATCAGGAGCGGTTTGTGCCGGAATCAGATTGCTCAACTCAACGATTCGGAACTTGGCAGTAGACTTCCAAGAATTCTTTGTTCTATCTGAAGCGTACTCAAAGGTCTTACTCTTTGCGATCAAATCATTGATCTCCGCAACAGATCCAGCGTTCTTAATTTGTTCACGTAGTCCCATAACTTTTACCAGATACGATGCTTCTTATCATCCTTTTCAACCACCTCGACAACTGAGCCATCAGGCCAGCGTTTGACGATTGACTTCCAGTGCATCAGTTCCTCGGACGCATCTGCGGGGGTATCATACTCCGTATCAGACACTCGGAGACCACTACGTACAACTACATACTTCTTCTTTTCCATATGTGTAACTTCTTTATTTGTTAATGTTTGTACTACGACTTACACCATCATCATATCTCAGAATTTAAAAATGTCAACATCTTTTTACCAAACTCGATGATTTTCTCTGATGACTTCGTATCCATCACGTTCCGATAGATGCCAATGTCTAACAACTCTTCCCATTTCATCTATTGTTTCAAGATCGTCAGGTACTGTTAACACTCTCAAATCCGCTCCTTCACCATTGACACGTTCCTGAAGGAATTCGACCGCATGAATTAATTCTGGCAATGTCCGGTCTTCATAACAATAATATGAATGTGGTTCATCAACATTTAGCAATTCACATGCTATGGTAGACAGTTTATATCCACAATTTATTCCTCTTGAACGATTTACGACAATCTTCATATACATAAATATATAATTATTTCAATTATGTTTGAAATTTATAAGAACCACCATCAGGATGAATGACCACACTTTCATAATAAAAGGATTGCATAATATCATCCGTCGCATTATAGATAGTTACTCCGCCAATCGGCCAACTCATTTCATCTGGTGTATGTGTCTTATAAAGATAAAGTTTGTAATAATCTGGATATTTGGCAACTAAAACTCTCGTACCTTTCAACGTAAATCGGTCAACCTTACTATCATCTTTTACATCCAAAAATATCCAATGTTCTGTACTTGAAGTCTTTGTGACCGTCCGTTGTACCGATTTGAAATATTTACTATTTCCTACATCATATACAGGTTCATTTGCCTTTTGTTTTGGTTTTCTAGTAACCTTCTTAGGTTTATCTTTGTTTTTAGTTTTTACTGGTTTCTTCATTTTTAGTGCTTAGTAAAAAATTGATAATTAGTAATAATTCGATCTTAACAATTGCGTTGAATACAATTTTAATAGTTCAATTTCGAATAACAGTTTGAATATAAGTACCTCCGTAAAACAAAAAAACCAAAAACTTTCGTTTGTGGTTTGAATTTTCTATTTTGATAAATTAATTACTATTCTGTCTCTACATCAGCCGCCAATGGAAGTCCTCCAGCATCTTCCACAACCGCTTTGATTTCATTTTCCAACTCCTTGATGCGTTCCTTATATCCAGCTGCTACATCCTTAAAATCCTTCTTGGTATGTAGTAGTTTTTCAGTAAGTTCGTATACTTTCTTCTGTGCTTCTTGCTTTGATAATTTGATGTTACTCATAACAAACATACATATGTATTGTGGTATGGAAGAGGTAAATTTTCACGATATAAATATTCACAACCATCGTATCACAATCTGGGCAGATCGATTCGTTGTACTACGTCACCCAGAAAAATGTGATCTATACGAAGATGAAACTTGTCGTGAGAAAATGATCAAGTACCTAACCGACGAAGGTTACATTGATCCCGAAAAACATAACTGTATCGTAATTGATAGTTACATCGACTTTGAACCGGAATAAAAATGGTGGACGTGGGCGGAGTCGAACCGCCGTCTTCAAAAATCGTTATACATCAGACTACACGCTTAGATACTTTTCGTTACGTCAACACACATCTAAAATATCAAACTGTGTATGATCGGTGTTTGGAAAGATTTAAATGACAATCCCAAACGTATTGTCATCGTGCCTGATAGTTTACACTCATCACAATTATCAGACATCATTGCAATGAATGTGCAGCAACTTAGGCTGCGAGTGCCAAACCACTCTTCTTAGAGGTCTTCTTAGAAGTGAAGTTGTAGCTGATTACCTTGCTCTTCTTATTAGCAGTTAATTTTTTGATAGATGATTTAAGAGGCCAACTATCGTCCTCTACGTGCCTAACGTACACTAACTCCTGAATCGAAACCAGTACACGCCCATGAAAAAGAACACAAATAAATATCAGATAAATTCTCTCTGATATCCAAATTCATTAAATACATCTTTGTATAGATCCCACACAAAATCAAGTTCTTTTTGAGTATAATAACTTTTATAATCTGTCATTTGTGAATTCTTCGGATCCCGTCGCAATTCAAACGTTTGAGAATTGCCTTCAAACTGATAATTATTAGTAGTCAATCCATTTACCAAAGTGTTTGTGTGCGGATCTGTAAAATCTAAAAATGGCAATTTGTGCAAATCTTCAATCATATGTTCAACACGTATGTAAAAATCAGGTTTACTACTGTGTCTAATGATAAAATGTTCTTCAGACCTATCGTTACACTCTTCATTAAGATATTCTGAAAATGGTTTTTTTGCAACATAATTTCCAGTTTCTGGATCCTCTCCAAAATGACGTAAATGCCATGTTGATACTATTTTTGCATAAGGATTTCTTATATTGCATACTAACGTATAATTATCACACCCCGGTGGGATATCTGTTTCGTGTGTATATGACTCAGTAACCGGTATATTTAATCTATAATTATAGAATTTATAGTATGCAAGAATTTCAGATACAGATCGACTAGCAGTTCGGGTTGGTAACCACCATACTACTTTTAAGTCGTGATTGACATTCATTATAATTTTGGAGCGGGTAGCCGGAATCGAACCGGCACATCGACCTTGGCAAGGTTGCAGGCTACCACTACATCATACCCGCGCTCTTTAAATTTGGTGGACCGTAAGGGAATCGAACCCTTCCCTAAAGCTTGCAAAGCTCCTGTGCTACCACTATCACTAACAGCCCATTAATGTCACATAAATAGTATTGATAAGTCTAAACCACAAAATTATAATTAGGATTCTTTCCAACAAAATAACAATCCATAATTAGAAAAATTAGTATTACCATCAATTTTAAACCCACATCTATCAATTTTTTTAACCATTTTATCATACATGATTTTATATTCATTAATATTCATGAAATGATATTCAATTACCATTCTATCGACATTATATTTTAAATATGACTCTTCAATTCGGTCTATAATAGAATATTCGGATCCTTCACAATCTAATTTTAGAAAATCGATTTTAGAAATATTATTGTCGAATATATATTGCATCACATCAATCGTTTGAACACTGGTCAACTCAAATATGTCATTATCTCTAATATAATTAGAGTCTTGTTTTTTTATAGTATTGTCAAACGTTTCAAGACATGACGATATACCATCCGATCTAATATAAAAGTTTTCAACGTGTGTTTTATTACTCAATGCAATCGTATCAACTTTTACGTTTGTGAATTTATGACTGGCAATTGTATTTGATAATTTATAATTCGGTTCTATACTATAAACAAATTTAGCACCATCATACAAAGATTTATATGTAAAAAATCCAATATTTGATCCAACATCGACCACAACATCATTAGTTTTTACAAAACATTTAGGGTGATTATAAACACGATTACAAAAAATTTCATATAGTGGTATTGCAAGCAAATGAGTCGTCGTACATTTTAATCCAATATCTTTAAAATATCCACGTGAGTCGATGTTACTCAGATTGATACATCCATCAAAGTTTTCAACTTTAAATAAAAGTTCATTTTCATATTCGTCATACACTTCATATATTTTATGAACGACGTTTTGCGGAGTACGAACCCATAACAACTCATTGGGATATACATCAACTAATATATTAAAAAAAATTAACTTGGTATAACCATCCAACACTTTTACTTTAACTTTATTTGGTCTACCATCGTAAGTAAAATTTATTTTACAGCCGTTATCAGAAAAACTATGAAATGTAATCATAACAATTTATATATTATGAGTCAAACCCTTATCTTTTATTATTATTTATAAATAATTGCGTTATATACGATCAACTTTATGTAAATAACATCCATTGATTATCATATACTAAAACATTATCAATCACAATAGATCCAAATAACTTATTTTCAATTTTATTACGCATTTTAATATTCAACTCAAACTGTTTTGCTGCCCGAATCACATCATGTCGTACATCGTCCCAATACCAGTCATCGCCAAACAATACCATATTAGGACGCATCAATTGTTCATAACAATCTATTATTTCATTATAAGTTTCATTCTTATAGTGTGCACTATCCAGAAAAATTATAGATGGTAAACTAGATATACGATTATGATAACGCATTCTAGCTAACAATTTTATTCCAGTAAGAGATGTACAATTAATCGGTACAATTTTATTTCGATACTCGTAAGTATTTGCTAAAAACCGTTTGTAAATCGTAGGAATACCATTTTCAAACTGTAAAAACTTATATCCTTCACTCTTAGATTCCAAATCCCACATATTTGTGTCACCTGTAAATGGATCTATGCATACCACCGAAGAACTGTGTAATCCACATCTATTCAATGATTCAATAATCCGTATACAACTACCACCTACCATTGATCCTATTTCTAGAACTGACTCTGGTAAATATTCAGTAAACAAACTATCTAATAAAGCAGGCGTTACATTCGTGTGTGGGTATGAGTTGTCTATATATTTTATCACATCACAGTTTGTATACGGTGTGATATTATTATAAATCGTATGATTTAATTCTTTATATATTGACATACATTTTAAATATACTCAAATCAACTTCGTTAAACTTGATGTTGATTTTGTCACAACCCCAGTTGGTTGTCATGCATCTTTTTTAGCTTGATCAACAATTTTTTGTAATAAAATTGCGTGTTCCGATAATAAACCTTTCAGTGTTTATATATAGTGTACGTCAAACTAAAAATTAAATTGGATGACCACGACTTGCGAATATACGAGGATTTCACGAAAACGTTCTTGATTATCTGTTAACAGCTACATCAATATCTATCTCGTCAACTTCAGTCTTCTCCACCTCAACTGGTGGTGTTTTATAATTCTATATCACTAATGGTCAAATCTTTTCAACAATAATATTGTCTGTCACCGGTTTGCCAAGACATACTCTTGTGTTACAAACCATACAAATCAAATTATTCGTCATAACAGTTATTAAAGAACCCTTGATAATACCAAGTTCCTGCAATCTTTGACTAACAACGTTAACCTCGACTATTCGTCCTTTTTCACCAGCTTTTAATTCGGTTAACTTATATCTCTTCATTAAAATGGTTGCCCGAACTGGATTTGAACCAATACAAAGAGAGTCAAAGTCTCTTGTGCTACCATTACACTATCGGGCAATTAAAATCTACTTACTTCTTACGTCGATGTCCTCTAACAGTACTCGACTTCACTCTAACATAAGATGTTCCACCTTTACGACGAATCTTTCGAACCGTCGATTTTCTATGATGTGTTCTTCTCCATGTTGTTGCCATATATTTCCTTACTTAGTACGACGTTTAGCGTGAACCGTCTTCGAATGTTTGACTCGGACTGTCTTAGTTCCAGTCTTCGTCTTGATCGTCCTATTATGTCCCTTTCGGGAGTGCGCCTTAACTGATTTAGTTCCCATATATTTTCCTTTCTTAAATTGGAGCGGGTAGTGAGAATCGAACTCACGCATAGGCTTTGGAAGAGCTTCAGGCTACCATTACATCATACCCGCAAAATTGGCGGTTGGGGAAGGATTTGAACCTTCGGGGGCTTTAAGACCCCGGAGCTTTAGCAAAGCTCTGCATTAGACCACTCTGCCACCCAACCATAAATCATGTTTTATTTTGAACATTATATCCATTATGTTCAAGAACATCTTTACACAATTTAATAAAATCGTCAAGCAATAAATCTCCTTTTGCCATATTAGCATCTTTACACGCTAAACCCAAATTGTCAATATCACATCCACCACCTTTAGATACTGGTATTATGTGATCACAATTGTAAGTTTTTGGCTCTAAAAGATCTATTTTTCTGCCTGTCAAATAACATACCGGATTGTTTGTTATTTTTGTTTCAAATTCTTTAATTGAAAAGTCTAAACTTTTTCGTTTTCCTTTTCCTATTCGTCTACCATTTACAAAACTAAAGTTATCTTTTTTCCGTCTCAATATACCTTTTAAGGTTTTTCTATTTGATTTGTTTCTTGTTTTTGTTTTTTCTTTTTGACCAACACCACAATGGTATGAAATAGTTCCTTTTGAACACTTCAACAACTTTTGTATCTCTTTGTACGATTTGCCTTGTTTTCTCAATTCTAATATTAATGGTTTCACATTAATATATAGTTTGGGTTCGAACAAAAATTAATAATAATTATTCGAACTCGTTTTTATTTTCAAAGAATGGCGGTGAAGGAGGGATTTGAACCCCCGGTGGTTTTACCCACTGCAGTTTTCAAGACTGCTGCAATAAACCGCTCTGCCACCTCACCGTTTAAAATTGTCTACCGTTCGAAGCCGCCTTCATAGAATTACCTATGAGTCTAAGCGGAGTATATCTCCTCGTCCACCGTGTGGTTACGTTCAAACTAGCAAATTGGTGGGCGTAGTAGGATTTGAACCTACACGGATCGCTCCATGAGTTCCTAAGACTCACGTGTCTTCCATTTCACCATACGCCCGTAAATTGGTCGGAGTGACAGGATTTGAACCTGCAACAACTTGCTCCCAAAGCAAGTGCTCTACCAAGTTGAGCTACACTCCGATAAAAATTTTCAATGAACACCAAGAAGATCCAAATACTTTGTCTCCGGTTGTGGTAGAATTTCATCTGCCACAGTCATAATTGCCTTATAGTAAGCATATGACGGATACTGTTCCGTAATCTTCATGTTCTTAAGATACTCGAAAAGAACTTTATTGTCAACATCAATTTCCATATTTTTCTTTCTTTAAAAATTGGTACACGGTGAGGGATTTGAACCCCCGACAGCCACGGTGTAAACGTGGTGCTCTGCCGCTGAGCTAACCGTGCATCTCAATCGTTCATACATACTAACACCGAATCTGAAAATGTCAATGATCTTTTCAAACAAAAAACCGTTGATCTTTTGGACCAACGGTTTCAAATCTGAGCAATTGTTTTTTAACCGTTAGTCTAGTTTAGCTTGCGCTAGGGAGTAGCGATGGACTTGGTTGTCCACTGGCTACACTTGACTGTACGGATAAATTCATTATGACAATACATATAGTTAAATTTCACAAATGTACATTATTTTTGAACCAAAAGTAAGTTTTTTCCAAACCGTCCATCAAATTTGTACGAGGTTTCCATCCCATCGATAAGATTTTAGAACTGTCCATGATCTTACGTGGCGTACCATCAGGTTTGGCAGTATCCCATACAACTTCACCTTCATACCCCACAACTTTACATACAGCTTCAGTTGCCTCTTTAATGGTAATATCAGATCCATATCCCACGTTGATATGTTGATCAGCGCTGTAATTTTCCATCAAAAACACACACGCTTCCGCTAAATCATCAACATACAAAAACTCTCTCATAGGAGTTCCACTTCCCCAACAAACAACTTGAGAATCATTCTTGATTTTTGCCAAATGGAATTTACGAATCAATGCGGGTAACACATGAGAGTTAATTGGATCGAAGTTGTCCTTGATACCATACAGATTGCATGGCATAGCACTGATAAAATCACACCCATATTGTTGACGATACGCTTGACATGTACGTATACCGGCAATCTTTGCAAGAGCATACCACTGATTGGTTGGTTCTAATTCACCGGTTAACAGATACTCTTCCTTAATTGGTTGCTGTGCAAACTTCGGATAAATACAACTGCTACCCAAAAACAACAATTTGTTTACGTTATATACGTATGACGCATTAATGATGTTATTTTGTATCTGTAAATTATTGTATATAAAATCAGCTGGGTATGTACTGTTGGCAATAATACCGCCAACTTTTGCTGCTGCCATTATCACATACTCTGGCTTTGTAGTTTCAAAAAATTTATTTACAGATTGTTGATTGGTAAGATCCAATCCATTATGACCCACACCTATTAAATTCGTATAACCATTATTCAATAGTGTTCGCCAAATAGCAGATCCAACCATTCCGTTATGTCCGGCTACATAAATCTTCGAACCTTTATTCATAGTCTTAATGGTACATATCAAATAACATATTATTAAAATGAAAAAACCACCCAAAGGTGGTTTTCTTTTTTCATCCATTCAAACGTGGCTTGTCACAACAATTGCTAAGTTTTAGAATTTCATCAAGTGACTCTTTAACCCGAATAGGTTCATGACGATTCTTGATAAAAATCAAACTGTGAACCTTGGACGGTTCAATGTTAATAACCATATCCAAGTTAATCAAATTTGGATTATACTCACGTTGCTTAGCGTTACCGTCATGACTAGGATCAAGTACGTTGAGTTTAATAAAGTGTGCCATAAATTGTGTCTATAAATAGTTAACCGGCAATGACATTACATCATTGCCGGTTGTTTGTCAACTATTATCGTCTAGAATTAGAAGGTCAACTTAAGACCACCGGAATAAACGACGGTTCCAGAGAACTCACGATTTGCCCAATTATACTTGGCAGCATTGAAATCGTTATCGAACCATCCAACTTCAGCAAATGGAGTCAAAGTACCCCAAGCAAAAGTGAACGGACGAGCAACAGTGCCCTTAAAGCTAAGGGACTTGTAGTCATTAACGTATCCATACTCAGCAGCTGGGGTGACAGTCACACCATAAAACAAATTCTGAGTACGGCTAAGTCCAACGAACACGCCTTGCTGATTAAGGTCAATATCGAATGCACCACGAACATATGGAGTAACATATGGGTTGTTCAAGGCAACCTTGGCACCAAACTCAGTAGAGTTAGGAATACCAAATCCGCCAGCTTGGTGACGAGTAACATCAGCGGTAGTACGCAATGAAAACTTCTCGGTCAAACCAAAACTCTTACCAGCACCAAGTGTCCAGTGACTCTGATCTTGATCACCAGTTGGTAGCAACACACCACCAGCATACACATCAGCATACTTTAGACTCTTGATTGCGTTGACACCAACAAACGGAGTTCCCCCAGAACGAGAAACACCATTGACCACATAGTGGTTATTATAGCCAGCTTCGACTCCAATACTAGAGTCATTAGCCTTAGCGATTAGGGCAGCACAAAGAACTGCCAATACTGCGATCATCTTCTTCATATATGTTTATTTCCTTTCGTTACTACACTTTTTATAACTACCTTAACACTCATTAAGTTTGTTATAGATTGATGTGATTCAAAGATACACATTCAATCATGTACGTGGACAATATACCGTTAAACACCAAAAGTGTCAACGAATTTTTTCCAGTGATATATAGTTTTTACTTTTTTGAAAACTACGACGTTTTTTAGACCATATATACGCACAAAAAAAGCCAAACAACTTAATGTTTGACTTTAAATTTGGTACCACCGGCCGGACTTGAACCGGCACAGGATTTTACTCCCTGCGGATTTTAAGTCCGCTGTGTCTGCCTATTTCACCACGGTGGCACTATTAAATTGGTGGGTATGGAGGGAGTCGAACCCCCACGCCTTTCGGCGGTTGATTTTGAGTCAACTACGTCTGCCATTCCGTCACATACCCGTAAATCATCAAACTCATCGTGCTTCCTACCTACACTACGCCTCCTCATTGATTTGAGAGAGTGACGGACCTTGAACCCGTCCCTATGCGTTTGAAAAATGGTAGCCTCATGCAGAATCGAACTGCCCAGAACGCCAATCGAGCGATTATAGAGATTATAAGTCTCCCCATGCACCTTACATCTTGAGGCCACTAAATGGTAGCGGGGCAGTCCTATTAAATTTTAAAGAACCAAATTGAAATTGGGTCGGATGTATCTATTGAACACTTTATCCATCCGACAAACAAAGTGTACCATGTACTAGCCCCGCAACCAAGAAGTTTTTTAAGAGATCTTCAATACTCTAGGGGTTGTGGTTTAACCCTCCACCATGTTGTTTACGAGAAACAACCAAATTGGTAGTCCATAGGAGAATCGAACTCCTATTAACAGGTTGAAAACCTGCTGTCCTAAACCATTAGACGAATGGACCGTTAAAATTGGAGCAGGTCCGAGGAATCACACCTCACCAACTCACTAGAATGTGAGCATGCTCTCATTACATCTGACCCGCGTTAAAATTCTGGAAGGACTCCTGACTACCTTCAATTTTCACAATACTACATGCATTCGTCCACAGTCCACATGGTCAATTACTCCGTGTGTTGATGACTGGTGGGCCTTATTTTCCCCACAACGACCTACGATATATCAGATATTATATTAGCTACGATGTCGTTACGCTTGGATTTCGGTTGATCGACCTAGATCCGCCATAGACTTGCCACATAGTATTATTACTCATACCTTGCCTTGGTTCTTCACCTCAGCAGTGCGTTACCCCTATAAGAAGAGTTATTCCGCCACTAGAAATTGTCAAAGATCTAATATACCCTAGAGTATATATAGAGTGTTGAACTTGTCAACACAAAAAATTTGGTGCGTCCGGCGAGACTTGAACTCGCAACCAACAGATTAAAAGTCTGCTGCTCTACCATTGAGCTACGAACGCGTTTGTTTAAAGATCATCATCTTCGTACCTAGAATTCATACCACAGAACCTAGCAACCATCAAGAGAAAAATGATGTAAATTGTAAGTCCGATAAGAAGTCCAAGTGCCAGTTTCATTATGGATACATCCTACACCGAGAATGTTGTTCTGTCAACTGTTTTTGTGAGAATTTTCTTTGATCCAATCAAGACGGTGTTTGTTCACCCAATCTGTTAGTGCTTTTTCAAATCCAATATCAGCGTTGGCTTTTTCAGATTCGATCCACTTGTGTTTAAGAATTTCATCCCGTATCTTAAGATATTTTGCATATGAAGATGTCGGTTTGGAACTCATACTCAAATAAATAGTTGTTCGTAACAAAACCGTTACATTTGAATGTATAAATAAAATTGGAGTTCCGTGTTGGATTTGCACCAACCTAATGCTGTTTTGCAGACAGCCGCCTAACTACTCGACCAACGAAACATAAAGTGGGGTGTACGGCGGGATTCGAACCCGTATCTGCCAGACTCACAATCTGGGGCATTAAACCAGTTATGCTACATACACCATTAAAAATGGAGCCTCCAGCTGGTATCGATCCAGCGTTTCATCATTACCAATGATGTGTAATACCTTTATACTATGAAGGCAAAAGTGGTACTGCCGGTAGGAGTCGAACCTACAACCTTCTGATCCGTAGTCAGATGCTCTAATCCAATTGAGCTACGACAGCATTATAAATTGGCGCACCCGGAGGGACTCTAACCCCCAACCTTTCCGGTAGAAACGGATGGCTCTATACAATTGAGCTACGAGTGCGTTAAAATTATTAGTTATGCATATTACTACCAGCTCCATATCCATTTTGTAATTTTGGAGTATTTAAGATTTCATCTTTTGGATCTGGATACACACTGAAAAAATAATGAATGTCATCATTCTTTTTATTTGTGGAATATAATAAAAAATTTACATTACCATTTGGATGTCCTCTACCGTCAAATATATAATAATATTCAGGATCAGTGCCAGATAAGGCTGCTTTTGGCACATCTTTAACATATTTAAAGAACACCTCCGAAGATATTCTATATACATTATCATCATCACCTAATGTATTTTGCATCCACATAGCCGGTTCTGTAGAATCATCACCCAATCCAAATTGACATATTAATCCTACACAATTACCCAAATATTGTTCTTTTAGTAAACTTGATAATTTAATCATAACTATAAATATATCAAACTTATTTAAGATGGTAGGCAATCACGGTTCCGCCCCGTGGTCTTTCGATTATCAGTCGAATGCTCTACTATTGAGCTAAATGCCTATTAAATGGCGAGGGTAGCCGGATTCGAACCGAGCAAGTCTGCACAGTGACAGTGTGCTATGTTAGCCAATTACACTATACCCCCATTAAAATTAATCACCAACACGATAGTTAGCTCATAGGCATATTCGGTTATTGTTCGTCGTCAACAATAATCCCGCTATCTCTTTTACCACACGACCTGCTTCATAGAGTTGGTGAAATTGGTGCAAGTGATGGGATTTGAACCCACAACCTTTCGGGTAAGAGCCGAATACTCTGATCCAGTTGAGTTACACTTGCATAAATGGTTTTCCTAGGATTTCACAGTTGTTCTCTTGTTTCGTGCCCTACTCCAAGATCTATCTAGTTCCGCCAGGTGCACCGAAATTTTGGTATCACCTGTAAAATTTGTATCTATTATTGTCAACGAACGATAAACATCTTACCACACTTTATTGTTCCGTCAACAATATTCTTAAAAAAATTTTAAGTACTAACTGGTTTCTTTGGATAAGGTTGAACTGGTTTAACCAAGTTTGCCAGAATGTTCTTTCCTTCACTAGAGTTTGTACCGGATAAAATGTAAATATACTTATGTTTACCGTAATCAATCCGTAATTCAAACGGACTGTCAGGATTTGTTTTTAAATCACGAACTGCATCTCCAGCAGTTTTAAATCCATATTTTTCTATCTGCGGTTTTCTATTAACCCATCTATCTTCATTTTTATCCCACAAACGTTTTCTAGTTCTACTCTTACCTAGATAAATTGCGTTTGTAGCTTGATATACAGTGCCAGTGTGTCCTTGTTCACTATCAGACCGAGTAATAATTACTTTTACTTTAGGATAATTTTGTTTGATCGTTTTATTACCTAATCCAATTACGTATGATGCCAAATTATTTTTTAATTCAGGTATTTCTTTCACTTCTGGTTTTAGATATAATCTTAACAATTCTAATAATTCATTCTGTTTAAGTAAACTATTACCTTTATCATCCACAGCTATTTCTTGAAAATCTTGTGGCTTGGTAGTCTGTCCATATACAATAACCCCAACCATATCTACATTGCCATCAGGCATCTTGTACATCACACCATAATTAACAGTAACCGCTGTTGGATACTTCTTTAGATAATGTTTGTTTATAAAGTCTATAACCTCAGACTTACTCTTTGGTTCTAGATATACACTATCTTTTAGAGATTCTATCAACAAACTCTTAAATGTTATCATATCGTATAAATAGTAAACATTGAGGATTTCACGGGGGATAATTACTTCTAGAGAGTAAGTCCCAAACGGCTGTATAGCCTTACCGTTCCACATTTTATACTCCTTCACCAGAGGGAATCGAACCCCAGAGAAATGTGTCTATCTCAAAAATATATGAGTGGTAGCTGCACCCACTCTCCGTCTTCCCAAGTTTCTCGTCTGGCCACATCTAAGGGCATCCACTTGGATAGTTGATATCGGAGTATAGAGGCAATAACTCTTTGTTCAGATATGAACAATCCTTTACAAGTCTTGTTCAAAAAATGGCCCGATAGGTTGGTAACGCTCCAACGTCCCTTCGTCTTCAGCGAAGTGCTAATACTATCTCAGCTACTACCGGATTATAAATTAAATTGACAAGTCAAAGGAATCGAACCTTTTCGGAACAGCAGCATCACTGCTCCTTTACCACGCCCTGCGCACTAGCACCTGTCAAAGTAAATAACAGAGTGGTTTTGAACCAATCCCATAGAGAATCGTGCATCTTGCCTGGCGTCAAACTCCAAGCCTTCATTGCTAATTCGATCTATACACTCTGTCAAATCGTTTTTTGATACATTAAAATCTAATATCATCAGTGGAATCGTCAAATCTTTTCTCTAATGGAATTGGAACTCCATCGTCATCATAAGTAATCAACTCCGCTGATTTAACTTGATTTGGGTTAAAAACTGCATATACAATTCCTGTACCCGAATGAATTTTTCCTTCAAATCCACGATTTTCAATTTGAATAAATCCTGTGTATCCTTTGTTCTGAATCCATTCTCTTAAAGACAGCCACTTTCCACCATTTCGGAAAGCCCATAATTCTATAATAGACCAAGAAGATTCATCAATAGCTTGATATACAGAATCTATAACTTTAACTTTATTAGAGTCGTCGTATCGTCTATAATCTGGATCTCTCCACGCCCATTCATGTTCATATTCATCTGTTAATTCTTGAGGTATGTAGTGTGTTGGATTATCCGTTCCAGACATTCCGAATAAAGAGTATTCTGTTCCAGGCATCATTCCATTTTCTTTCTCTTTTTGAAGTTGCCATTCATAACATTTTTTTATAACAGATTTTAAAAACTGTTTCGTTTTTGAATCTCTCAAATCAAAGAAATTGGCTTTTAGATAAACTTTGTAAATTTTACTATTTTTACCGAACGACGTTGTACCTTGTCCTGTCTCTTTTTTATAAATTTCCGCATGTTCTTTATTATCAGTAAAATATAACGCTCCTCTTTTTGAGACTCTAAAATTGTTAAAGGATTTATCACCTATAACAGTTCCGTGAAATAAAGGTCCGACAGTATAACCTTTACTATTTGCTGCTTTTTTAACGTCGGCTTCATCCCATTGAGATTCCACAATTAGAGATTTAAGTTTAATCATATATCATATAAATATAACAAATCAAAAAAACTAATCTGCATGGTTGGAATTGAACCAACGGCCCGTGCTTATTCACACTTTTACGGTGTCATTTACCATCATAGTGAGCACTGATCTACCTCTGAACTACACACAGATTAAAATGGTGGGGAGCCTTTCAGCGCCAGATTTACAGTCTGGACCATCTCTTTAATGGTATAATACCCCGAAAAATTTAACGTCATATGTTTGTTTCACCATATGACAGTGACTGAGGTTCTTCTTTCACCGTTACGTTCTAGTTATCCTCACCTATGCACAGGTAGAACGGCTTTAGTCACTTCAGAAGATGGCTATTCGATGTTGGGTTACGGGATGACTTACACAGTCTAATTATAACCTACAGTCAGATATCTTGTTGTAGATCAACCCACTCACTCTCCACGACTGCCTCACTTGCAATTGAAGCATCTTTCTTCAGCATCGTGAGTCTGCTGACATCGAATAAAATTGGCTCCAGAGGAAGGGCTCGAACCTTCAACATTTCGGTTAACTTCAGCCTTGTGAGATTTGCACTCTCTATTAAATAGTACTTTATAGCCCACAGCCGAACGCTCTACCATTGAGCTACTCTGGAATTGAAAATGGCTCTCGGAAAAGGAATCGCACCCTTATCATTCGGGTAACAACCGAAGGTAATACTATTATACGATCCGAGAATTAAAAATTGATTTGAAAGCGTGGATTCTCTTACCACTACTTGGGGTGCGTTGCACTTCCGTTCTGATTTCAACAGACTCTCTTTCAAAAATGTTTACTGGATTTCACAATTGTTCCACTTACTAATCACAATCTCGTCAGACTGTGATTTTCAATGTCTATCAGTGTCAATACATTACTTACTACTTCATCACCTTTTATTGATCGGATTCGAACCGATACTTCCACCGTATCGTGGTGTTGTTCTACCATTTAAACTACGTGTGTGTTGCCTTCACCTAATGTATTTGAAAATTGGCATGGACGGTGGGTAACGCTCCCACATTAGGCAGTTTTGGAGACTGCTACATTTCTTGTCTGTCACGTCCATATTAAAAATGGCAGCCTCACTCGGAGTCAAACCGAGTTCTCCGGATTGAGAATCCAGAATCCTATTACATTCGTAGACGATGAGGCCATTACATGAGAGTTTTGATGGAACGCATCAACATCGGTCATCTACCGATACTCTCGAAAAAGTGAGCCTCCAGTCAGGTTCGAACTGACAAAGGATTATTAGTCCATTCTCGATTACAAATCGAGGCCGATAGCCAATTCCGGTCATGGAGGCATAAAAAATTTTCACTTACTTCCAATGGATTTTTCACCTATCGTTGGTAGCCATACTATTCCCAGTACGACCGGCGTCTCCTATTCCTTGGCCCGCCTCTACGGTGTTTTGATAAGTTCAAAACTTCAAAAAACTCAAGGACAACCGTGTGCCGTCCTTCATCATGTAAACACTCTATCACCGACTTCCCTCGCCGTCAACAAAAAACCGTCACTTTTTTAGGGTGACGGTTGATATTGTTCAAGAAAGGTAAAAGATGAGTCAGAGTACACAATATCAGCCGTCAACACATTCACAATCTCTTGTAAATGTATTCCAGCGTTTAATATTGGTATACAAATGGTTCATTTTCAAGTATAAATATACGTAAATTTCGAAAACATCAATTTATTTGTATTTTTCCACCTTTTATTACAAACGTATGTGGTTGTTGATCATTCAACTTCGCAAGTGTGGCAGGATCTTTGAACGCTGCACCAATCGATCCCATGAACTCTCCAAGTTTGGCTTGTAACGATGACAAAAACTTCTCTGCAGCACCTTTAACGTTGGCAACAACTTTCTTAACGGCATCTACACCACGTTGTATAATTCCAGCTTCACTTATTCCCGCCAACTCCATCAAACGTGGATGACTGTACTCGACACTTTCTTTTCTCCACAAATCACTACCTTTAGTCCACGAACTAAACTTTTCCATACCACTAAATATTTTATCAATAGTAGAATCAGGAACACCTTGTGTAAGTTGACGAACACGTGTGGCAAGATCTATCTGTAATCCACTCACTTTAGTGCTTGTAATGTCAACCACATCAACTTTGTCACGGGTAACATTATAACTTACCTGTTGTACTTTACTAATAACCACACCATTGTGTGTAAATTCACAATTTGATACAACTAATTGGTTACTAGAATTAGTTTTAACGGTTCCAGTTATTGTACCATCTTCTCCCAATATGTCATTAAAATCTCTAAGTGAATGGGTTTTCATAGAAACATTGGCCGACATCTGTGTTCCTTTAAATGATTGTTCCTCCAACATTCTATTCAACTTAGCCAAGTTAACGATACGACGAACGGTGTCATCACCTTTAAGATTCTTGATTTCATCCATCGCACTTTGAAAATCCGCATAAGCAGGATCATTCATCAAATCTGTAGGAGCAATACCATGATCCGCATGTGATATGGCTCTAGCACTATCTTTATCCAAAAATTGAGGATCATTCACATCCATTCCCATATCAGCTACCGCTTGACTAATTCTATCTTTCAACGTCTCATCATTCATGTTATTCAACCGTTCCAAATTATCCAGTTGATCACGTAGATCATCAGCATCACCCACGTTACTTGCATCCATATCAATACCCAACTTTTCAAATATATCATTGAACGCATCCGGATTTTGTGAACTCTCAAACCCAGCAACTGCACTTCCAATCAAAGTCAAAACCATCATCGCTAAACGAATCTTGATGAATGCCAACTTTGGATTCTTGGCAAAAAAACTAACAACCTTTCCAAGAATACTCAACACCAACCCCTGTTTCTTATCTTTTGATTTGTTCTTTAACGACTCAATAGTGGTTGCTAATTTATTTGCAGACGCTGCATAAATTTTTAAAGAAGCATCATTCAACGCACTACCGGTCTTATTCACTGCAAATGAAATCAAATCACTTGCCTTTTTACCAGCATCCTTAATATTAAACTCATTGATCTGACGACCCTCTTTCAACAAAAAAGAATAATCATAAAATTCATTAATGGCACGTTGCGTATCAACATCAATATTTTCAACAAGAAGAGGTTTTAACTTGATCATATATCATAATAAATATAATCAATAACGTGAATCCATCAAAGGTGCAAAGTTATTTCGTATTGTCTGTAACAACTCAATATCTTTGCTGACTACTCCCAATCCATACGAATTGGTGAAATTTAATTTTGGTTCTTGTATTTCATGAAACCATTCTTTCACCGAAAGCCATTCAGTGCACGTATCATGTAATAACACCACGCCATTTGGTTTCAAAAATTTTGTCCATTCACGATAATCGTGACTTACAGCATCATACGCATGATATCCATCAATATGTAAAATATCAATTGGCAAAGTCCAATCACGTAATGCATCATCAAATGACATGTGCATTATATTAACATTGAACAAATCTAACACATTTATATGCTTCATCACTTCAATTTTAGTCTTTTCATCTCGGTATCCAGTATTAGGATCTCCTCTGAACCAATCAATACCATATACAGTGCCTATTCCACAAACAGCAAAACTAAACGTACTACACCCAGAATCAACACCCAAATCGACCATCACTGATGGATTTTTGTAACGCATCAACCAATCGGCAAATTTACTGTGTCCCGACCATACACTGGGTACAAATTCTTTTATATAATTACACTTTTCTTGTATTGTCATTATTGTTTTATATATATCAATATGACCGAAAAAACTAAAAAGATTACTGAACATAACGAACTTATCGCAACCAGAGTACCACCCGGAGATAGATGGACACTCGTTTCAGACGCACGAAAAGTAATCTATGGCAGCATCACCGACGCTCTTGAAGCCTATTTCAACTACTGCCAATTCAAAGGCGAATACAGACTCGCCCCACTCGAAAGCAAACTATTCGCAATAAAAACCGTAGAGGAAGAAGTTAAGCCAGAACCGCCTAAACGTCTCAACCTCTACGGTGATAGACCCGAATAAGTTAGTTACTTTTTCTTCTTTTTATAAAACATCTTCCAAGCAGTGGCATACACCACGCCCAATCCCTTTTTCTCACCATACTGTTTAACAAAACGCTCCTTGTTGGCTTTAACCCACGGTTCCATGCCAGGAGGAGCCTTCTCTGTCAATATATCTTCTTCCAATTGACCACTCGAAATCGCCTCTTCCCATGTCTCACTCATATAAGGCTTCTCACCACCATGACTGCCACGATATCCATGAACTTGTCCCAACAAACCTTCCAACTCACTATCGTTGTTAACAATATCCTTCTCTTCTTGGGAAATATTACGATTCTCTATAAAATCGTTGACCTTCTCCGCATCTTGAAACATTCCTTCATAATGATCACCATTAGGATCTTGGTCGTTATCAACCATTTTCAAGTGAGTTTTCAACGAATCTTTAAGATCATTCAACCACTCACCAACATGATCCTCCGCAGAATCCATCGGCTCATATTCATCATAATCAACAGCGCCAATCTCATTAATAACTTCATCGACGCTCTCTCTAATAAGTTTCTTTAGTTGTTCTCTGTTCATAAAATTATTTCTTTAAATTTTCAAAATCCAGAACAAGATTTAGACGATCAATCTCCAATTGCGTCTTTTGTTTCAAAATAGGAATAACACGTTCGTAATACTCATCTTCACTTTCATCGTCTTTCTTAGGAACATAAAACTCCAATTCCTCAATTTTATACGATAATTGCTTTATACGTGCAATAATATTTACAGCCTTTGATAAAGTACTCGCAGGCTTCATCTGTGCCAACTTTTCATCGTCAGCTTTAGACTTTGCATCCTTATCAGCCTGTTGTTGCTTAAACTTCTCAGCAGCAGCACGTATCGCAGCGTTGTATCCCATGGGACTGCTACGAATACGACTCTCAGCGATAACTTGCTTGATTACCTCTTTCAATTCATTTCTCGTCATATGATTTATAAATATGACACAAATAATAAAATCCCTCTTTTTTCAAAGAAGTTCCACTCCAATTACATAACTGTTCTCGATATTCCTCAATACCTTGACTTTATCAGTACTACACAACTGTTGCAACGCAATGCAAACAAACTCACTGTCCCCACCAACACACGTCAGTTCCAAATAATCAAATCGTTCATGAATTATACATTCGGTCACACCATAATGCGTCTTTAAAGTTTGTACGATGGTCTCTCTCATATATAATAAACATACACCAAATCATAACCATCGTCAACTTATTATAACCCAGCCGTCTTGTAGTCCATCTTTACATCACCACGATCAATCAATAACTTGCGGTTTGCCATATGCTTATCACGTACACTTTCCTTGTTCTCACCCATATACTTTACAGCATAGTTCTTAGCAATCAACTGTTCATTCAATACTTCCTTGGTATCAGGATTAACAATCTCACCCAATAGTCTTCCAAACTTCTCACGCCCACTATCATCAGTACCCTCACTAATATGTGTACGTATAATCACCTTGTTCTTACACGCAGCCACAAACTTCTTACAAAAATCCTTGCTGGCCATTCCAAATACCTTCTCCACTTTGTCGCTGGTTCTACTCTCAGGTGTATCAACTCCCAATAAACGAACTTTCTGGTTCGTAAACATCACGTCAAAACCCAAATCAATGTCAACAACAATCGTATCACCGTCAACCACTTCAGTCACGGTAGCATTATATTCATATGGCATAATGCCACATACATATTATAAATATACCCAATCAATTCAACTTCTTTATCAGCTTGTGCGCAGCGTTCTCACGCATATAACGGTTAAAATCAACCACCATCTTACGACTCTTCAACCGAGCCTCAATCTCCCAAGGAGCAGTAAAGTAATCCATATGAGTCTCAAAAGTGTCATACTTCACACCGTTAAACTCATACGTCATATCAGCATCATTCTTGCCAAAAGCCTTCAAACGACCATCACGATGCTGCGTCACATGAATCAACTCATGAGCAACACTCTCCACAACCAAATCACCACTAATACCCTCCCGGTTGCTAAGAGAAACACAATAACGTTTACGACGACCACCAGGCATCTCTACACACGCAACCGTCTCAGTGTCACCATACACATTCTCAACACCCTCGTTCTCATTCAACTTCGTAGGATCAACAAAACGCAAAACAACCTTGGTACGATCAATCCCCAAAATCTCACAAAAATAACCAAACGCCTTAGTAGCACGCTTCTTGCAAATGTCGTTCATCGTGAGTACACTCTACAACAAGAGTTACTCCACGTCAACACTTTTTTGAAACTTTGCCCTCCGACAATACACCTTTCGACTGTCAATCCTACGAGTGCAAGGATTCATCTCACCCCACGTCTTCCTAACCTTTATCTTAACTTTCATACACGCCACCCTACCACAACTATAAAATAAGTCAATCACCTTTTTCTTCGTCATGATACTCAACCATAAACGTTGGGTTTTCCTTGATAATCTTGCTCAAACGCTCATCCAAACGACCATCACTCTCCTGCAACTTGGTTCTCAAATAATCCTTCAAAGCAACCAAATGCTTACACAAACTCGGCTTTCTGCGGGGATTAGTCTTGTTCGGAGGATTACCATTACACTGATTCAACGTATCTGCACCAGTATCACCCGCTTCCTGCGCAGCATTCGCATACGCCCACCTATACTTGTAATCAGGACAACTACAGTCAACCTTACACATCACATCATCCATACTACGCTTATTCTTGTACTTCACATAAGCATCCTTCTCAAACGATATACGACCAGTATGAGGACGCATCGTTGTAATGTGATCACGGTCACTCTTGTATCCGAAATTCCACTGCTCCTCATCCTCATTGGCAGTTCCAGCCAAACTACGCACCCTCATACGACTGCCACGATCAATACGACCATCGTCCGTTTGTGACAACAACTGCTTGAAACTCATCTTCTCAAACAATAATGACGGGTTTCTCAATATCTCCATTAACTTGATCATAAACAATAAATATACCCAGTTATACTTATATCACCATATTTATAAACAAATGAACGTGGAAAATATCAAAGAAGAAGCACGCACGGTATTCAAAAAGAACAAAAATCACATCCATATCATGGACGTACCAATGTTCTCACTATACATCCACAAAGACTTGCTCAAAAATACAAATATAGCAAACCAAGACTTCAATATAATGATCTATAGCATGTTTGCTATCGCAGATAAAAACTTCCCCGGACAACTTCCAAAAGATTGGCAACCAAATTACCCATCAGATGCTCCAAAAGACGAATACCTGAAAAAAGTAGAAAACTTCCTCAAAACCATATTCTCAAAAGCAAAAAATCAAATAAACGACATCGGCTTTAGTTCAGCTCACGCAAATGTCGTATTTAACGAAATGGAAGATTTAGGTACCGCTTCATACGCAGGATATATATCCTTAAACGTAAAATACGTAGACACCAGTGTACAAGATAACCCATCATTCATATCCACCATCGTTCACGAATGGGCACACCTGTTCATGTTCAATAGATCCGCCCAATTCAAAAACGCAGTAATTACTCTATACAAAGACATTCTATCCAAATCCAAAGACAAATTCAAAGATCCCACTATAAACCCTTTCGATATCGTTAAACCAGAAAAACTATCACCAACACTCGAAAACGTGATTCTAAAATACTGGACCGGTATCATCGCAAACATACCAGCCAATATATCACACCTAAAATCAACCACCATTAAAATATTCTCCAAACACCCCTTCAACTTTGACCTATACCACCACCTACCTCACCTCATAGAATTTAACGGTAAACTCAAAGACAATACCACACTGTCCACCTATAATTACGATTCCATCACACTGCCAAAAAACTCACAAGTATATATACTAAAAGGATCAACCGGCTGGATCATCGGCGCTAGACAAAATAACAAACGATACGAAATCGTATGTAAACCAAACGAACTCGAAAATTACGTCACCGGTACCAATACCCCTTCCATCCTACCAGATATACAAAAAGCCATCGCCACTTACATAAACAAAATACCACCCCAAGATCGAATATCAAACATTCCAGAAAAAATTCACGAACATATGCAATCATCATTCAAACAAATGATGTCCAATATATTCGCATACATACCCTCCAAATCAGAACTAGATGACATAAAAGATTTCACAGACGAATACATAATACCAAGAGTATATGACATGATCAATGACCCAGAAGCAATAACCCTCACCAATAGAGACAAAATATACGACTACCTATGGGTACAAAACCCCCACAAACCCTTCGGTACAAGCATACTCAAATATATCGACTCCAATATATACAAAAATATACAACTCAAAAACCTTAAACAAGACCTAGATAAACCAGACTTCACAGGCCCATTTTTCGAAAAACATAGAACAATCCTCCAAAAATTATCCAATTGGATCAACTCCTACGGTATGTCCAATAACCTTGAACTGTGGTCCACAGCAATCGAATACTTCTTCCAATTACCAAAAAATTATAGAAAAGATATAGTCAAACTCATGTATATGGCAGAATAAATACCATATATACAAAACCCCCATCAAAAAATCTACCCCGCCGCCAAATTCAGATTTAACCCAAATCAGTGCAAAAAGTACCCCATAAAAACAGGGTCATATAACCAAAATAACAGGTAAAACGCTGCGCAGCGTATATATAAAAGTCCCCATAGAATTTTTACCATGTTGGGGGCAAAGGTCAGGGGGGGTGGGAGGGGTCGCGCGACCCCCATGTTCAGAAGTAAAACCGGGGGGGTGGGGTGGGGGGATCCCCCTGTTTTTGACGCGTAAAACAAGGGTATGGGTGGGTAGGGGACACCCCGGTTTTGTCAAGTAAAATAAGGGGGTGCCCCCGGAGGGGTCATTATTGAAAGTACACGTCCGGCCATTTGCCGGAATAGGTTCCCGTGACGGGACACCTTTTCAAGTGTCTTACCCCAGCCGCAACAGCCATGTGGCAGACCAGCGATAGCCACCGGCAGATAAACCGCCGGTCCCCGGTGGTTTGGATGAAGGATCGAATCCCTCAGCCGTTCCGCTGCGAGTGAATGAATGGTGTTCTTCATAGGACGAGGACAGTCTAGGTTGTTCCATGTGGAACACAACACTTTTTTTCAATTATTTTGAGTAGTCAGCGTAGGTGACGGAGTGGACAACTGACGCGTAAAACTTTTGAGGTTGACAAAGATGAGCGACGGTGGTAAACGGGTCTGACGCGTAAAACTTTTGAGGTTGACAAAAGGCCCGTGGACGTATCCACGGGTTTGATTACCCCGTCACTCTAGTGAGTCCCCATCGAGGACTTCCACCCCGGTGTAGATGACTATCTGCCCGGTGTTGTCGAAATCGACCTGACAACCAAGTGCTTGAAGTTGTCGGGTCAGCTCAAGAATCTGCCTTGTTTCGTCCATGGTAGTGTTTGAGTAGTCAATAACCAACGGACCAGACCCTACCAGACATCATCGAACCGTCAATTGTTTTTTCACAATTTTTCCTACCGGGGGACGCGTAAAACTAATGACCTTGACCAAGTAGAGAGCCGATGGTAAACGAGTCTGACGCGTAAAACTTTTGAGGTTGACAAAAAAAATACTGTTTACCAGATGAGTGATAAACAGTATCTTTGTGTATTAGAAGTCCATTCCTCGTTCTATCTTATCTGCACAACTATTGCAATAAGCGTAGTGTGGTTGAATATTGACCATTCGTTCACAACCTCGACATTTCTTATTGACGTTGGTTTTCTGGCAATGGTGATAGAACGATACCATTTCAGGATCGTCCATTTCGTCCCAAGTGCCGAAGTTATCATCGTGATAAATAGGCATAATAGTAATAGTAGTAGTGTAACCGACGTTGATGGAAAGAACAAACCGACGTTGAAACTGTCTCAAATCGAAATCTGGTTGTCTACATTTATTTCAAATTATTTTTACCGGGGGACGCGTAAAACTTATGTTCTTGCCAAAAGCGTTCGACTGTGGTAACGGCTGACGTAAAACTTTGGGTGTTGACAAAGATGGACAACGATGGTAAACGAGTCTGGATTGTGGTAACGGCTGACGCGTAAAACTTTTGGGGTTGACAAAGTTGACCGACGATAGTAAATGAGTCTGGATCGTGGTAACGACTGACGCGTAAAACTTTGGTGATTGACAAATCGTGGGTTTTTATCAAGGAACCCACAAACCTTTGTCGATTTACTACTACTCTACTACCCCTCTATTACTAGAGGAGAAATTGATAAACAGGGGTATTTGTGATATTGATACCCCTCTAGTGATAGTGGGAGTTATTTAGATACTTTACGTTTGGCACTACGAAGTGCCATACCTCTCATGGGTGTGACAGTATCTTCTGTTCTAAATCCTCGACGTAGTTCCCAATCACGGAACTTCTTATTGAAGTCTTCGATATTGATACGAGTATCAGTATGTCCAACGGTATCAGTAACGTAGTTTTCTCTTTTGAAACTTGGTTTGTGCATTGTAGTAGAATAGTAATTGGGTTTTTAGGATTACCCACAACCTTTTATGGATACGGTGAATGCTGTGATGATTCACACCTGTAGATACCACAAAGTATTTACAAGTTGACGCAATATCCAAAGTGATAAAGTAACGTGGGTTTTTATCAAGGAACCCACAAAACCTTTACCTATGAACCAACAAACAACACTAACCTACCTATTCCCGAAACAATTTATCGAGATTTAGAACCTCGGTATTTATGTTCCGAAAAGTGATTTTGAGGATACTATCCATCGAAAACGTAATAACACTACGTTTGAAAGGTTTGATACTCGCGGGTTTATTGATAAAGGTCTTGAGAACTTCAACCTCTTTATCTGTTAGACGAATACCGTTATGGTAGTATGTATTGTTGTAAGACCGGAATGGGAAATACTGCAGATATTTCTTGGTATGGTCTTTCTTTGATTGACAAAGGGCAAGTGCATTACCATTAGTGTCATGCTCATGGACATACCATATTTTACCGGGAACATAAACGGGTTGTTCAATACCCGCCTCTTTCATTCGACGGATGATTCCGTCGAGGTAGTTGATATTTACAAGTCCATTCCGACGGGACCGTTTGGTCGCGCCGACAAATGGGTTGTTGGTTTTTCTGGCATCAACCTCGACTTCCGTTTCCATGGAGATAAACCGGCAAGCGGTTCCCAAGGTGCGGAGGTAGTCTGGCAGACTCTCGACTGGAACTTTCTGGGTAGGTAGGTTTTTCATATCGACGGAGACACAGTAGCCCGAAACCGTGTTTCCGTCAAAACATTTCGCCACTTTTCTCCAACTATTTTCACCATGACCACCACCGTCCCGACGCGTAAAACTAATGACCTTGACAAAGTTGAACGACGATGGTAGACGAGTCTGACGCGTAAAACTTTTTGGATTGACAAAAGACCCGTGGACGTATCCACGGGTTTGATGTCAACCTATGCTGTTCTCGTCTAACACCTCAACTCCGGTGTAGATGAGGAGTTGGTTGTTGTTGTCCATCCCAACCTCACAACCAAGTTGATGGAGTTGTCGGGTCAGCTCAAGGATCTTTCGTTTCGTTTCTTCGTCCATGGTAGTATTTTTAGGTAGTTCGGTAACCGACGATGAGACCCTAACACAACCACCAACGGAGTAAATATGTATTTTGAACTATCTTTGACCATGTTCCGCATGGAACAACAACCTGACGCGTAAAACTTTTGATCTTGCCAAAAGCGTTCAACTGTGGTACCGACTGACGCGTAAAACTTTTGGGGTTGACAAAGTTAGGTACTGTCTATCCGGTTATTGATAAACAGTACCTATGTTAGTGATTTATCACACTTTTCGTTCGTAAATGTATGTACATACAGTATCAGGTAGTGGATGTGACATACCATGTGTCACTGCTACTACATCTCGACCTTCTCGTCGTGCGTCTCTTATGTAATTGAATATAGCAGTAGATTCGTGTTCCCATAGATATCTGTAGCCAGTGCAATTCTGACGACAATGAAACATAACTCCGTTCCGTACATAGCCCCGTTTTATTGCACTACGGTATTGCAGTGTCACACTTTTGATCATGTCTTCTGTTACACAGTTGTAATAATACAGAGATTTGTTGTATTTGTAGGACGTAGGGTGATAGTGAAACGTGGGTTTGACAGTAGCAGTATCAGTCGCAGTGGCGGTAGCAGTGGCAGTAGCGGTAGCAGTGGAGTTCATACGGTAGTAGGTAGGATGTGAACCGACGATGAGACCCTACCACGTCCATCAACGGTGTAAACATGTATTTGCAACTATCTTTGACCATGTTCCACGTGGAACAACAACCCGACGCGTAAAACTTTGGTGGTTGACCGTATTGACCAACCATGATATTGATTGGGGAGGGGGTTCGATCTGACGCGTAAAACTTTTGGGGTTGACAAAAGTGAGTGGGGGGTGTACCCCCACCCCTCTCCTACTAGGATATCTTACACACTTGTGGAGTCAGTTCTCTCCAATTAGACTCTCCACTACGGTATTTCCATTGACCATTGTCAAATAGATATTGATAGTCACACCACCCTTTGTTTCGTGACATCTTGTATTCAATGTCACTACTGACAGTCTGTTTCTCGTTACCCATCTCATTACGTTCCCGAAAGTAAAACACACAAACATTGTCTTGTGATTTACCAAACGTGTGAGGTTTATCAGGAGAAGGATCAATTTGTTCTCCCAACGAACTAATGTTACCGTTATCCAGTAACTTGTTGATAATCTCCTTGTTGTTGTAGTGATTCAACAGAATCCTACCATTATGTTCAGGATAACCGTCCCAATGACAATAGACATAGGTAACTGTATTATCTTCGTTGACAATACCAATGTGTGAACGAGTTGACATAGTAGTTTAGTAGTGTAATAGTTTATTGTGAAATGTAACCGACTCCGAGTTTCAAGAACGGACTGACAATATCAAAGAAAAGGTCCGTGTCAAACGTAATCCGACCGTCCAAGTCAAAACCGTACCCTTCCAAGACACGTCGATCAAAACCCACGGTGTCAAGAGTTTTCGAGTGGTAGATTCGGAGACCCCGATACCCCTCCCAATAGGGTGAGAGGAACAGAAACGTACCATCCTCCAATTTGACATGGAGGACACCTTCATGGGATTCAATCTTGTGAGGGAAACGGTATTCATGTTGAGTCGATAGGATGTTCTGATAAAGACGGTCCAAGTAGGACATGACCCGACACTACAGACCCCCATAGGGTTGTCAAAACTTTTTTCAAAAAAGTTCCACATGGAACATCCTCACCGACGCGTAAAACTTATGTTCTTGACACCAACCACGGTTTCTAATCTAGTCCGACGCGTAAAACTTTTGTCCTTGACACCATGAACCAACCGTGATACTCACCATCACAACTTCTGACGCGTAAAACTTTGAGGGTTGAAAAACTTGTGAGGGTTTATGGTTTACCCCCAACCTTTTGTATTGACTTTCAGATAATCCCGAGTGCGATCAACGGACTCGGACATCCATGTTCACACGTTCCATCCGGTTCCACTTCACAACCTTCCGTGCAACAAGCCGGAACCACGCTGTCATCACAAGCCTCTGTGATGAACTCGGTTACGTCGTCGTACCCATAACTCTTGGCCAGTTTGGACAGTTTGATACGATACGGGTTGGACTTCTCAACACGCTTTACAATGTCGTTCAAGTTGCTCATGTCGATGTTTAGGTTAGTTGGTTCAGTACAGTTGTCAATCCACAATCAAAAACTTTTTGCGTCCAATCCTCGCCACTTCATCCAACGCTTCAGCGTTCCATTCTCCGTTGAACTGTTTGGCCTGCCATCGAATCACCTTGGCCACGGCTGCAATCGTCGTGTGAACGGGTTTGAAGTGCGCGGTGAATAGGTTAGGTGGTTTTAGAACAAAGTCAATGGGTAGTTTGGCAAAAAGAGAGAGGGGGGTGGTGGTACTCCTCTAGTGGGGGTGGGCATCCACCCCTCTCTCTATGGTGAGTCAAGTCACATAACACGGTAGTGGTTTTCCATCGATTTCAACAATGATGACACCAGAACCACCATCATGTTTGGCCTGTTCCTTGGATTCCTTGGCCTCCGCTTCGGTGGCATCACGAAGGAAACTGCCGTCAAAATAAGCGTGCAGTTTCAACGTGTCAATGTCGGTTGGGATTTCATCGTAGAGTTCCCGATAATCCTGTCGGATAAGGTCGTAGAGTTCGTTCATAACGGTGATGAAACTAGGATCAACCGGCCCAGATGTCAATCCACCTTTTTGCGTTTTTCAACTTTTTTTCGGTGGGAAAACCGATTGACATACTCTTCATTTCAGGAATGAAGTTGAAGATCGTTTCACTCCAAACTTCCCTTTCAAGGGCATAAACCAGTCCATGAGTCCTGTCAAAGTAAGTGCAGTTGCCATTGCAATCCCTGAAAACCACACCCTTGTAACTCTTGTTAGCGTTACGAAAGAATCCAACCGGAACGTAGGTTGCGTTACGCTGACACAAATCGTCTCCGGTGAAATCACGATACAGGTCCACACCTTCAACCGACTTGTCCTTGCGAATCTTCAATGAAGCCGTTTTCATTGGACTCAATCTATCAGAACTGTCACCACCGTCAAAACTTTTTTCAAACTTTCTCACCAACCCGACGCGTAAAAATAATAACCTCGACAACCACCACGATTTAGTATCCATCACCACCGACGCGTAAAACTTATGGGTTTGACTTTTTCTAAAAAACCACGCTTAAAGCGCTTGCTTATGCTTATTGCTTGATATTATCTAAAAGATTAGAGAAGCTTGATTTTGTTTGTTGAACTTGACTGCGCATCATGCGCTTGTTGCGCTAATAGGTAGTTTTAGAAAAAGTCAAGTAATTATTTTATTTTAGAGATAATAGTAGATACAGTTAGGGGCTTGTTGCGCTGACCCCAAGCGTAGCGCTTACAATCAAAAAGGCTGATTGTCAACACTATTCGTATTTTTATCTGCATCAGTAGCAATACGATACAGAATCGTAGGCTTGCCACGAACGCTCTTGCGAGTGCCACAGATAACCATAAGGCCAAGTCTCACTTGATCCTTGACGTAGTGGTAAATGGTCGCATGAGACACAGGCTTATTCATGGCCATGGCTTCGTTGATGCTCCATTCTCCGGAACCAAAGATCAGCGTGCTTCGATCAATGATGCGTCCACGGCGCTTTGGCGTTGCGGTTTCGATAGACGTTTCAGTGGTTGCGGTTTCAGCTGCGGTTTCAATGGTGTTTTCCATAGAGTCTTTAGAATAACTGGTTATTTTAGGTTGTCAACGGTTCAATCAAACGAATTGTTTGATCCAAAGCTCACCTGATATTCATGGTAATACCTTGAATCATAGGTGTGGTCATCGCACTCCTCTCCTACTGGAGGGGGTGGAAACACTTCAGAGTGAATCTGCTCCAGCAGGTCCATCTTGTCTTGGTAAGCCCTCTCCATATCGGGAGAGAGCGGTGGAAGTAGCGCCACATACGCGGATAGCTCTTCCAGAAATTGCAAGTCTGCAATTCGTGTTAGTTCATCATCTGTTAGTTCTTCCATCAGGGTTCCTCATAATAATAGTCAGACGGTTCTGGTTCATCACCGTCACAGTCATCACCGGCTTCATCTGTAATGCTATTGGCCCAGTCATCCAACATTGTTTCAATCATGGAGTCAATGGTCTTGATCTCCTCGGCAGTCATTCCGGTCTTGTCGTAACTGTAATCCTCAATGGTCACATAATCGTGACCACGGTCGAATCCAACAGATCCCCAGTACTCATAGGGACCAATACCATCGTTCTCCCAGTAGTAGGAGAGTGTGACTTCGATTGACGTAACATCAGGACGGGAAGCAATTTCAACTTCATCCAGCGTTCGATAGGCAGTGCGTGTGCTCATAGTTCGTGCAGGTTATCTACAGTTTAGAGAAAGTCAAGCCCCCACCAACACTTTTTCCAAAAGTTTCTGCGCCCCCGTCTTGGTGTTGTTCCATCCCATGAATTGGGTGGCCTCACCGATGCCACGGTGGATGCGCCATTCGTTCTTGTCAGTCTTGGTGTCGTGAGGCTTGTAAACGAAGCCAACCTCCACGCCCTCCACATACAACACGTTGAGGTTCGGCAGGCTCGACTGGACACGCTTCCAAGCAAACTTGATCTTCATGGACAAGAGACTAAACGAGTGAATGGTGGAGTCAACAACTTTTTAGAAAAAATCACTCTGCTTTCGTGGGGTTGTCCTGACGTTTGTCAAGCACAAATCGCACATATTCCATCTCGACATTGCCAACCATTGCTCGTATGATGCAAGGTTTGGTCCGTCTAACGTGTAGTGAATAGGTCCATCGGCATCCAGCGTTACCATATCGTTGTCAATGATAACTCGGATGGCTGGATTGTAGGTGATTGCAACGCTTCGACTGGTGACTGTGGTGTGGCCATTGTTTGCAACAACGTGGTATGTACCCGCATCACCTTCTAGGAAATAGTCAAGCACAAAAGTGGCGTTAGTTGCACCTGGCAACACTTGACCATCCTTGAACCATTGATAACTGCATGGTTGGTTGGCTTGACTACGCAACACATACCATGACGCTTCTGTTACTGTGTCAGCGTGTGGTTCCAACGTGAATGTCAACGGACGTTCGGTGGATATCCAGACAGACAACGCTAGTGTGATAATCATCATCAGTGCAATCTTCATGCGGTGAAGACTACACTTCAAAGATGTACCGTCAATACCTTTTTATTCTTTGTCTTTGGGATCGACGCGTAAAATTGAGACCCACAAAGCGATGACATCACCGATCTTGTCGATGAGCATGGTACAGAAACTTGTCAAGAGAAAATAAGCGAGGATCATCATCAGTAGCACGCTGAGATAATTGGGGATGCTCTCAAGCATGAACTTGACTAGATCGTTGATGTTTAGAATAATCATGGTCTCCCAGTGTAACCTAGGAGACCATGTTTGTCAAGCAGTGATCTTGACTTTGAGTTGTTCCTGCTTTTCAGGAGGAATGAAACCGATCACTTGACGAGAGTACTTTGGCAGTTTCCGATGTGCGATTGCCAGTTGTTTGGCTGTAAGGGATCGACCCTTGAGCAGTTGTTCTGCGAAACTGGAGAGGATTACCGCATCCAATCCGTTGAATCCGACACCATTGTTCTCTTTGGTGAGACCGGAACATTGTTCGTCCATGGTCTGGCACTCATAGAGTTTCACGATGGCACGGCAGGCCCATGCGGGATCCGAGGATAGTTTTTCCTTGACATAATCGACGAGCTTCATGTTAGTCCTTGAGTTTGATGTTGAGAGTGGCACGAAACCGAGCGTAGTCCCGTGCGACCCGGATGGCATTAGCACGAGCAACACGTTCAGTCAACGACAATCGTTGGTTGATGGAAACCCGAAGGTTGTCCTTGAGATGGTAGCGAGCAGTAGACTTCATACAGAAGACACAGTAGTTTGGCATTATCGGGAAATCAACAACTCTTTTCAGAAATCTTTGGGTTGGGGGGACGCGTAAAACTTTGAGCGTTGACTTTGATGGGTGGTTAGTATCTAGGACGACGCGTAAAATCTTTTCCGTTGACAAAGTTGGTCCGGTAGTATCCAGAAACGGTCATAATGCCAAACCAATCATTAGATAAAAAAGTTGTAGAATTGTGTGGACTCCGGTGCGACTAGGTGGTAGATTGTACTCGTCAAGTCGGTAATGGATACCGATGAGGACACAGAAAACAAAAATTGTAACATAAACTCAATATGAGCAATACTAATACGATCCTGTTCGGATCATACATCAACAAGAACAAGAACATCAACACCGTCGTTTCGGCGCCATCCCTGACTCTTGAAAGTCAAATGGCCAATGAACTGAGCGACTTTCGAGCCAAGCTGGGTTTGACTTCCGTTCGTAACGTGTATCCGTGGTGGACATACACCTTGGCTGCCTTGACCTACTTTCCCAAGGGTCATTATTCTTCACTCATTGACATTGACGCGTTTCTTCAAGATGCGAACATTCGTATTCGTAATCTTACGAAGCACGCGACTCTGTTGAACAATTCTATCGAAGGACAGGCACCTTCCAAGGTGGCCCGTGAGTACACCGGGAAACTTCCCAAGATGGTCCGTATGTTGAAGTTGAAGAGTGAACGGATGACGGCCAATCATTACGGCCGTGGCCGGAAACCCATCGGTTTCTCGTATGTCGATCCGGTTGCTGCGAGGGCTACCCTGTTGGAACAGTACCCCGATACTCTCCATCTCTTCGAGCAGCTTGACTACTTTGTGAAGGGGAACTAAACACCCCTCTCACTATGGTTAGGGGTTACCCAAGAAAACCCCGGTACACCTACCCCCAAACTTTTTCTAAAATCCTCTGGACAACCCCTCTCCCACACACTAGAGTCGTCTCCGTTATGCCAAACCATACCGCTAACAACTTCACCATCACCGGACCCAAGGATACTGTTCTGGCATTTATCGAACGTGCCAAGGATAAGAATCCCGATGAACTGGACCCTCAACAGTTGTCGTTCAACTCCCTACTTCCTCTTCCGAAAGAGTTGAAGGGTATTGCAAGTCCCGTGAGGATTATGACCCAAGACCAAATTGATGAAGTCTGGGCTGTGTGGAACGAACGCAAGAGTCAAGGAAAACTTGGTGCGTTTGAAAAGAACGGTCCCTTTGGATTGGGATTGACAAGGGAGCAGAGTGAGGAACTGATTTCCAAATACGGCGATTGTGACTGGTACAGCTGGTGCGTCTCTAACTGGGGAACCAAATGGAACTGTTACGACGTTACCGAGTGGAACGTCCATGATAAGGGGGATGGAACCATGAGTGCGACCATCTACTATGAAACCGCATGGAGTCCTGCCACCATTTTGTGGCTCAAGGTTTCCACAGAGTACCCTGACTGTGAGTTTTACCATGAGTTTGCGGATGAGGGTGGCGGTTTCTTGGGTAGTGAGGTTATTCTGAATGGCGGGGTTATTTCGGAGGAAGAGCTTGACTGGAACAGTTCCGATGGCATTGAACTGCGTGAAGGACTGGGAAGGTACTGGCCGGGTGAGGAAGAAGAAAACGTGGATGAGGCTCGGGTGAACGAGTAAAAGTCAAGAACAAAAAAACCTTGGGGTTAGGTGAAAAAGCCCCTTGACTCTTTCCAATACCCTGATAACTTGAACCCGACATGAAGATTCGCAAGAACAACATTGTAAAGACCAACATCCCTCTGACCGTGGGAGTCTACGACATCAAGACGCTTCCGGTAGGTACTCTCCTACAGGTTTGGAAGACTACCAAGCAAGGTGAACTGTACTGTACGACTCTGGACAGGAAACTGTGCAGCCATACCGTTATCACCAACGAAGCGTCTGTTACCAAGGAAGAACAACCGCTTCCCACGGTCAAGGTTGGTGACATCTTTGTTTCGAGCTGGGGATACGATCAAACCAACATTGATTTTTACAAGGTGTTGAATGTCAAGAACAAAACTGCGATTCTGGCAGAAATCGGTCAGAAACGTGAGTACACCGGGCACATGAATGGCAGGTGCGTTCCCAATCCTGATGTGGTTGGAAAAAAGACCTTGACAAAACGGATTATGTCGATGCAGGGGTTGCCCTGTTTCAAGATTACCAATTACGCTTCGGCGTATCCTTGGAGTGGTTTACCCTGTGGATTTTCAGAATGGGCTTGACAATTTGACTGAATCGTCTAACCTGTTCCTGACAATGAAAACGACCTTTGTTGACCGTCAAAAGACCACACTCTACAAGTACGAAGTGGACTTCCGTAACAAGACCTACTCGGTGGAATACTTCACCGATGGTAGTGGAAAGTGTGTCAAGGTGGACATCCTGAACGAATGGGGTGTGAGTCAGTTTGAAGTGGAAGACGATGACGTACTTTCAGAAATCTTCAATGCTGTCAAGTACGAAGTTGACAATTTGGACAGGTAGGACATAGGGGTGGAAAAGGTTGTGGGTGATCCGTAAAAACCCTCTTGACTTTCTCTAAAACTTCTCTAAACTGTACACACGATGAATAAAGATAAGATCAAAATTATCCTCGGACTTTTCAGAAACTATCAGGTTTGGATCAATCAAGACTTTTTTTACATTGACAATGTAAATGTACACCTCGCTGAGGTTGAGTTTGAACCAAACAACGAAGTGGTGTATCTTTCTTGGGAAGGATCGGACGGTGAAGAATACCGTATCAAGTTTGATGAATCGGGATTGTCCAACGCCCGTGTCAAAGATGGAAACTTGATTGTCGAAGATACCGAAGGTGATGAAATTGAACTCACCTTCAACAAACTCACAAAATACGTTGTTCAACTGTAAGAAACCCGTTGACTTTCTCTAAAACTTCCTATACCTTATTTAAACGATGAACATTGAACTTGCCGTGGGTGACAAATTCATTCATACTGACATTCTTGGCAAAAAATGGGAGTTAACGTATACTGGAACTCGCCGTGAAGTCAAAGGTTGTGAGTTTGAATTTTTTGTAGATGATAAAGGTGTTGGTTGTTTCTTTACAGATAGTGAAGTAGCTAAAATGGAGAAGATTACCCCCCAAATGAAAACCTACAAAGTTCCCGTGGTTTGGCAGATGTACGGCTACGTTGAAATGCCTGCCAATTCGATTGACGAGGCAGTCAAAAAGGTGGAGAATGGTTACGGCGACGTTCCACTTCCCGCTGACGCTGACTACGTTGAAGGAAGTTTTGAAATCGACTACGAAGCTGTTGACTTCTCCGCAAACTGAACTAGAATGATACCCACGATGAACGAACCGCTTTCATTTTCTGAATGGTGTTATGAGGTTGATATTGAAACTCAGTATCAACAATTTTATGATGAATATGGTGATGCGGCTTGTTTACTTTGTGAATACAAAGATCGTCATTACCGAGAATATTTAGAGAATTTTGAAAAAAGCTGTTGACTTTCTGAAAAAAGCTGATAATCTATTACCACGATGAAGATCAAAGTTACTGACATTGTTTATGACACTACTGACAATGAGGAGCTATATCTGAATATGGATCTTCCTACTGAGTTAGTGTTTGACATTGATGGTGATAGTGATGATATTGAGTATGAGATCGTTTGACACCGTTGAAACACGCTGAGAGTTCTGTACGACGATGGGGTGGTTCCGTTACCGACTACATCGACCTACATGACTGGTTTGACGAGACCAAAGCCTTTACCGGAGATTGGACCCATCGAGCGCTTCGGCATCACTCGGCTGGTATTCAATGGGCTGTTGAGAAGTTTGGTCATGTGATTGTCAACAGTAAAGGTAACAATGTTCCTGTCAAGATGTTGGCGGAGCAGCACGTGGAAGAGGATTGTGGATTTATTCCCACGGTTCAGGATTACCTCAAGGCGTTGTCCAAGAGTCCTGAACCGTGGATGTTGAAGGTTGGCAAAAAAACTATGACAGCCACCCTAGAAATCGTTTGACTTTCGGTAATAAACAACTAGACTAGAAACGTATGGAAATTGAACCGCTGAGCAAAGAAATCTACAACAAGGCCAAGGCGTTGGGAATCACCAAGATTGTTCTCAACTTCTCCGGTGGCAGTGATGAGGGTTACCTCAACGTCACGTTGTACCCGTGGGACCAAAACAAGTCTGATGAGCACAACAAGTTGAACGCCGAGGTTGAGAACTGGGCGTGGGATGTTTATTCCTACTCTGGCGCTGGTGATGGTAGTGACTATGGTGATGACATTGAGTACGACCTTGAGAACAACAAGGTTTCGTCTCAAGAGTGGTACACGGCAAGGACCGATGGTGATAGTGCCGAGATTGACTTGGTTCTTGACGAGAACGAACAAGATTGAGTGGTAGGGGTTTATTCTCTTCCCCTTCATTATGGGTTTGCGGTTATCCCACCACAAAAAACCGTTTGATCTTTGTGGGAGAATATGGAGTATCGTGACACCATAGGTTGCTTTGTGTTTCTACTTTCGTTCCTATGTAATGTTTGGTAATACTTAGCGGTTCATTTGTTTTTCTCATTTTGCAACGTGGTTACCGCACATATTCTTTTTATCATAGGTTTTTGGTTATCCTATCACAACAAAACCATCTACGGGCCATTAGCTCAATTGGTTAGAGCAGGGAACTCATAATTCCTTGGTTGTCGGTTCAAGTCCGGCATGGCCCACCATTTTTCCCCTTGACTTTCTCTAAAATCCTCCTAGACTGTACACCGTTATGACAAAGACCTATCAACGTATTTGTGACCCCGGACACTCTTGGCTTGAAGTGCCCGTCGAAGACGTGCGTGACCTTGCCGGGGTGTTTGATGAAATTACCAACTACTCTCCTATCAAGAAACGTAAGTTCTATCTTGAGGAAGATTGTGACCTTGATACCTTCTTTATGGCAATGCGTAACAAAGGATACACGGTCAACATGATAAATATCAATGTGCCAGACTTTGATTCGTATCTGGCCAATCAGTAAAACTTACAAATGCCAAACTAACCACCTGTAAAAAGGTGGTTTTTTTATGTTGACAAATCTACACTATCCTGATAGACTTATGGTGTAATATGACTAAAATCTCAAATAACTTTACCGGAAACATTGATGAACTTCTCAACCATTGCGCTAGCGTTGATGACGCTACTATTGACCAAGCTCTTGAACTTGAACGTGCAATCGAACACGTTATGACTGAATTGGAAATGGACCGTGAGGAAGCCATGCAGCTTATCCAAGACATTCATCTTGCCGAAGTTCAACAGACAGTTCTTGATATGGTTGACAAGGGATTGTTGGAAGTGACTGGATTCAATGAAGATGGTGAACCTCTTTATGGCCAAACTGAACTTGGTAAGAAGTTGTCTCAAGATAGCGATATTCTTGGTTCCATCGACCAACAACGTAAGTCCGACGCGTAAAACTTATTGTCTGGACACAATCAAGTCAGGGTTGACGCGTAAAAGTTTCAACCTTGACTTTCTTCATGCGTTGGTGTATTGGACGCGTAAAAGACGACGCGTAAAACCCACAATGGTTGACTTTTCCATTGTGGGTTGTTATGTTATCTGGCTAAACAAAAAACAGCATATTGCTATGCTGTTGCAGTATCTTGCGTCAATAGGATTTACCGAAGGATGTCAGTTATGAATGAATACCGAAGACCTATTGATCACAGATGAACTCCGCAAGCGGTCATAGCAATATACTGTCAAAGATCACTTGATACGTAGCAATTGATTACCACGACCAATTGCAACACCTTTACTATCAACTGTAGTATCAGTTTTACTATTATACGTGCCAATCGTTCGATTGTTACTGTCGTTCAACCGAGTGATGTTACCTTGCGTTTGGACGCTAGCAACAGTTCGGTTATTCATGTCCTTGATATATGATTTACTCATGTTGAATATATACTACTATGGTTTACTAACAAAGTCAACGCTTTTTCTTGCGTTTTTCCAGCTTACTTTGCAATTCCAAGAACTGTTTTACCTTTTCCGGTTCTTGCAATTCTCCTTCTTTGGCATATTGTACATTGATAGGTTGAGCAGCGTTTTCAAACACTTTGCTGGTCAAAAACGGTTTATACATAGATGGTTTATCTACGTCTTTGGCTTTACATACCAACGTTACCAAGCTAAACATGGGTGTGGCTGGATATGGTGCGTCACAATCGGGGTGAAAGTAATCTACTCCAGTTGAACTATCCACTAAACTGATCAATTCACATTGATTGTTTAGTTCTTTCATACCAAACACTGCTTCTATAGCCTGGGTAGCCGCCTCCATATAGGGAGAGGGGTGCTTTGTATCAATAGATACCCTTACCTTCCAATTGCCAGTATCAACAATGTAGTCAGTCATAGTTACAATATAAATATGACCAACTACATCTGTTTTACTCCAAAAGTGTCATGTATGGATGATATTGTATAATCGTCCGACTATAGTTCTTATCCGTCATCGGTTCACATATATACAATACATTGTTGTACTTCAACAAACACTGATTCATATGATCAGTAAACAACATACGATCAATAGTACCCTTTACCGCAGATAACTCCACATCCTCAATAACAGGATACTTCTGCAACGTAGCGTTAGACGACTTTGGCCAAGTAATACCAATAACTTTAGTGGTGGTCATATATTACCAAATACGAATATCTCCAGTCAAATCACCATCGTTCAACAAATCCATGTTGTCAATCTTGAACTGTACACGTTCACAACAACGTTCCTCAATCGTACCAGACGCAAATATAATCTTTTGGATACACGGTGTCTTTCCTTCAGCCCGATGTATACGTCCCAACGCCTGTGACAAATGTATAGCACTAAACGATGGATTCAATATAGCACCCCTAGCATACTTGCCATTCAAATCATGTAACCCAATACCATCATTACCCGCAGCCATATTCACCAACATAATACGTTTACGATCCTCCTGAAACGCATCAATAATGCTTTGACGTTTCTTACTACTCTGCCCACCCACAATAATGCCAACCTCATCACCATACAACGCTTCTAACCTCGTCTGCAACGCTTCAATAGTCTCAGTGAAGTTCACAAACACAACCGGACTAATATTCTCCCGGTACCATTCAGTAACCATATCAATCATCGTTGGTACCTTCAAAACTTCAGCCATACGACGAGCCCTAACCATCTGCGCAAATACATGAGAACTATACTCACTAGCATCCTTGTCCAACCTGTCAATCTCCGCCTGCATCAACTCATACACCCGTTGAATCTTTGAAGTATTATCACCCATATCCACACACTCAGCAAATACACGATTATCAGGAAACAAAGACTTCATCTGTTCCCGCGTCAACCTACTAGCCAATTGCTGAACATTAAACAAACTATTATGTATAGTCCTCATTCCCTGTTGAGTACGTGCACTAGCCAAATTCAATTGCTGTCCAAATTGTGTCTGCACAACATCACAAACACCATCCACCCACGCCTTAAACGTATACCCACTATGCAAATTAGTAGCATACCCAAACGCCCTCATCTCCGTAGGCATAGTAGCAGCACTAGCACTCATCATCAATACCTTATAACCCTCACGCTTAAACCGTATCGGTATCACACTCGTAAGACTACTGCCACCCTTACAACGATGAATCTCATCCATGATAACCAAACTGTTCTTGGGTATCTTGATCTTAATACCACATTCCTTGTCCCATATACTAGAACGCATAAACGTATTGTTATTGAATTCCAATAAATGGTGACACTTTGTCCCACGAATCAATTGCTCATAGTTGACAATATGGTTGTTACAATAACCATCAAACGCCACCGCCTTACCATTCAAAGCACTATTAACCTTAATGCCAACGCTATTCAATATACGTTGCCATACCGGAATAACACCTTTAGGACAAATAACCGTGATAGGCACATTCATCTGTTTGGCAATCCATGTTGCCACATACGTTTTGCCACATCCAGTTTCACTCAAATCTGCAGCAACTCCATTGAGATACAAACTATCCAACAGACGCTTAGCATGATCCACCTGCGGTTCCAATAATGTCATAAATTTTATAGAAAGTAGAGTCTACCACACTTTAGACGGTTGTCAACCCCTTACGACCCTGATTCTTATCGGAATAACCCATAATGCCAACCTTCCTCAATTCACTAATAGCCTTGCTGGCTTTGCTACCCTTCGGCTGCTTTCCATGAATCAATAACGCAAAATCACCCCCGGTACCATACGCATGACTATCATCATGATCAATAGCTAACCCCATATCACTCGCTTCCTTCTCACTATACACCACAACTGCACTACGCAAATCATGTTGCTTAATCAAATAATCATGCTTGCCACCATAACTAGCAGTCAATCGAAAGTTAGCCGGTATCTTATCCAACCTATTCACCCAATACACCAAACTTTTCGTATAAGCATAAAAGATACAGTCAGGACGCTCAATTGCCACCCTCAACCAAGCATCAAAGTACTCCTGACTATAAAAGTCACCAGCCACATGAATACGCACCTTCTTAGCCTTACGACTCAAACTGATATCAATCAACTCATACATACAGTCCTTGGCAGCCACCAACAAATCAAAGTTATGCCACCTGCTAATCCTCACATTAGGATACAAATTCTCCTGACTAGCACTAAAACACCGAAATACAGCATTCTTTCCATCAACCAAATGGCCACCCCCACGATTCACTTTTGCCAAACATTGTTCCGCAAACGGACAAGTCCATCCACTCGGTAAACTAAACGTGTAAATCTCCTTGTCCAGTTTAGCGTTACCACGTCCAAACGAAAGCGTTTCAATCATCACGAACGCAGTGTAAACGACCCACAGCCACTTTCAACACCTTTCTTCAACTTTCTCACACACCCCCAGACGCGTAAAACCCAAACACCCAAACAACCCATCGACGCGTAAAACCTTTAGTCTTGACCAAACCTAAGCGTTAGCGTATCCACCCAGACGCGTAAAACCATACCCCTTGACAAAACACACCAACCATGATACCCCAAGACGCGTAAAACTTTAGCGCTTGACATCCTACCCAAACCATGATAAACTATTAGCGTACACCCCCTGCGCAAATTCGATAACCACAACCCCATCACTACCATTGTTTCACCAACGCTAGCGTTTGTCAACAGCAAACATACCTAGTGCCAAACTTGGTCGTCCCTTTACCAAAAATCGCTTGCTCTGTCAAGCACTTTCTAACGCAGCGTTTGTCAACCTCAAAAGCGTTCGTGAAGCGTTCGTGACGCAGCGTTGGTAGCGTTTGTCAAGCGTCAAAGTAGCGTTAGTGAAGATAGTATCGTAAGTAACGTAAGTATCGTGAGTTCATAACCACCAACGCTTGTCAAGCGTATTCGTATTACGCGTCGTGGTCATATAACGCTTTGTTGTAGCGTCAGCGTCATAGCGTAGCGTTGGTTAATGCAGCGTTAGTAGCGTTTGTCAAGCACATTGCTTATGTTAGTACCGTAAGTACCATACTATCTTTACTCACGTTATTGACACAAATAACGCTTGACAAACATACGCTTTTGTGGGAAAATGAGAGGTTTGACGCTATATATACGAAATTCGTATGAAAAATGGGGTTCGACGCTAACGTCTGGTTATTATTGAGCGTTCAACCATATATACGTATATACAGTTTTGTATATATGAGTTTATAGTAATGTAGTATATATACAAGCGTTTGATCATATATACGGATACTTTTTATAAAATAGTTATGTTAACTGGGGGTATATTTGTGGGGGTATTTGGGTAATTATTTAGCGTTGGGGAGGGGGTATTGTGAGCGTTAGTGGGGTAGTGTATATATGAGTGTAGGGTAATATATATAGCGTTGGTTGGGGGTGAGTGTTGTGGTTGTGTGTGTGTGTGGGGGTGGGGGCAATCCTCTCCCTATGGGGAGGGAGGGTGTTTTGAATTGACGTTATGAGGTGGGTGTGGTAGTGTGTGTTGTATGAGTGTGGATAGTGTTATGGATAGGCAATTTATGAAGGTGGAGAGGGTTATGAATATGCATATGGAGTATGCGGTGAGCAATGGGGAGTGGGTGCGTAGCAATGGTTATTATACGTTGTCACAGTTTATACAGAATGAGTTGTGTATAGTGGGAGATGGCATGAGTTTGTATTCGTATAGGGGGGTGGGGTATTATTATGTGCGTAATGTGTATGGGTTAGAGTATAGGAGTTGTAGTGGTAGGTATGTTGGTGGAGTGGAGACTGGCAGGGCGATATTGGATCCGTGGGGTAGGGTATTTAGTGTATTTCCGTATCAGCGTAGGATGGGTGGTAATATTATACATGGGTATGATGGGTATTATAGTGGGGTGGTGAGTAGTGTGGTATATCATGATGAGCGTAAGGTGGATAGAGATAGAATAGTGGATAATGTTATGGTATTGGTTACGAGTGTGAGTGGGGTTGCGGTGTATTGTGTGGATATATTGGCTGGTGAGTATGATGGAGTATGATGTGATATTTTATTTTATCTGTATATATGAAGAGTGATAATAATAGTCATTTGGAATACCCGGTGGTTAATGTTGAGTGGGTATTGAATAATAGTGGGCATACGTTATGTAATTTGATGGGCAACTGGTTAGATATTAAAAATAGGGATACCGGGCGTGATTTGTTGAGGTATGCTGGAATAACGGATTATTATGTTAGGAATGAGTATGGGTATGAGTATAAGAGCAGTAGGGATGTTCATGGTTTATTAACTAATAGGTATATGAAGGATCCGTGGAACCGGGAGTTTTTGGTATTTCCGGGTGATATGAGTGGCAAGGTAGGCAAGCATGGGTATGAGCGTTATTATAGTGGTGTTGTGTATAAGACTGTGTATCACAATGAGTTTAAGGGAGGTGATACGAGTTATATTAGGCACAATGTGATGTTATTGACTACTACTGTTAATGGTAGCGTTGTGTATTGTTTGGATATATTGGCTGGGGAGTACAAGCATTTTTAAGTCATATATATTGGTGTACCGGGCGAAGAAATGAGGGTGGGTGGGCACAAATAAACCTCTCTATATGGGGGGATGGTTATATTTATTTGATAATATATGAACTACCGGGATTTTTATAAGGATTTATTATTAGAACTTGAATTTAATGTTGCACCATATCCTGAACATCCGCATGGGTTTATTGGATGGAAAGGAAAAATGGTATGGATGTCACCGGACAAGTTTCTTTCATTGGCTAGAAAGTTGGATTTTCCATATGAAGATTCATTGGAATCGTTAAGACAGGCAATGAAACTAGGTCAACCTATTCCTCATCTTATGTTGGGGGTTGATATGGTAAAGAGAAAAGTTGTTGATCATGAGGGTAGGCATCGTGCGACAGTTGCCAAAGAGTTGGGTATAGAGAAGGTTCCTGTGTTTATTTATACTGGAAACTACACAAGAACTCCGAGTTGGACTGAAGAGGACCATGATGTTGTTGATAATTTGAAATTTGACCGTGAGGGTTAAAAAGTATAAAAGGTGACGAACATATATTTATAGCGTATGCAATACCGTGATTTTTTTATTGAAAGTTTGAGTGATTCGTATCGTTATAGTGATGGTTTCAAAACTGAGACTATTGATTATGAGGATGAGGATACCGGGGAAGTTTATAAGAAAGATGTATTACAACCGGTTCAGATAATTCGTTTTGTTGGTGGTGATGGTACGCCCTATATATGGTATGCTCGGCAAAATCATTATGACAATACGTTGTGGACTATAGCGTTTGGTATATTTACTGGTATTGATGCACGTGGGTCTAACAAGTTGGACATTAATTTGAGCAACAAGAATGATGCTTTTAGGGTATTATCTACTGTGATTGACATTACCAATGATTTTGTGGATTTTGATGGAGATAATTATGAGGTACAGCGTATGATGTTTACGTCTGAGGGTGATAAGCGTACATCGTTGTATTTGAAGCGAGTTGTTCCACGTATTAGGAATTTCAAAGTTGACAGTGTGGATAAGGTTGGAACTGAGAGTACGGTTATGTTAGTGAGGACCAATTAAAGTTTTGGTTTAGTGTTTATTGATGATTCTCCATACGGTTACTTCTGACCATGGTTTACTGTATCTGGTTTTGATATTTTGTTGGTTTAGGGTATGGGCTATTTGTTTGAGGGTATGGCCTTGGTTGTAGTATTGTACTATGGTGGGTTTGATATTTTTGTAGAAGTCCAGGCATTTTTGTCTATTTGCGACTCTGCCTATTTTTGATACTTCGTTTATGTTGGGACTGCCGAATGTTCTATCTGGGTGTTGTTGTTTCCATTTTTGCATACCGTTTTTGATTAGGGATGACAGCGATATATTTCTTGGTTTGAGACTGTGCACTTTATCGTGGCATGGTTGACATAGAGGTATGGTATTTTTGCCACCTAGGGATTGTGGTACTACGTGGTGGTGTACGATATTGTTTGGTGATTGGCATTCGAAGCAGTTGTGTATATTTTTCATAGTTGATGTGTATGATATATAGGGTACTATGAATATATAAAAATTGTATTGATAAACTATAACAGTATTTATAGTTTATATGGAGGGTGTTATAAGTGATAATGATAATTGTGTAAGTACCGGGGGTGAAAAAGCGTTAGAGAGTGAGGTTGGTGTTGGTGGGTGGTTTGTTGACAATCGTGATCGGGTGATATGGTGTAAGCGTGGTGGGCGAGTTATCAATGTGTGGGATGAGTATGTGGCGATGTTGGGTAGTATACGGGAGTTTTTGTTTGGTGGTGAGTTTTTGAGTAATGAGAAGTATCGGCGTGGCAGTAAGAAGACGTTGGATGTACAGACTGCGGTTAGGAGGTATATACGTGATGTTTATGGTTGTAGTTTTTCACAGACGTATAGTCTTGTGCATGGTGTTAGTGTGAATGTGAATCACAATGTTATATATGATGCGTTGATTGATTATTATGGTATAGATGGTATGGATTGGGGGTATTTGTCTAGGGGTGTGAGGTGTTTTTATACGGACAATGACAAGATACTGGAGTATATTGCGAATGACACGTTGGTTAAGGGAGGAATGTATGATTATTTTATTAAGAACCACGCGTTAAAAGTTGATGGTGTTGGTATTAATACGAGTCGTAGAGATGGTCGTTCACGTAAGGTGATACGGTTGAAGTGGAGAGATGGTGGTAGGACGTGTGATTTATCAGAGTTGGTGGTTAACAAGCGTCATGCGTGGAAACATATGACTAAGGATGAGGATCGTGTTGGCATACGTGATTATGATAGATTTTTGGATGGTAGAGATGAGAGTTTGGTGATGCCAGATCGTTGTCCTGTGTTTGGAAATGTTGTTTTGAATTATACCGGGATTGATTTCAACAATGGAATGAAGAACAAGAAGCGTTGTAGTTTGACGGTGTATGAGGGCAGCAATGAAATTGAGTGGAGTGCGGCTAGTATAGATAGAATTGATAGTAACAAGGGGTATACGTATGACAACATACGGGTTATTAGTGATTTTGCGAATGGGTTAAAGAATTGTTATAGTGAGTATCATTTTGAGCGTGTGTTGGAGTATGTTAGGAGTAACCCGAAGTAGATTTGGTATATGTGTGTGGTGCAATGCCCCTCTATATGGGGTGGGAGGATGTTTGTATGGTGTTTGTTACTTTGTTATTATATTTATGTTGATATGACCGGGAATAATAACAAACAACGTTGTAATGAAATAGGTGTTGGTGATGTTATCAGTATTGCAAGTGGTATTGTGTTGGCTATATTGGCGATACCGGTGGTGGGTGCTGCGTTTTTGAATGTGATTAAAGCGATGATTGGGTACATGATACCAATTGACAAGATCAAGGCGAAGATTGGATACAAGAAGGGTACGATGAGATTTGCCAATGATAAACGTGGTCATTTGGATGTGCAGAGACATCCTGAGGAGTTACCGATTAACAATGTGTTTACTAATTATATATTTCCGTTTGTGGAGTCGATAGTTGAGTATGCTGATCAGATTGCGATTGCGTATATTAATGGTATAATGAGGATATTGAAGAAGGTACCTAAATTAAAGAACAAAAGTGATAGTGATTTGAAGCATATAGCGTTGACTTTGTATTATACGTTGACTGTGGGGTTGATAATGAAGTTGGTGAAGTTATTGATGTTAAAGAAAGGATTGGTGGGTGATACTGCTGCGTATAAGAGTATACGTGATATAATCACCAATGGTTTGAAGTTTGGCAGTTATGATTTGGATTTTGATGATATGGAAAGAGAGAGCAACATTATGTTTTCTCACAAGTCACTTGCGCCTATTGTGAAGGAGTTGACTGATAGAGTTGGTAGTATGTTACATATATTTGAGGATCAAAGTGTGAGTTACCGTGATTTTTATGATGATTCAAAGTGATTTGTATATATGATTTAAGAACCCCGTTCATTTTGAAGTGGACGGGGTTTTTTGTTGACATTTATGGTGTGGGTGGTAAGTTTAGATATGATACGTACATCAAGTGTTATAAAGGATGGTGCATTGGTTAAGAGTCATACTGATTATCCGGTGACCAATAAAACGTGGAAGTTGATGGAAATTGAGTTATCTGTGTATTTGGACAGTTTAAATTTAACGGATCCAACGAATAGTATATTTGAAAATTATAATGATATTTGGAATTGGTATTTAAGGTCACCAAATCGTAATGAGTCAAATTTGGATCCGTGGAATCGATTTTTTGTATTTTATCCGCCTGAAAAGATACCTTCTCAAGCTGCTTTGTATAAGTATCAAATTCTTACCCACGACAATTTTGCTGTGTATGTCATTGTGACTACTGTAAATGGTGAGCGGGTATACTGTGTAGATATAATATTGTGATAAGTTATATTTTATGTTATTGGTTATGTATTTATTTAATATATGACCAAAAACGAATTAAAACAGTTGATCCGTGAGATAATTGAACAACAGATTAGTGAAGGTGGCGTATCAAGATTCTTTCCCGGTAAAGATTTCAGTGGAATACCGGGCGGAGAACATCCTGATGCTGTGGATGCTGGTGATGAACGATTGCATCCTAGAGTAATACCACCAGAGGCATTGCGGTCAGATGAAATTACACCAGAGTATTTGAAAAACCCTAAATTTTTCAAGTTATTGGCATTAAAAGGTGGCTTAACTGACAAAGAAAGGGATGTTATTAATTTTCGATATGGCAGTCTAACAACTGAGTTTGATTCTCTTGCGAATACTGCTATTGCAATGTCCCGTAAGTATAAGAAGAAGTTTACTAAAGAACATATCATTCAGCTTCAGGCTAGGGCGATACATAAGTTAAGAGTTGGGTTATCCAAGTTGAACAGTGCTGAAAGGGCGGAGTTTGAGTTTGGAGCTGAGAACTGACATGTAATGTTTATGAAATACCGCAATTTTTAATTTGGGTATTGGAAACTTAGATATTGTGAGTGTTTGATTTGGTATACTTATATGGATATGACACAAGATATTATACCGTTGACAGAGGAGTTGTATTTTCAAAACGACACCGCAACGTTGTTTCACAGAACGAGACTTGAATTAGATAAAATATCTCAAATTTTAAACAGTGGGTGGTCTGATAGTGGTAGTGGATTGTATGGTCGAGGTATTTATACAACATACAAGATAGACCAACAGTTTACCGGTAAAATGTCCGGTTATGGTGATCGACTATTGAAATTTAAACGCACTACACTTAAAAATATTATTTTCTTTTCTGAGAAATTGGCTAAAAAAGTACATCCAGATGGTCCATCTCTCAAAGATCAGTTTAACAAGATTTATCCAAAACACAGAATTACCGATGCGGAGTTTGAAGACTATCAAAAACAGGTTGAGTCAAGTGTATATTCAGCGGATGTTGCAAAAAGAGTATATGATGATCATCCTGACATAGCTATGCATGTGCCAGGAATTGAATATTTTGGAAGACAAGATGGTCCATGTATGTTGATATATCCTCCTGCCAAAGATACGATTTTATTGGCTGCAGCGAATGTTTCTGGTACAGAAAAAATTGATTTTGATGATATCCCATGGATAAGTGTTGGTGGTGCCCGTCAAGTGAGTCAAAAAGCATTTGATAGTGGTTTGTATGGAGTTCCAAAACATGTATTGCAATTAAATTTAAAGAAATTAGACAAGTCATCATTTCAAATTTTTAAAAGAATAACAAGCAAAGAAAAGTGGTCTTTGGAGGACATGAAAAGTTTAGTTCAAACTCTAAATCCTACATTCGCATTTAATATCATAAGTAATAATGAACACAAGTTTCCCAATCCATATGATATTGACTATACACTTTTGATAGAAATGATTGCTATAAATCAGAACAGTAAATTGCTTACTAAAATTATTAAACACGTGGTTGATAGCAAACTATTGGACGAAAGACAAAAAAATATATTTGTTAGTCGATTACATCATCATGCGATCAATATTCCACAACTTCCTCCGTTAAATTTAGAGGATATAAATGAACTAATTAATTTAGCAAGTCAATATCCATCTGTTGTTGGGTTTTACAGTTACGCGGTGTTATTATTTACACGTAGTAATGTATTTAATAATGTTTCGGATCATATAAGTACGTTTAATAGATTTGAACAAATTAAACAAGGTGGACTGAATCTTAAGACTACGGTTGCATATAATTCATTCAAGTCACTTTCTAGTGTTTATCTTATACGTTTAATTCAAAACGGTACTATTTTTAATCAAATAATATCACATATACAAAACACGTATAAAAATTATGGCCTATCTATATACTTTAAATTTGTAGACACTCTTTTACAAGATTCGCCTAACATAGAGTTTTTAAAATTAATTGTGTCGATTTTGGACGGTCCAAGTCACGATCAGTTAGATCCATCGTTTTTTGCTGCTTTTGAGTCATCGAAGACGCAATATAGACGATATATTGCGGATTATCTTATCAGTTTTAAGTTTAATCAATTAAAAACCGACAGTCATTTGTTTATAATAAAGACATATGTCGATGACGACGCTGCTGATAATTTACAAAACTATCTGCAAAAACTAGAACCAAAAACTGGAGAGATTTTAAGTTCGGTATTAAAACAAAGTTCCAGTGAATTGATGACCCGGTTTTTAAATTTAAATTCGGAGTTCACAAAATACATCCCCGATATTGATGGATTCGATTTAGCTGATTATTTACGTAAATCTGACGGCGCAACTTTTCAACGAAATGTAAATGGAGTAATTAACGCTTTTTCTACTAAACGTTTACTGTCTTTTTCAGATCTTAGTGGTATTGTTTTTGCAGCAGATTCAAAAAACGAACTTTTTAATATTTTTATCGATAAGGTTTTTCCTGATTTGTACTCAAAAAAATCACTTTTTGAACAGAATGTATTTGACTTGGAAAATGTAATATTTTTGGCAACAGATTCAGTTCAAAGACAATATGAATCGATACCACGTCTGATACAAGAGTTTTATAAGGTTGCTCCTAATGAGTTTACTGTTTATAAAAATGCTGCAGATGGACCTAAATGGTTTTCGGACACGATTGGACTATTGTCAGAAGGACTTGACAGAAACGCAATAATGGTTGGCATTACACTATTGTCTGATCCTATATCACTGTTTCCTCCATCAAAACTTGATCCGAAACTCATTAATTTATTTTTAAATTCCGTCAGTCAACGATCATTAACTTTTGGTTTATTATCACAAATAGTGAATGACGATAACATGTTTATTCCAAAAAAAGAAGATAATGATGAAGTTAATAGTATTTTGATGATACTTTTTTCAAGTCCACTTTCAAATGAAACATTAATTAAAATTAAAAAGTTTAACCCGACTTTTTTTGAAACGATTGATGATAGCAATTTAATAAAAATAACAGGCGATATAGGATCAACACTAAGAAATACGGTAAGACCGGAAGGGACAGATAAACTTAGTTGGGATGGATATTTGATTCAGAACTTAAGGTCTATATTCGACCAATTGAAAAAGAACCCAAATTTATCCAATATCGATACCTTTGTTGCGTTTTATTTAAAAACATTACGAGTGTCATCCAATCCAGAAAAGTTTGTGGAATTTGTAAAATTTCTTGTGGACTGGAAAGGCGCATCTTTAGGTATACGAAACATAAATACAATTGTCGGTTCATTGGATCAAACAGATTACAAAACAAAACGTGAATTACTTTATAATAACAAAGGATTATCTGAAGTAATTTTTACAATTTTAGGTGATCTATTGAGATTCGCTAATGATCCTGTTTTCAAGTTTGTTTATAGATTCTCAGTGAACAAAATGTTTATTCTTTCTAAATATTTGGAGTCCAGAGAAGAATCCGCAGATTCAAATATCGTTAGTGACATGTATGATTATACCCCTGATAATTTAAAGGGAGAGTTTGTAAAGAAAATATACGCTGATAACAAAGTGGTGTTCGACGCAGATTTAACTGGTAAATTACTCGCGTCAACTCAAACACCACAAACAGCTGAACTTTTATTGAATCGCACAGATCTTGATAACTGGAAAGTGTGGCAAATATTAGAACTTTTTAGATATAATGATTCTATTAAATCGACTGGAGTAAAAACATATGTATATAAAAGACTCGCAAAGTATTTTCCAAAGTTTACTGAAGATGACTCTCAAGATTTTATTTTCGGGTTGTATAGCTTTAACTCCTTGCTTTTCTTTTTAGCCAATAAACCTAACATTACAAAGAACTCGATTTACGTTTTATTTAATAAGGCTTTGTCTGACGATATCTCCAAAGATAACGTTTTTAGTCGAACAGAATCAATCGCTAAAGTAATTAACCGATATCACAATCCAATGGTTATGACTTGGTTTATAGAAGCAGCTAATTCATCTGCGGCGAGTTCAGTTTATTATTCTACGTCGTATGATGATTTATATTTGAAGATTTTAGATTTACAAAAAAATAGAATCTCACCATTTACGGTAAGAGAAATGTTAAATGGTATTTCACGTGAAACCAAAGATGTCAATGATAAACTTTTTAAATACGTAATATCGTTTGCAACGTCTTTAATTAAAAATAACGGATCTAATATCAATCCAGATATAATTGAACAGGTTTTAAATTATACGAGCAAACGTTTAACTTCAAAAAATAAGTTTAAAGAAATACTAAATTTGTTTCTGACAGCCACAAAACCAAATCTAAATGACCGTTTGGTTTATTTGTTCATGGACACTTTAAATGCAAGCGCTGATTCCGATCAATCATATGAAGTAGCTAAACAGATAATTAGAAGTGTTGGTCCATCTATAACTACATCAATGATCCACAATATTATTACAAAAGGAATTGATCCCACACATGACATTAAATTTCAAAATAAAGAGTTAGTGACTAAAATCATAAACTTAAAAAACAATAAGTTAACAAGAGATGATATTAAAACATTGGTGTTGGGATCTAATGATCCCAAAGATACTGTTAACAAAGTTAAGGATTATGTGGACAATAATTGGCTTAAACAACTGGCATCAGTGTATCGTATTCCGGTTGATGAAAGTTTAATTAAATATTCAGATTATTACAATATTATGAACGAGGACAAAAAACAAGCATATCAAATGGATTTAAATCAAGCATTCGATGTTTTTGATCAATCCTATAAAAAAGCAACAGGAAAGAGTTGGGATAAACAAAAGTTTATTTCACGTGCTCAATCGTGGACATTCTTTGGCGATGACGCTGGATATGTTGCTGTACGTGAACAACGTGGGGGTATGGTTAAATTAGTAGGTGTTGCTGGCAATCCAAAAAGTGTATTACGTGGGTTTCGTGAAATGACAGCCGAATACGCAGGTAAATCAATATGGGGTGCTGTCAGTTCTGATATAGCAGATATGACAATAAGAATTGATCCGAACTTTAAAAAATTAACTGTGCCATCAGGTATGGTGGGTAAATTAATGTTTAATGCAATTAAAGCAATTATCCCCCCTCAAGTATTCGGAGGCGCTGTAATCAAACAAGTTAATGCTGATGGTACAATTACTTTCGATTATCCGGATGTGGGTGAAACTAACAAAGTATTGCTTGGAAACACAGAATATTTCGATTTTCTTAAGACACAAGTATTGAGTGATCCAAGAATCGCACCATATAAAAACATCATACAGAAATTGTTTTAATTTTACATAATAAATAATATTATGACAAAAGACGAACTTAAAAATTTGATTAGACATCCTGATACAATTAAGAAGGTTACTGATCTATTGAAGAACAGTAAAGTTGACTTTGACTTGTATTTTGTAAATAAACCGGGATTAAGAAAATTTAGTGAACGTGGTAGAGTTACTTATGATTTTATTAAGAACCCATATCCTGATGGATTGGGATTAAGTCCAGATGAAATCAAAATAAACAGCGATAATATTACCGTTTTCTTTGTAAGTAATACCGCAGCGGATAAGGTTCCAATGACTCCTTGGACAATTGTTCATAGAATTGGACATGCATTGAACCGAGTTGATCCATTTCAGGAGTATACCAAGTGGTTAGATAAAGAATTTGATGAATTACTTGCTTTATATGGTAAACAAAAAGTAAGTAGAACCTATGATAATGATTACAAAAAGATAAGAAAATATGAATTAGCTAAGGGTAGATTGTTTGAACTTATAGGAACAATGAACAGTGCTAGAACTGGTAGACTACATCTTAGACCATATGAGTTTTATTATGAGTTGTTTGTACAGTATATGAAAGATGGTGAAATCGAGTTTAATCCGTTAACCCAAAATATATTGGTTGGGTTTGGTCCGTATGGTCGAAAATCTATTGCCAAAACACAAAACTTGGAAGAGGCACAAGACAAGTTGGATATGATTGCTAGAACCATACCTTATTATCTTAATGATGTATTGTATGCTAATGTCGGTGAGAT